GCATGGAAATTAATATTTTCTTCTGCATGGAACGATATGTCTTTTTCACTATAGATATCTATATTACCTTCTTCATCTAATTCTATCCAAGCGTTACCTTTGGCATTCATAATATTAATGTAGCCACCTTCTTCGTGCATTTGTATTTGATGTCCGCTAGACGTTCGTAAACGTATTTCACCACTTTTTTGATCAGCACCATCATCTAACATAAAGCTATGTTGGTTAGGACTTAGCATACCATACGCTAATCCTGGATGAGCTGTAGCATCTCTAAACGGTCCTGCGTTTGATTGTCCTCTTCGAAGGTCTCTGTCTACTCCTTGTTCGCTTAATCTAAGACTAGCAGGATGTTCGGGTCTGTGATGAGTATTCTTATCAGATGTATTAAATCTATTCCGTTCGCCAATTGGCTTAACTAGTCCTTCATGTGTCGCTCCTGATGCTACTCCCGGAAGTGCATGTGTTTTATCATCATGAGGGAGGCATGCCCACCAAACACCTAGATTAGAATCGCCATTAAGAAATGCACAAAGCACTAATACGTTTAAATCTGGAGGAATATGCCATATACCATAAGAATGGTCAGTTTCTTCATATTCAACTGATCCTTTTGCAGGTTTTTCTGATTGATGATTTGATGATCCAGCAAATGGAGGACAGTATCTTACTTTTCTCCAGTTTTGAGATTCATCTTCATTTCCAGCAAATTCTTTAATATAAACTTCAAGGGTTCCCATACCGTATATGTCAATATTATTTTTAATTTTTCCAACAAAAACTCCATCAAGTTTATCTGGTTGATCAAATGGTCCTATCATTATTTCTTTCCCTTGTTTTTTTCTTTAGCTACATTAGCCGGGTCACCAGTTGCAAGATTCAATGCCTTGGCTACCCTTGTTTTAAGAGCGGCCGCTTCTTTTGCTTTTTGTCCCAAGAGATCATCTTTGTTTGCTGACAATTTAGTGGTAAACTTACCACCTGTAAATGTATGTGTTGCTGACCAGATGTGATATACTCCTGTTATTACATCATCATCGTTTAAATCCATTAGGTCTTCGTGATTGTCACGAGATGAAGACGGTACTTGGATATCTAAATAAATTGCGTTGGATACATTGTGTGTTGCTGTCTTTTTAGTTATCTCTATTATTGATTCTTTAATATTACCGTTATGTTCAATATACCACTCTACATTATCTGTTTCAGGCGGACCAACTCCTGCAGGAGCTTGATGTAACCAAAAAGGATCTCCTATAACTTCTAGTTCTATCTTCAATAAATCACCAGTGTTACTTGCTCCTGAATGTAATTGTTTAAAGATTGCCTTAACGTAATAGTCCTTCTCATCATTTTCATTTTGTGTTGTTTTTTCATTTGCTTTTGTATTAGATGGCATAAATTGAGGTGGATACCGATTTATCTCGTCATTTACTAATCCTGCCTCTTTGTCTGTTAACGTTTCTGCAAAAATAAATTCAGTCCTGCCCGGGACTAATGCGGCACTTGGTGCTACCTTGTCATTGACAGAAATAACATTTTTACTTCGTTTAGCAGGAGGAGATGATACTCCAGGAAGTACAGGTAATGGAACCCTCCATAGATTATCTAATTTTAAATCCAAGTTTAGAATCTCTGTATTTTCACCAGTGTATATCCATTTATATGCTTTTCTTATCATTCCGCTTTTAATATAGTCATCAAGTCTTGCACCTACTGAGTCGATGCTGGCGGTTTCCAATAACTCAATTGGAGAAATCAACGGACCTGGATTTACTCTATAACCAACAAATATAGTTATATCAACTGCATCTCTATTCCTCTTTCGATCATATTTGCCAACTTGTGGTACAGCATCAGTAACAATTAATATTGTCTTTTTTAATTTTTCTAAAGATTTTGGTTTTGGATCTACCTTGCCCTGCGGATATGCGTCGTTTGTTAAGAAATTAATAAGAGGTTTTGAATTTCCAAACATCATATGTATGTACGATTGTACTGTTGAACCAGGAGGTATTGAAATAGTTCCGTCGGTCCATACGGCGGTCGCAATCCAGCTTTCATTCTTTTTAATTTTTGATGAACCAAAGTCAAAACCTAAAGATGCGATTGTTGTATCTGTTACAAATGTATATTTGTCAGGAAATTCTATTGTTCCTTCTTTTACTAGATTTTTCTGGTATTTGTTCATTGCACTTTCTAACCGTGAAACTACTCCACCACAATTTTGTTCACTGCCTTTATCATTATCTGCATCAACTTTAACTCCAGTTTCTATTTTTAAATATTGTGATGATTGTGCCGCTCCTACATTATTAACCATTGTTAGATCATAAGACGCTCCTCTAACATCTATTGACATTTTAAGAGTTGTAATAGTAACGTACCATTTAAAATTTAACGGGGAACCATTTCTATCTTTTGCTTGGACTGGTTCATCATTTTCGTGACCTTTAAACGAAATTTCTAACAAATAAATAGCCTCTGCTGTATTGCTATAATTAAACGCCTTAGCTGACTTTGCAATCATCTCAATAAGTTTTCCACCTAAAGGTTCGATTACTTTAGCAGTAAATGTATGGTCTATACTTGAAAGATAATATATGCTGTTGTTCTGACCCGGACTAGCAGTTTTTATCTCTAATGATTCCATAACAACTGATCCAACCCTAGACGAATCTATTATTGTAATTCCATCAGTATGCTTAAAACTTCGTTTTTTGTGGTGTAACCGTTTTTCTCCAACAGGCATCATTGTTAGTGTAATATTATAAGTTACACTCTGATACTTTAATAATGGATTGTCACCTAATTCGCCTTCTAATCTAGTAGGTGGAAAAATAGGTGCATTTGATGAACCAGATTCATCAAATTCCTCAAATTCCTCACTCATTGACTGTTACTAACATAAATTAAACCTTTGATGCATCTTCTAGTACTTCTAGTACTAACCCTGTTTTTAAATCTCTAATAGGATCTACAAGAGCGTTCCTATTAAGCATTACTATAGTCCACCAATACTTGCTATTACCATATAGATCGTAACTTAGTTTGTCTGGTCTGTGTGCTTGTCCAGGTGTTACTACATGTTGGTTTATCTGTGCTTGAGATGATACTAAGTCTTCTGCAGTTTGCGGAATATATCTATCTAAAAAGAAATCTGTAATAGATGTATTACTGTAATGTGATTTTCCTGTAGCCATTAGATGTATCCTTTCCCTAATAATTTACCACTTGCAAAGTCACCTAATGTAAAATCCGAAACCACTTCAATAGGAGTAAATTGTACTAGCAATGATATAGTAATATCAAATAATACAGGAACAGTTTGTACTCCGTCTGCCATCTTTACTGAAATGTAATCAACGTCCTGTGGATAATCATATTGAAACGATGCTACAACTACTGGAGTATTATTGTATAAACCGTATGCATTTAATCTTCCAATTGGGGGAGGTGTTCCACGACGTGGTTCCTTCTCTCCTCTACCATAATACATCATTGTAGCTGTTCTTAGTAAATGTATTGCATTTAATGTCTTGCGTCCTTCTTCTTCTGTTCTACTAACAAAAGGCCCACTAATTCCAATAGTAGGAACTTTTCTACTGCCAAATGCACTTGGCTGATAGTTTGTATGTTGTAACTCAAATTGGCTGTATTGCACTTCAATCGACTGAGTTATTCTAGGTGTATATTCAAATTCTAACTCATGTGTCGAGAATGCCTTAGCATCAACTCTCAGTTCTTTTAATGCTTTAAATGATAATTTTACTTTGTCAGCTACTTGCGCCATGTTATCCTAGTTTCCTAATAAAAATAGAAAGTATCTTACTTCTAGTTACATCATCAGTCTTTGGATACATATCTTTTACAATTTGTATCTTTCCTTCTTCATTTGCAGTTGCAAATCTATTTCTAATTTCAGATGCACTCCCGGCTGTTTCACCAGCTATTTGGAATTTGTAATCGTTTACCTGAACAACATATCCATGTCCAGGACGACCGGTTGCATCTCCTTTATCACTTATAAAAGGTTTCAATTTTCCTTCAATATATTTCTGAAAATATGCAGGGGAACCACTTTTTAATGGTGCAAATGAAAATCTAGGATCACTTTGCATATCCTTTGCTCCGATACCAAAAACCAATACATCAGTATTTGGATCAAGACCAAGTTTTTGAGGAAGCACTACAGGAGAATAAGGTACCTTTTCTTCTACTATATGGTCAGGGCTAATACCAGTTGCTTGCATCATCACTTTTTTCTCATCAAACGAGAACGGGCTCTTATTCGGCTCTACTTTACCGCTAGAAGCAATATAAGTATTGTTAATGCCAAACTTAGATGCTAATTCTTTATATGCCATGGAATGTCCATAATGGAACGGATGAAACCTTCCGGCATAGATAGCAATGATACGAGGTTGTAGATCACTTATTTTCATTTAATATATCTCCAACTATATTTACCGTTTCTATAAAGTGGGTAGATAACCGCTTGACATTAAATGAATACTATGTTATAATATGTAAAATAAGGATATGATTATATGACAACAAATACTAAAAACGTTTATTTAAAGAACAAAGATTTACTTGCTCAGATTCATAAGAGTAAGCTGACATTTTGCTGGAAAGCAGATAAGTCGTATGGCGATGTTGATATTATTTTACATGACCTAAAACATTTTCATAACCGTAAAACAAATGCATTTCCAGAAGGAGTGTTAAATCTTGCAAAGACCGCAAGAGCTAAACGATATCAAGAACAGGCTCATAAAGAGGCTCTAAAAGTATGGGAAGAAGAAGGTAAAAAGCCTAGCAAAAAACCAAAACTTGCCGAATTTGAAGTAGCTATTAAAACTATCCCAACAGAAGATTTAACGGTTAGGCTCATGACATGGGATCATATTCCACTAGATCCTGGTCGTAAAAACAATCCTAAGATACCAGCAGACTATCGAAAGAAAGTTAATTTTCCTCCCTTCAAACACTTTGTACAAAAGAATAAAGTATGGGAAGAAGTGGCTCGTAGTCATTGGAAGGGTAATCTAGAAACTGGAGAGTTTAGTGTGGGCCATGGCAAACTTACTAACCATTTAGGAGCAATGTTCTTAAAATTGTGTGAACGGTATAGCCTAAGAAGTAATTGGCGTGGTTATAGTTATATTGACGAAATGCGTGGGCATGCACTAATACAGTTGACACAAATTGCATTACAGTTTGATGAAAATAAAAGTTCAAATCCTTTTGCATACTATACTGCCGCAGTTACAAATAGCTTTACAAGAGTGTTAAATGTTGAAAAGCGTCAACGAGATATTAGAGACGACTTACTACAAGAAGCTGGTCAAATGCCTAGTTGGACTAGACAAGCAGAACATATTGAAAAAACTAAAGCAGAAACTGAACGCCAGAAGGCTTTAAAAATTGAAGAAGAAAAGGCTAAAGAGGTCCCAGTAGTTGAACCACTTTCAGAAATGATTGGACACAACAATCCACCAACAGAATTTCAATAGGAGAACAGAATGACTAATCCTTTTACGGATCAAGAACGATTTATGACAGCAAGTGATCAAACTACTGCTGGGTACAACAAGGACCAATATAATTTGTATATTAGCCTAATTGAAGAAGAAGTCGGCGAGCTTGCAGATGCAATTAAGGATCATGATAACGTAGAGCAGTTAGACGCTTTAATTGATATTCTTGTAGTTACAATTGGTGCTATACATTCATTTGGTGCTGATGGTGAAGGCGCCTGGAAAGAAGTTATGGATACTAATTTTGCAAAGATTGATCCGGTAACCGGTAAGGTTACTAAAAGAGAAGATGGAAAAATCCTAAAGCCAAGCGATTGGAAAGGGCCAGAATTAAATCAGTATTTGGAGAAGAAGTAGTATGACCAATTTATATAAGAAAATAACATTTCTAGAAACAAAGCATCAGACTCTTAAAGAAAGAGTTATTAAGGAAACAGGTGAACATATTAAACATCTTAAAAAAGAAAAACTTTTTATAAAAGATAAGTTAGAAAAGACTAGACTTCAAGCAAATAGTGTGTTATAATATAGGATGACACAACCTTTTAAAAAAGCGGCATGCTTTACTGACATTCATTTTGGACTACGAAATAATAGTAGAGCCCACAATGACGACTGTACAAACTTCATTCATTGGTTTGTAGAACAGGCCCATAAAGAGGGGTGCGAAACTTGTATATTCCTTGGTGATTGGCATAATAGTCGCAGTAATATTAATGTCAGTACTCTTAACTATACAACAACAAATTTAGAATATCTTAGCAATAGCTTTGAAAAAGTTTATGCTATTATGGGTAATCATGATTTAGCTTATAGAGAAAAACGAGAAATTAACTCTTTACCTTTTGGTGATTATTTGCCTAATTTACAAATTATTAACGATATCACTACAATAGGTGACATGACTATTGTTCCTTGGTTAGTAGGAGAAGAATGGACCGATATGAGAAATATCGAGTCTCGTTACATATTTGGCCACTTTGAACTGCCTCGTTTTAAGATGAATGCAATGGTAGAGATGCCGGACCACGGCGGACTAAACGAAGGACATTTTCCTAATCAGGAACTAGTGTTTAGCGGTCACTTCCATAAACGTCAACGCAGAGGCAATATTGTTTATATGGGTAATGCATTTCCTCATAACTTTGCCGACGCTGGTGATGATGAAAGGGGCATGATGATACTGCCGTATGGTAAGGATTACGAATTTAGGACCTGGCCTGACGCTCCTAAATTTAGAACTATGTCACTAACACATGCTATTGATAATCATGAACATTTGTTTGATCATACAACATTTGCTCGTGTTACTATTGATGTAGACATTAGCTTTGAAGAGGCTTCTTACATCAAGGAAAAATGGTATGAGGAATACGGAATGCGTGAATTGTCTCTTATTCCAAATGCTAAGGAAGAACATTCTAAAGAATGGGAAGGTGGAGAGATTACGTTTGAAAGTGTTGATGCTATTGTTTTAAATCAGATTCAGTCAATTGATTCTGCCCAGATAGATAAACGTCTGTTAACTGAAATTTATCAAGGATTGAATAAATGATTGTTTTTAAAAACATTACCATTAGAAATTTTATGAGTGTTGGAAATGTTACCCAAGCATTAAATCTAAATGCAGACGGACTTACACTTGTGTTAGGAAATAATTTAGATTTAGGCGGTGATGGTGCTCGTAATGGTGTTGGTAAAACAACTATTGTTAATGCATTGTCTTTTGCATTGTATGGTGATGCATTAACTACAATCCGCAAACACAATTTAATTAACAAGACTAATGGCAAGAATATGCTTGTTACATTAGAATTTGAAAAGAACGGCGAAAAGTTTAAAATTGAACGTGGTCGCAGTCCTAATGTATTACATTTTTATATTAATAATAATCAAGTAGGCGAGCCAACAGATGAAGGTCAAGGCGAAAACAGAGTCACACAAAAAGAAATAGATAGACTTATTGGTATGGGTAAAGAAATGTTCAAACACCTTGTTGCGTTGAACACTTATACACAACCTTTTTTAGCATTGCGAGCTAATGATCAAAGAGAAATTATTGAGGAACTATTAGGAATTACTCAGCTTAGTGAAAAAGCAGATATTCTTAAAGAAAATATTCGTAATACTAAAGAACTAGTTAAAGATGAAGAATCAAGGCATCGTGCATTAGAAGAAAGTAATTCTAGGGTAAAGCAAACTATTGATGATTTAAAAAGACGTAGCAGGACCTGGGCAAAGAAAAAAGACGAAGACTTGACTAATATATTGGCAGGTGTTACTGAACTAGAAGCTACTGATATTAATGCTGAACTTGAATCACATCGTGCTTTAGATGCTTTTAAAGAAAACGAAAATCTTTTAAAATTAGCTAACAAAGAATTAGCCAATAGACAAAGTAATATTAATAAATTAAAAGAATCTTTTAAAATTTCTGAATCCAATTTAGTAGTGTTACAGGATCACAAGTGTCATACATGTGGTCAAGAATTGCATGACGATAAACAAGAAATTTTAATAACTAATGCTAATAATTTATTAGATCAAATTAAAACAGCATTGCAAGAAGAACACGGATTACTTGCACAAGCAGATATTGCAGTACGAGAAATAGGTGATATGGGCGAACGTCCGCATACAAAATATTCTAGTATTGAAGATGCAATTAAGCACCAGAGTAACCTAGAAAATTTAAAAGGTTCTTTAATTGCAAAGGAAGGAGAGGCAGATCCTTATCAAGAGCAAATTGAAGCACTTGAGACTACTGCCCTTGCAGAAATTTCATGGGATAACATGAATCAGTACACTAGACTGCAAGAACACCAGGAATTTTTGCTCAAATTGTTAACTAATAAGGACTCATTTGTCCGTAAACGCATTATTGAGCAGAATTTAGCATATTTGAATCACAGACTAGGGTATTACTTAGATAAGTTACAACTACCACATGAAGTGATTTTTAAAAGTGACTTAGAGGTCGACATTACTCAATTAGGACAATCGTTTGATTTTGATAATTTGAGTAGAGGAGAACGTAATAGGTTAATCCTAGCACTAAGTTGGAGTTTTAGAGACGTATACGAAAGTTTTACAGAGCCTATGAATTTGTTGTTTATTGATGAATTAGTAGACTCAGGCATGGACCAAGTTGGTATCGAATTATCAATGGCAGTCTTAAAGAAAATGGGCCGTGAAATGAATCGTAACGTATTCCTAATTAGCCATCGAGACGAACTCGCTGGCCGCGTTAATAACGTGTTAATGGTGGTTAAGCAAAATGGTTTTACTATGCTTGATCACTCAACAGAAATTGTACTTTAAGGAGATATAATATGACTACCGAAAATAAAGATCCAAGAGATTCAGCCAACCATCTAGCTATGATGGAACAGATGGATGTATATATTGCAGAAAACAGAAAGTTTGTAGAAAAAGGTGTTAAGGCTAGTGCAACACGAGCTCGTAAGGCTCTTCAAGCGATTGCAGTAGCTCTTAAAGAAAGACGTAAAGAGATTACAGAAGAAAAAAACGCTCTTTAAATGCCAAGTAAAAGTAAAACAAAAGGGTCTGGGTTTGAGAGAGAGGTTGCAACACACCTCTCTCTAATCTACAATGAGAGTTTTGTACGAGTTCCTAACTCGGGAGCGTTTGTTGGAGGCATGAATAATGTCCGCAAAAGTTTTCTAAGTGAAGAACAGATTAGAGGCTTTAAAGGAGATATCATTCCCGGACCTAGTTTTCCTTTATTGGTTTTTGAATGTAAATTTTACGCAGATTTCCCTTTTCATCAGTTACTTCAAAATACGGATGTTCTGATACTAGATGATTGGATAAATCAAACTATAGACTGCATGGATGAAGGCGACTTAGGATTACTATGCATGAAATTTAATAGAAAGGGTCGCTATGTTGCATACGAAGACAAGTTTAAATTTAATACAACACGATCTATAAACTACAAAAATTGGCTCATAACAGAATACGATTCCTTTTGGGAATATAATTTTGAACAAGTAAAAACATACTCACAGCTCACAGAGACAACCTCTTAAACACATTGGCAAGTTATCTACTGATAGGTAAGTGCAAGCCGGTTATATTGCACCCATAAAACCTGGACTAATAGAGTCGCAGGGGACGGAATTTCTGAGCAGTAGCAGAGACATATCACCACTATCCTTTACAGGACGTAAGTCAAACGGTATGAAACTGGCTTGGTGTATGTATATTATTACTAAAATGAGTGGGCTCTGGTGAACTATTACAACCCACATAATAATAGAATTGGTTTGGTTCGGTTCTATTGTTTGCGTTATTACAGTCGAGAGTAAAAGGGTACAGCGTAACCGCCCTAACATAATATGTTTCTTTAACCAAAGTGTGGTACGAGTCTGGGTCAAGACAAACCATTTACCTTAGCCCCCAAACGGGGCTAAGTGTGGATACTCATCCAGCTCAAGCTATAATTATTATTCATGTATATAAAAAAAATTACAGTATCTTAACAATACCATTAATTATCTTTCGAAAGATGTATGTGAGTGAGTTAGTGCATTGCACTACGATACTCAAGGACGAAGTATTCGTCCTATAAGCGATACTTAACTATGTTAATGAACTACTCTGATAAGAACTTAATTAAATCTACTGAGTTTAATTGCTTTAAACGTTCCCATCTCCTAGATATTGGCATTGTGTTAGGATAGTCTTCATCTTCTAATGGATTATCAACTGAAATAATGTTATCATCTAAACTTATCCATCCAGGGGTTATTACTTCACACATAATCCCACATAGATGTCTTTGCCATACTAAATTTTGCATTAATTCCTTAAACAAAGTATTAGGATTTTTAGGCTCTTTCATTGTGTTAACCATCCCTCTACATAGACTTCGTTGTCCTTTGACTTTTAGTACAGTGGTCCCTATAGTTAATAATGAATTTTGTTTTAATTTCCATAATTGAATACCTGCTGTAGTAACGTTCTCACCAGTAGCTCCGTGCTTTATGTCGTTACCTTGACTGGTCCATCCAAATATAGATTGAAGTTGAGTATAGCTATTAGTCTCAAATAATGATACTTGACAAGTATCTTTTGATATAAAACCACTTGGAGTTTTATCTATAACTGTTTGTGCCCATTTAGTTTTTTTATGATATGGTAGGAAATGTTTAGTAAACAATGGCCTAGCCATTTTATCTCCTCTGACTCCGTACTTAGTAATTTCAATACTAGTAGCATTATGATTTAATAATTCTGAATTGTGTTTAAATTCTGGAGGAGATCCTTTAAATCCTTGTTTGTCCCATTTAGCAATATCGTATGATAATAGTTGTCGACAACCTAGCGAGACTACTTTACCTGTGTTGTTATCTTCTAGCAATGCCTTTTTTACCATACAGTGTATCAATCTTTTCTTTAACAACTTCGGATAGTACTAATCGGTCAGTATACGGCATGTCCCATATTACATTTATAGGATTGTCGCTCCATACACTTAGGTTGCATATATCTTGGATCAGGGCCCTTGAGTCTTGTTCGAAACTTTCAATAAACTTCGTAATCTTAGCATCATCAGTTCCTAGACTCAAGAGCCTGCGGAAAAAAAACTTGTTGGATCAAATAACATGTCTGTCTTGTAATCTTCTTTACAATAATCACATGTTGCTGTAATTTCTCTAATAATTCCAAATTCTTGGAATGATTTTAATTCATCTTCAAGTCTATCGCATGATCCTCTATCTAAATTAGCTAACCAACCTGCAATATGTTTAATGTCTGTAATTTCTTTTGGTTCTTCATCAGTATCCTTACCTGGAATAACTACTTTTAAAATAGCACCAGTAAGTAAATCTTGACTCAAATCTACTAATGAAGCAAAGCCAGCGTTAGCAATATTTGTTTGATCTTCAATTTTTTCGCCCCGTTGTTCACTTGATTGTAAGTTACGCATTGAATCAAATTGCATTTTAAGTAATCTTCCTTGATCCTTTAAATTATAAGGTCTCAAGTGTACTTCTAATCCTGTTGATAAAACCACGGTTCCTAATTTATCTGGAATGGGTCTTAATGTGCTGATTATCTGTCCTAAACTTACATTTATTCGCTGAGCCTTGCCGTCTGCTTCATTACAGTTATGAGAAACGTCCATTGGCATGTCATCTCCGTAACTAGCCATCTTAATAGCAACTAGTATCATATCAACATCTGCAGAAGGTATTTCGTCTACGTTTTCAATGTCAGGTACTGAACTTTTGATAACACCTCTCATTGCTTCGCCGTTAAATAAAGCATCAGGATTCTTTAGACGTAATTCATCTTTAGCAGTCATCGGATATATTGCTAATTCTCCGCTATCAGATAGTGTAAGTTTATCTTTGTAGAACCTACCATTAGAGGGCAAAGTAATATATGTACCCGGTTGTCTAAAATAATCCGATAAAGGATTGGCAGTTTGCCCGGAAAGTGGGTTTTTATTATCCATGTAGTTAATCCTATCAGGTAAATAAGGCTATAGAAGCCTTTTATTTGTAAATATACTTATACCAGGTTATAACGAATCAAAGGTCCAAAACCGCTATGGAAGAAGAATTAAAAGAAGCAATAGATAAGTTAACTGATCAGATTGCCAAGCTCGGTCGTGATATTGGTAATAAAGGATCATCTACAGGTGGTAATAGAACAAAGTCAGCTAACAAAGCTTCAGGAGCCAGCGATGATGTTGCTAAAAAACTTAATTCACTTGGTGCTACAGCAAAAGGTACTAGTAAAAGCCTAGGAGATATGACTGGAGCCAATGCTAAACTTATAACTTCATCAACTAAATTGAATTGGCAACAAAAAGCAACTCAAAACAGATTAAAGTCATTTGGTGCCGGTTTAGCAGACGCTGGTAAATCTGGACAAGACTCATTAAAGCAATTATCAGGTGCATTAATAAACGGAAGTTCAACGTTTACTAAAGTTCTAGGTAAATTTGCATTAGGTTTAGGATTTGCCTGGGGAACATTAGAAAACTTTGCAGAAGCCGCTAGAAGTGCAAGCGGAGCATTAAACTTAGGTGCAGTAAGTGTTGGCTTAATGCAAACACAATCAATGATGTCTGGACTTGGTAAAGAGTTTGCAACTGTTATTAATGAAAGTGGTGGTGGTTTTAAGTTATTAGGAGCAACTACAGAAGACGCAGTTAAAAACTTATCTCAAATGTCGAGAGCAGTTAGAAACGGTTCTTCTATGATGGGCAACCTTACAAAAGCACATGGAGTTTCTGCAAAGTCAGTTAACGAAACAGCTAAGTTAACAGCACAATTAGGACTTACTGAAAAACAGAGTGCTAGTTTAATGGCCGCCGGACTAGATGTTGCAAGAAGGGCAGGAGTAGATCAAGATAAAGCAATGCAAGTAGCAATTAAGAGTTATGCTACTACCGCAAAGACAGCTAGAGGATTAAGTGATCAGTTTGGTGTTAGTGCTCATGCAATTATGCAAGCATCTATGGCTTTCCAAAAGTCTATTGCAGGACAAAGAGCCGCAAACTTAGGAGTAGGTTCTGATGCTACTGAAATTCAAGGCGTTATGGGACAATTACTTGGCAATCTAAGTCAAGATCAAAGAGATAGAGCATCAGCCGCAATGGCCGCAGGACAAACAGGTCAAGCGGTTGCTATTGCAACAGAAGGAAAGACTGGTGCTGAAGCCGCCGCAATCGCTTCAGCGATTGCAATGATGGATACAGGTCAAAAAACTAAAGGTGACGGTACATTATTAGACGCAATGAAAAGCATGGAAAGCGCCTCAATGAATACATGGGCATCTAATGAAAACTTTGTTGATACTAATATGAATGCCGCGGCCGGAATTGGATTAGCATTTAAACGCCTAAGCGATACTACAAATAAATCTGATAAAGATGCTGAGGCTAATTCTAAAAAAGGAAAAACCACAGAAGCAGGTAATATTGAATCTTTAACAAACATGAAAACATCAGTTGATTTTGCTAAAGGAGCGTTCTGGGGATTAGTTGCAGGTGGAGTTGGATTATTAGGTACCTTTATGTCGTTGGCGGCCGCAGGTAGTGCCGCCGCACTATCAATAGGCGGTAGTGGAGGTATGCTTAAAGGATTATTTGGTAGCGTTAAAGACGGCTTTAGCAAAATGACTTCTGGTGCAATAGGCGGAGGATTAAAAGGTGCAAAAAGTGTAGTAGGAGGAGTTGCAAGTAAACCTGGTTTATTAGGTAAGGCAGGAGGATTTGTAAAAGGAATGATGGGTGGTGGAGGTACTACACCTGAAATGCCTAGTACTTCTGGTTTAACTAAAAGTACTGCCGCATTAGGGAAATTTGGAGAAAAAACTAAAAGCGTAGGATCTATGATTAAAGATACTATGGGAGGAATAGGATCAGGGCTTTCTAAGCTCTTTAAAGGAATTGGCGAAGGTATGACATCGTTTGGCAAAGGGATTGCAGGTCTTGCTAAAGGAATAGGTAGTGCAATGACATCAATTGGAGCTGGCGCCGCTAAACTTGGAAGTGGATTAGGTAAAGGAATTGGAAAACTAGTTCAGTATTCATTAGAAGGAATAGGCAAAGGATTATCCGCAGTATCAAATCCAAAATATTTTATCGGAGCCGCAGTATTAGCCGCAGTTGGTGGAGCAATGTGGATTGCTGGTAAAGCATTCCAGCAATTTTCAAACATTAATTGGGGCGGAGTTATTGCAGGAGGTATTGCTTTAGGAGTAGTTACTGCTGGAGCCGCACTTATTGGAGCTTCAGGTATGATTGCACCTATTATGTTAGGTGCATTAGCAATAGGTGTACTTGGAGCCGCATTAATTCCGTTTGCTTTTGCCGCAGGATTAGCAGGAGAAGCAATGATAGATTTAGGTTATGGGTTGCAAATGATAGGTACAGTCCCTATTGGAACATTACTTGCATTAGGCCCTGCATTAGCATTAATGGGAGTAGGACTTGCCGCACTAGCAGGAGGCGGAGCACTTAGTAGCTTTATGGGAATGTTCCAGTCCGAAGGACCAATTGATAAGATAGTTAAAATTGCTGGAGCCGCAAAAGGTGTCCAGTTAATGGCTACTTCGGTTGCTAGATTTGGTAGAAACTTAATGATTTTTAATAAAGGATTAGAAGGAGTATCTGAAACAGCATTAGATAAGTTAGATTCCTTTATTGATATGACAAGTAACATATCCTCAGATGCAGTTAATGGAATTGGAGATTTAGCAATATCTATGATGATGTTATCAACATCATTAAACAATACAGATTTTAATAAATTAAACTTACCGTTAGACTTGGCAGATAGATATCATGATTTAGCCGCAGGTATATTAGTAACTGCATCAGCATTAGATCAATTACCAAAACCTAGTATGTGGGATACTATTATTGCAGGTGTAGGTAGCTTATTTGCTAAAGATCCTGAACAACCAAAAGCATTAAGTTCTGCAACAGTGTCAGAATCAATACAGCTGGAAAAAGAGGAAACCACTACATATGCAGACGGACGTACAGAGACTACTAAAGAAACGCTTACAGTACTTCAAAGCATTGAAGGACATATAAGCCGTGCTGAAAAGAATACAAGACCACAAACATTAATTGGTTCACCAAGAGTTAGTGGGTAATAAAAGAGATACGTTTTGGTAATTAACTATTAATATAAAAAGGTAAGTAAGAGTATGGCATCATGGAAAAAACACTTTAAGATATGGGATCCCCAGAACGAGCAGACTAACAATGGTCCGAGACAGTCTGGAGGAAGCTCATCAAAATTTGCAAGCTGGCTTCAAGACGTATACACAGGGCAACCTAACAGAGTAGAACGTTACAGTCAATATGATCAAATGGATCAAGACTCAGAAGTTAATGCGGCATTAGATACTGTTACAGAATTTTGCACTCAAGAAGATCCTATAACAAATCTTCCTTTTGCAATTAGATGGTCTTCGGATCCAACACCAAGTGAAAGTAAAGTTATTAACGAAACACTTAAAAAATGGTGTGCTATTAATGATTGGGATTCAAAATTATTTAGAACTTTTCGTAGTTCAATTAAATTTGGTGATCACTTTTTCTTACGTGATCCGGAAACATTTGAATTATATTGGGTAAACCCAGGTGACGTTAAAAGAGCAGTAATTAACGAAGCAGAAGGTCGTAAAGTTGAACAGTATGTTATTAGTAACTTGCACCCTAACTTAGGAGCAAAAGTAGCAACTAAGCCAATTGAAAGTGTGCAGTCTATGGCTAATGCTGTACAAGCAGGTCCAAACAATCAATATAGTGTTTCTAATAGTGCTTATAAGAGCGGACAAACCGGAACTGAAGTCACAGTTGATGCAAAAGATATTATTCATATTAGTTTAAGTGAAGGATTAGATGCTAACTGGCCTTTTGGTGCTAGTATACTTGATAGTGTATTTAAAATTTACAAACAAAAAGAATTACTCGAAGATGCAATTATTATCTATCGTGTACAACGTGCTCCGGAGCGTAGAGTATTTTACATTGATACAGGCAACTTGCCTAGTCACCAAGCAATGGGATTCTTGGAAAGAGTTAAAAACGAAATTCATCAAAGACGTATTCCAACTAGATCAGGTGGCGGCACAGCACTAGATGCAAGTTACAATCCATTAAGTATCATGGAAGACTTTTTCTTTGCTCAATCAGCTGATGGTAGAGGAAGTAAAGTTGAAGTATTACCAGGCGGAACTAACTTAGGCGAGATAGATGATTTAAGATTCTTCTCTAATAAATTATTAAGAGGCTTGCGTATCCCAAGCAGTTATATGCCAACTGGTCCTGATGATAGTGCGGCCCCAATGACAGATGGTCGTGTAGGAACGGCGTTAATTCAAGAATATCGTTTTAATAGATATTGTCAAAGATTGCAAGGCTTGATTATGCCTAAGTTAAGCAAAGAATTTAAAACCTTTGTTAAGCATAGAGGAATTAATGTAGATACTTCATCTTTTGACATTGATATGTTAGAGCCTCAAAACTTTAGTGATTATAGACAGATTGAAGTTAATAATGCTAGAGCTAGTGTGTTTACACAATTAGCTGAAGTTCCTTATTTAAGTCATAGATTTAAATTACAGAAGTTCTTAGGACTAACTGAAGCAGAATTGCTTGAAAATGAAAAATATTGGTTAGAAGAAAACAAATCCCCTGTACCAGAGAATCCAGATGAAGATGCTGGATTTGGAGATATTGGTGGCGGCGGAGGCGGAGCAGTAGGTGATGCAGATATGGAATTTGCAGATGATTTAGAAACTGGCGAACCAGCACCAGATGATGGTGCCGAACCTGTGGAACCACCAGCGTAAAGGAATAAATAAAGTTATGAGATTCAATGACTTAACACAAATACAAGATGAGATTGAAGAAGAAGTAGATCCTGAAGTAGCATTTTATTCCGATATGCGACGACATCGTATGACTTTAGAACATGTAAACAGGTTGCGTAAACTTCGTGAGCTAAGAAAGTACGAACAGAAGACAAGACTCGAAGCTATTACAAAAATGTATGCTCGACCTCCAGCAGTATAATTTACTTTAAATAATTTCCTCTCAAAATTTTAAAATTGTGCCAAAAAGTACTGTTTTTACCCCATAACCCGTACTATTTCGTGTGTCATTAGTAAGTACTTATTGGTGAATACCCGCCTTTCGCGATAAGGAGAAAAAGAATATGACAACAGTACTTGAACAGGCACTTGAGCATCTTTTGAATAAAGAAGAAGCAAAAGCAAGTGATCTATTACATGATTACTATGTTGGTATCGGCCGCAAAGTCTATGAAGACATTATGTCGGATGATACTAATTTAGAAGAAGAAATTGCAGATATTGATGCCGCAGTTGATGAAGTTGAAGCAGACTTAACTGAAGAAGGTGATGACGAACTTGACCTTGATTCAGAAATTGACCCAGATATTGATGCTGAAGAAATTGGCGATGAAATGGGTGCTGAAGAAGCTCCTGTATCAGCAGATGCCGCAGACGTTGCAGATGCAATGGTTGATGTAGAATCAGCACTTGCTAACCTTAAAGCAGAATTTGAAGAAATGCTTACAGGTGGTGCAGACGAAGAAATCCCAGGAGATGACATTGTAACAGATGAAATCCCAATGGATGCAGAAGAGATTCCAGCAGAATCCGTACAATTTGAAGATAAAGATGAAAGCATCGACGAAGCTGATTCTGAAGAGAAGATTGACGAAGCGGCTGAACTCAAGTTAGCACAGAAGCCAGATATGGCAGATCATGCAGATAATAAAGCAAGCCCAGTTGCTAAGAAAAACGACATGGGTGGTAAAGTAGTAAACACAGGTAGTGGCGCCGCAGAAGGTGTTGCATCTGGAACAGCTCCAGCTAAAGCTCCAGCTTCACAGGAACTACCACACGGAACTACTGAGCCTTCAATGAGCCAAGTAAAGGGGTAATAAGATGAACTTACAGCCATTAACAGAAAGACTTTCATTTGATCAAGCAGGCTTAATTGTCGAAACGATTGAAGACGGCAATGATGGCGGTAAGAATCTCTACATGAAAGGAATTTTTATTCAAGGTGATAAAGTCAATCATAACGAACGAGTTTATCCCGCAGATGAAATTTCCCGGGCTGTAGAGAGCATTAGTCAACGATTAGGCGATGGTTTTTCAGTATTAGGTGAAGCAGATCACCCAGATGATTTACAGGTTAATATTGACCGAGTAAGTCATATGGTTACAAAAATGTGGATGCAAGGTTCCGATGGATATGGACAATTAAAAATTATTCCAACTCCAATGGGCAACATCATTAAAACATTACTGGAAGCTAAAGTTAAATTAGGAGTTAGTTCAAGAGGATCAGGCAATGTAGGCGCCGGCGGTAAAGTTTCAGAATTTGAAATTGTTACTGTTGACGTTGTAGCACAACCTAGTGCTCCTGATGCTTATCCAACTCCAATTTATGAAAGAGTTATGCAAGATCGAAGACGAGCCGCTCTTATGGATGTAGCCCTAGCGACGACTTACGACAAGTCCGCACAAAAGCACCTTGAAATAGAGGTACTTAGATTCCTTGAGAATCTTAAAAAAGTCTGAGGAGACAAAATTATGAGTAATGAAACTTTTACAGATTTGCTCGGCTCTGTAGTATTATCTGAAGAGGTGCGTGAGAATATCAACGCCGCTTGGGATTCCAAACAGATAGAAACACGTGAAGAAGTTACAGCGGAACTCCGCGAAGAATTCGCTTCACGTTATGAGCATGATAAAGGTCAACTCGTTGAAGCAATGGATAAGTTAATTCAAGATACCATTTCTGGTGCTAGTGACGAGTTTAAGAAGTTACACGAAGACACTCAAACTACTCGTGTAAAATATGCTACAAAGATTAGTGATGATGCACAACTTTTACAAAAGTTTGTTATGGAAACTTTAGCAAAAGAAGTTGCAGAATTAAAGGCAGATCGTGCCTCACAAAAAGTTAGTTTTAAAGGCTTAGAAGAATTTGCATTACGCAAATTAACTAATGAGCTTTCAGAGTTACATGAAGACCATAAAAGATTAGTTGAAGCCAGAGTTAAACTAATTTCAGAAGGTCGTACTGCTATCGAAGAAGCAAGAACACAGTTTATTAAGAAAGCAAGCGAAAAAGTCAATGGCTTAGTAGTTGAATCTTTCAAAACTGAATTGTCCTCGCTTAAAACAGATATCCGTGAAGCAAAAGAAAACAACTTTGGTCGTAAGATCATGGAAGCGTTTGCCGCAGAATTTATGGCAAGCAAATTTGCAGATGGTACAGCAGTAAGTGAACTTACTAATAAGATTACTGAGATGGAAGTTAAATTAGCAGAAGCACATGGTGCTATTGCTGAAAAAGAAAATCTCATTACCGAATCAAGTCGTCGTCAGCGCCTAGCGGAAGACCAGATGACTCGTTCTCGGATTATGCAAGAACTTAATTCTCCTTTGTCTAAAGACAAAAGAGTTATTATGGATGAACTACTTGAGTCTACACCAACAAGTAAACTTAACGAAGCTTTCCAAAAGTACTTGCCATCAGTTCTTAACGAAGAGGTCCGTAGGGACAAGAAAGTTATCGTTGAGGGTCAACAATCACAGAAGACTGTGATTACAGGAAATAAATCAGCACAAGTTGTTGAAGAGATTGCAACAGAAGTTAATTCTACTATTGCAGATCTTCGCAAATTAGCTGGTATTTAAGAAGGAGACATTAAAAATGTCAGAAGCTCTTTTTGAAGCTAAAAATTGGTCCGCAACTAAAGAAGCCCTTACAGAGGGTCTTAACGGACAACGTAAAACTACAATGGAAGTTTGCTTAGAAAATACTAAAAGGTATTTGTCTGAAACAGCTACCACTGGTGCATCAGCATCTGGAAACATAGCAGTACTTAACAAAGTAATTCTACCAGTTATCAGACGTGTTATGCCAACAACCATCGCTAACGAATTAGTCGGTGTTCAGCCTATGCAGGGTCCAGTTTCACAGATCCATACACTTCGTGTACGTTATGCTGAAGCGGTTGCCGCTTCTACAAACGAAGACGGACAAGTTGGTGCAGAAGTTGTTGCTGGTGATGAAGCTCTTAGCCCATTTGCTATTGCTAACCAGTACTCAGGTGATGCCGCTGGTAAAGCAGACGCTACAGCATCTAAAGAAGGAACCGGTGGTAATAAAATGTCCATCCAGATCCTTAAAGAAACTGTAGAAGCTAAGTCTCGTAAGCTATCAGCTCGTTGGACTTTTGAAGCCGCTCAAGACGCACAAGCCATTCATGGTGTTGACGTTGAAGCTGAGATTATGGCCGCTCTTGCACAAGAAATTACTGCTGAAATTGATCAGGAGGTTATCCAATCTCTTACTTCACTTTCTGGTAGTGCTTTCGGTACATACGACCAAGCCTCAGTTAGTGGTACAGCCAACTTCGTTGGTGATGAGCATGCCGCATTAGCAGTTCTTATTAATAGAGCCGCTAACGATATTGCTTCTCGCACAAGACGTGGCGCAGGTAACTACATTGTTGTAAGCCCAACAGCTTTAACAATTCTACAATCTGCTACAACTTCAGCGTTTGCAAGAACAACTGAAGGTACATTTGAAGCACCAACAAATACTAAGTTTGTTGGAACACTTAATAGCTCAGTAAGAGTTTACGTTAACCATTATGCTGGTGACGGCGCTCCTGTACTAATTGGCTATAAAGGCGGAAACGAAATGGATGCTCCAGCATTCTACTGCCCTTACATTCCTCTAATGAGCTCAGGCGTTGTACTTGATCCTAACACATTCGAACCAACGGTCAGCTTTATGACACGTTACGGATATGTTGAGCTTTCAAATACAGCTTCTTCTCTTGGTAACGCGGCTGATTATGTTAATAACATTGCAATCGCAACAGCAGGACTTTCTTTCATCTAAACCTTTTAGGTAATAAGAAAAAATTAAGCATAGCTAGGAAACTAGCTATGCTTTTTTCTTGATAAGTATTTTTATGTTAGCATCAATGACAGACAGATTATCAAGAGCAAAACATTGTCACAACTGTGAATTTTATACTAGATTTACAAAACAATGCAAAAAATGTGGATGCTTAGTTGCTTTAAAGATAAGTTTTTCAGAATCATCATGTCCTATTAACAAATGGAATGCTGTCAGAAATATTACTCAAGAAGATATAGTTAAAAATCAAATTGGTTAAAATCTTACCTATATAAAATTGTCTGTAAACGGTAAATAACACTATAACATAATGGAGATTTTATATGCCTAAATTAAGCAGTTATGACGATACTGGGTTCGATACATCTATCAGTATCAGGAGTAAAAACAAATTATCTACTAGTGATAGTCTAGCACAAGTTGCCGGTGATAATAGAAATGTTGTAATTGATGTTGCCGCAAGCAGAGCCGCAACTGATAATGCCGCCGCAGTTACTACAGCAGGCGGAGCTTCGACAGATATAAAGAATACTAACGAGCACTGGGTTAACAACAAATGGCGCCCTATGATGGGATGGATGTATATGTTTACATGTATATTTGATTTTGTATTAGCACCAATTGGTTGGGCAATTATACAAGCATTAGAAGCATCAACTGGAGGACAGGTAGCAGTACAATGGCAACCATTAACATTACAAGGTGCAGGATTGTACCATGTTGCAATGGGTGCAGTTATTGGAGTAACAGCGTTTGGAAGAACTAAAGAAAAAACACATAATCTCCCATCCAATGGGTCAGCGTTAGGACAACTAAAATAAATGGCAATTAAGACAAATCAAGTAACAGATAAACTATCACCTAGTTCAGGTACACTACGGGTAGGAGCAACTGGAGCAATAGAGATACCAACAGGTAATACTGTTCAACGTCCTGTATCCCCGGCCGCAGGTGCTATAAGATTTGATTCTGATTCGTCTAAGTTAGATGTATTTGACGGTGCAACATGGAATGCCTTAGTTGCGTTATCATATGTTGACAGTACAGCAAGTAATTTACAAACTCAAATTAATAATATTATTTCAAATATTGATCCAGCAACACTAGATTCATTATCAGAAATTGTTACAGCTTTTCAAAGTGGTGATAGTACTTTATTAAGTGCTATTACAGCTAATCAAACATCTCTTACTACTGTACAATCAGGATTAGCACAAGAAATTTCTAATAGACAATTTGCAGATACACTTGCAACCAATGCAAGAGCGGCCGAAGTTACTAATCGTATTGCTGGACATAATGTATTACAAGGAAATATTGATGCAGAAGAAATTGATCGTATAGCACAAGACAATCAGTTAGCAGTAGATATTGCACAAGAAACATCAGATAGACAAACTGCTATTTCAACGTTAGATACTGCAATTACTAACGAAGAAACTGCTCGCATTAGTGCAGATTCGGTTCATGATTCAAACATTACTTTAGTTGATGGAAAGGTTAATACAGAAATTATAGATAGAAGTAATGCTGATATTATATTACAAAATAATATTGATGCAGAAGAAACTGCTCGTATTGCCGCAATTAATTTAGAAGTACTTAACAGAGGTAATGCTGATACTACATTACAAAATAATATTGATGCAGAAGCTCTTACTAGGTTAATGAACGATAATGCATTACAAACATCTCTTGATACAGAAATTTTAGCAAGACAAAATGCTATTTCTAATTTAGCAATAGGTGATTTAACTGATGTTCAAAATACATCTCCAACTGACGGTCAACTATTTGCATATGACGGTACATTATCAAAATATAGACCTCAAACTATTGCCTTAGTACCAATTACTAAAAATTATGTTGGAGACGGAACTACTTTACAGTTTAGTTTAGGTACAGATGTTCCTAGTCCTAATAATCTTGTAGTAGTAGTTGATGGAGTTGCACAGAAGCCTTTATACAGTTATGTTGTTACAAATAGCGATCAGTTAGTATTTGACGAAGCACCCGAAAGTGGAAGTGTTATCGAAGTTAGAATATTATTAGGACACACTACAACTGATAGACCTAGACCTAAAATTTCAAATATTTCGTATTCAGTAACTACTGCTCCAGTCTTTAATCTTATTATATTTAATGTTACTGAGATGGCATATGGCTTTGGAGCAAAGATAGGAAATATCCCTATTGCACACATTGAATATCCATCTGCAAATCAAATGCAATTAAAAACAGCAGAAACATTTACCGGAAATCAATCCATTACGTTAATTGATAATAGCGGAAACGAATTTGTTTTTGAAGATGCGTTTGCAGAACCGGACGGAACTGCAAATCCTTTATGGACAGATGCAACAAAATTTATTGGTACTTTTAGTAGTGGAGACACTATAAATTTTCCAATAGGAGTAAATACTGGGTCAACATTGACCTTGGGAGCAACTTCCCAAAACGAAGCTACTCCGACATGGTTGTCGGCTAGTGGCTTAACTCTTGTAGGAACTGCACCAACATTGAGCAGTCCTTGCAGATACGAGTTTCAGATAATTGCAACTATAGGCCTAACGAGCATATCTCGTAACTATTGGTTAGTTGTAATTTAACAATCATATAAAATTGGAAAATATTTTCCACAAATGTTGGGCCTAAACAAACTTAAACTTAGGCAAATTAAAATAGTACATGAGTACTATTTCAACATAAGGAAATTAAAAACATGCCTTTAATTAAAATACGGTCGAGTTCGTTAATAAACTCAGTTGATCTTCGTGGAACACCTACAGCGGCAACAGCGGCCGCAGGTACAGCTTCTACCCAGATTGCTTCAACCGGTTTCGTTGGTACAGAAATTGATAACTTAGTCAATGCCGCTCCGGCCCTTCTAAATACATTAGATGAGCTAGCCGCGGCTATTGGTGATGATGCCAGTTTTGCTACTACAGTTACTACTTCGTTAGCAGAAAAACTTCCATTAGCTGGTGGTACTATGACTGGGTCTTTGACTCTTTCAGGTACACCAACTGCTGATTTACATTCTGCAACAAAAAAATATGTCGACGACGGCCTATTAGCACAATTAATTACTTCTTCAGATGATGTTCCAGAAGGTTCTTCTAACATTTATTACACTGCTACGTTAGCTAGAGCTGCCATTACTATGACATCTGATAATACATCTGTTTTAGATTATAATACTGCAACTGGTGCAATTACCTACTCTCATCCAACATCTGATGGTATATTAGAAGGTTCTTCTAATCAGTATTATACAGATACAAGAGTTCGACTTGCACTTGATTTAACTTCAGATGATACATCAATATTATCTTACAGTCAGTCTACAGGCGACTTTACTTTTAATAAACAAGATACAGATAAAGTAGATGAAGGCGCAAGTAACCTTTATTTCTCAACACAACGAGCAAGAGATAGCATTTCTGTTTCAGGAGATGGAACTTATAATGCTTCAACTGGCGTGATTAATATTGTTGGTGGAGTTTCAAGCGTTAACGGAGCAACTGGTGTTGTTGTTCTTGATACTGACGATGTTGACGAAGGTGTTTCTAATCAATACTTTACAACTGCAAGAGCAAGATCTTCTATTCTATTAACAAGTTCTGATACTACAGTTCTTTCTTATAATAGCGGAACCGGAGCTTTAACATATACTAAACCAATTACAGATGGTATTACTGAAGGTTCAAGTAATCTTTATCATACAACTGCAAGAGTAAGAGCCGCAGTTAGTGCTTCTGTTATAGGTGATCTACAATATAGCTCAGCCGCAGGTGAATTTAGTTTTGCTTTATCTGATCATGACACTGATGATGTTACTGAAGGTTCAAGTAATCTTTATCATACAACTGCTAGAGCAAGAGCCGCAGTTTCAGCTAGTGGAAGTATAGCGTATGATTCTGGAACAGGTATTATTTCATATACTACACCTGATTCAGATGGTATTACTGAAGGTACAAGTAATCTTTATCATACAACTGCAAGAACAAGATCGTCACTATCTGTGTCACCTGTTAGTGACATGACTTACAATAGTACTTCTGGAGAGTTTAATTATTCTACACCAACTACAGATGGTATTACTGAAGGTTCAACTAGTCTTTACTTCACAGAGGCTCGTGCAAGAGCCGCAATTTCTGCAACTGGTTCATTAAGTTATAATGCTTCAACTGGTGTAGTTAGTTTCACACAAGGTAATACAGATACAGTAAGTGAAGGTTCAAGTAATCTTTATTATACAACTGCAAGAGCAAGATCGGCAATTAGTGTTAGCGGTAGTGCATTATCATATGATAGTACTACTGGTATTATGTCTACTGCCGCATTAGTTGCAACTGTTAACGGATCATCTGGTACTGTTGTTATTGATACTGATGATATTCTTGAGATTCCAGGTGCTACTAATAAGTGGTATACAGATGCTCGTGTAAGAGCCGCAGTTTCTGCAACTGGTTCGTTAAGTTATAATGCTTCAACTGGTGTTATTTCATATACTACACCAACTACAGATGGTGTTACTGAAGGTTCAAATAATCTTTACTTTACTAACGCAAGAGCCCAAGCGGCTATTAGTGCTGGTACTGGTGTAGCTATTGCATCTGGTGCTATTTCAATTGGCCAGGATGTTGGAACAACATCTGATGTTCAGTTTAATGCTGTTACTATTGACGGTGACCTTACAGTTAACGGTACAACAACTACTATTGACACTGCAAATCTTTCAGTTGAAGATGTTAATATTACTGTAGCTTCAGGAGCCGCAGATGCGGCCGCGGCAAACGGTGCAGGTTTAACTGTTGCTGGAGCCGGTGCAACAATTCTTTATGGATCTGCAACGGATGCTTGGACGTTCAACAAAGATATCTTTGTTGGTGCAGTTACGGCATCATCTAAATTTACAGGTAATTTAACTGGTGATGTAACTGGTGATGTAACTGGTACAGTTTCAGATGTTAGTAATCATGACACTGATGATATTGATGAATCTCCGGTTGCTACTAATAAGTACTTTACAGATGCTAGAGCAAGAGCCGCAGTTAGTGTTAGCGGTACTGAACTAGCATATAACAGCTCAACAGGTGTTATAACATATACTCAAGGTAATACTGATGGTGTTGCTGAAGGTACAAATAACCTTTATTATACAACTGCAAGAGTGCATGGTACAATAAGTGCAACAGGTGATTTAACTTATAACACATCTGGTGTATTTGGTTTTGCTTTATCTGATCATGACACTGATGATGTTACTGAAGGGTTATTAAACAAGTACTATACTGATACTCGTGTAAGAGCCGCTGTTAGTAGCACAGGTTGGTTAACAACTTATGACTCTGCAACAGGTGTTTCTACTCAAGCAACTCCGGATACTGATGATGTTTCTGAAGGTGTTAACAAGTACTACACAGATGCTAGAGCAAGAGCCGCAGTTAGTGCAGACTCAAGTACAGATTTAACTTACTCTTCTGCAACTGGAGTGTTTAGTTATTCTACACCTGACTCAGATGGTATTACTGAAGGTACAAGCAATCTTTACTTTACTAACACTAGAGCAAGAGCCGCAGTTTCAGTTAGTGGTGATTTAACTTACTCTTCTGGAACTGGTATTATTGGTTTTGCTTTAGCAAACCATGATACTGATGATGTTTCTGAAGGTGCATCAAACCAGTACTATACTAATGCAAGAGTACATAGTACAATATCTTTAACATCTGATAACCAGGATATTATGTCATATGATAACGCAGGCGGATTTACGTTTGCAATTGGACAAATGGATACTGATGATGTTACTGAAGGTGCTACTAATCAGTACTTTACAACTTCAAGAGCAAGATCGGCAATTTCAGCTGGTTCTAATATTAGCTATGACTCTGCAACAGGTGTTATTTCATCAACAGCGGGTGTAACTAGTGTCAATGGAGCAACAGGTGTTGTTGTTATTGGTACTGATGAAGTAGATGAAGGTTCAAGTAATCTTTACCATACTTCTGCTAGAGTACATCAGGCTATTACATTAGTATCTGATGATTCATCAATCCTTGCTTATGCTTCTGGAACAGGAACACTTACATATAATACTCCTGATACAGATGCTATAGCAGAAGGTGCAGTAAACGAGTACTATACAAATGCAAGAGCAGATGCTCGGATTGCCTTAGCAAGTATTGCAGATATGTCAGACGTCAGTACTACTGGTGTTCAAGACGGATATGCTCTAGTATGGGACGCAGTAGGAGCAGAGTTCGTAACTAACGATCTTTCAACTACATCAACCCATTCTAACTTTACTGCTAATGGTACAGATACTAGCTTTACATTAACAGGAATCGAAGTAGCATCAATTGATAATACTACAGTTTTTGTTAACGGTATCTTCCAAGCTCCAACATATTCTTACACAATGACTACTGCAAACAGTGAGTCAACTATTGTGTTTGATACTGCCCCTGAAGCTAACGACATTGTTACAGTTCGTTATATTATAGGTGGTACATTGAATACTGATGGATTGCTTAACGAAAACGACACGATTGATGGTGGTACATACTAATCATTAATTAAAATAAAGTATAGAAGTATTGAATAAGGGGCAATTTGCCCCTTATTCTTTCTCTACATTATCAGCACAAAGACATAAATACCTTATGTATAAGTCATTGTCAGATACAGTTAAAAGGATAAAATATGCCATTATTTAGAGGCCAAGTAAAACACATTAGAGGATTAACTGATTACAAAGACAGTGTCCTTGTTGCTTCGTCAACAAATGTTAGTATAGATTCAACAGTATCGTCTATTGACGGAGTATCACTTTCTACAGATGACAGAGTGTTGTTAACTGGACAAACTAATGCTACTCAAAACGGAATTTATGTTAAATCAGTAGACGGAACATTGGCAAGATCATTTGATGCTGATAGTTCTGCTGAAGTTACTTCTGGATTATCAGTTTATGTTGAAGAAGGAACTTCTTTTAGTAAAAGTAATTGGTTATTAACAACTACTGGGACTATTGTTCCAGACGAAACATCGTTATCGTTTACTAAGCAAACGCAAATTGTAGCAGGATTAGAAGATTCATATGGAGATGGTTCAACTTTAATAGGTTTATCAGTACAGTCTAACGGAATAATTTCTGCTGTTACAGAACATGCTTTAGATACAGATAATATTACCGAAGGATCTACTAACAAATTCTATTCAGATACATTAGCAAGACAAGCAATTTCAAAAGACTCTTATCCATCTAATGTAACATATGATAATACAACTGGTGAATGGGCATTTGCTTGGGGCTGGCTTAATGCAGGAACTGGATTAAGTGGATCAGCTTACAATACAATTGGTCACAAGACGTTTAGTATTGATGAAACATATGTACCAACGTTAAGTTCTGGAGTTTCTGTTTTTACAAATGATGCTGGTTATCTAACAGCTAGTTCAACAGACACATTAACTAATAAAACAATTGGTGCGTCAACAATCTCAGGAAACTTAATTCCAGATACAACAGAAACATATGACCTTGGATCAGCAACTTATAGATTTAATGACCTTTACCTAGCAGGTAGCACTATTGATTTAGGCGGTGCTACACTAACAAATGATGGCAGTGATAATCTTGATATTAAAGATAGTTCGGGTAATAGAAAAATAATTAGAGCAAGTGCTATTGAACTAGTTGATAGCACGGGTAAAAAAATAAAAATTGAACGAGATGCTACATCAGGTAAAATGAAATCACGTAAATTTGATTCAAGTGGTAATGCAGAAGCAGATGGAGATGACGTTAACGAAATATCAGAAGACAAAACTCCACAGTTAGGTGGTACATTGGATGCTAATGGAAACTATATTGATATGGGTTCTAATAACATTACAGATACAAAAGTTGGTCAATGGGATACCTCATACGGATGGGGAAATCATGCAAGTTCAAGTTATCTAACAGATTATACTGTTACAGAATCAGATGTTACTGGACATCAATCAGCACTAAGCATAACTGAATCGCAAATTAGTGACTTAGGAACTTACCTTCCAGTTACACTTAGTGAAACATTAGACTCTAAATCTACATATACTGGCACTGAATTAGAAATTAATTTAAATACAGCATCAACAGGTAGTACTGGTAATGTATCAAATACATCAGCATATGCTGTTGCTATATCAGGTGGTAATATTACAACAGATGGTTCTGGAATATTTAATGCGGGTGGAAGTAACTATGGTAATTACGAAGATATTATATTAAGAACAAATGGAACAGGAACTGGTACAGCTGGTTTTGCTAATCCGTCAGGTGCTAATAGTATATTTGGTTTTAGAGGAGATGCTGGCACTAGTGGCTATAGATTCCTTACAACTGCAAGCCTTAATACATCAAGTTATACAAGACTTGGTTTTGACATAATCCAAGGTACTAACACCTCCGGTGGTAACGGTGGTGAAAATACTGATAGTGGTGATGATTTTAAAATCTACTATAGTACTAACAATGGCTCAAGTTACACACTTATGCAAACATATTACGGAAGTCCAAAAGTATATCCCACCTGGACTACTGTAGAACTTACTTTACCAACAAATGCTAAAGCAAGTAGTGTTAAATTTAAATTTGAAAACGTTCATACTGCTAACGGAGATTTTGATCATTGGGCTATTAGTAAAATTAATTTTTCATCAGGTACAACTTTAACACCAAGTTTCAAACTACTCTTTGATGGAGCCAATGTTATAAATCACAGTGGCACAACTGCTGTATTTACAGGTTTTATGAACGGCGATGTCGGAGGTAATGTAACAGGTAATGTTACAGGCAACCAGTCAGGTGGTTCAATTAATGCTACTGGCATAACTAACAGTGGAACTACTTATTTAAATGGTACTTATACATATCTTGGAAATAGCACAAGTGATAGAGTTTATGTAAGAACTGCACTATTTTATTTAAATAATACTCAAATTACATCAACAGGATGGGAAATAAACTTAACCGATGGCTCAGCACCAGGAACTATTGTTAATAATAAAGCTGTAATTTATAGTGGAGCTGGAGTAGTAAATGCAACAACTTTACAAATTGCAGGAACAGATATAACAGCTTCGGCTACTGAACTTAATTATGTAGATGGTGTTACAAGTAATGTTCAAACTCAACTAGATACCAAGGCATCGCTTACTGGCACAGAAACCTTGGATAACAAGAGCATAGACGGCGGTTCTTTCTAAAAATAATTCATATATAACAAACAATTAATTTACCTTTATGTATAAATAACTACGGAAACACATAAGATGAGGGACGAACCTTCATTGTGCTAAAATTACCCGGGAGTATATACTCAAATGGCAAATACCATTATTTTAAAAAGATCCGCCACGGCAAGCAACATTCCAACAACGTCTCAGATCGAATTAGGCGAAGTAGCAATTAATACATATGACGGAAAGATGTACATCAAAAAATCTGTCAGTGGAACTGCTAGTATCGTAGAAGTCGGTCCAGTTATAAGCGTTAATGGATCATCAGGAGCTGTCGTAGTAGGAACAGACGAAGTTACAGAAGGTTCAACAAGCCTTTATTATACAGATACAAGAGCAAGAGCGGCACTTTCCGCTGGAACAGGACTTTCATACAACTCAACAACAGGTGAAATGACTACATCACAAGATGTAAGTACAGCTGGTTCACCGTCATTTGCTGGTTTAACTTTAACTGGTGACGCAACAAGTAGAAATATTTTACCAGTTACTGATAACACATACAGCTTAGGTTCTTCAACTATGGCTTACAAAGATATATTTGTTGGCCCTGGTTCGTTATACATTAACGGTAAGCAAACATTGTCTGATGATTCAGGCGCTATTACAATGTCTACAGATGTTAACCAAGATGTACGTCTTGAAACATCAGGAACAGGTTCAGTAGAACTTACTCCAACTGGTACTGGTACTGTTCAAGTTATGGGTACATTATCACTTCAATCATCTAACAGAATTGTAGATTCTGCAGGTATTAATGTTGAGTTTGGTGATGTCATCCACATGAATAGTAACAAAATTAGTAATCTTGGAGCTCCTACTGTAAGTACAGATGGTGCAACTAAAAACTATGTTGACTCAGAAATTGCCGCACTAGTTGCGTCAGCACCAGGAACACTTGATACATTGAATGAATTAGCCGCGGCACTTGGTGACGACGCTAGTTTCTCAACTACTATCACAAACCTAATTGATGCTAAAGTAGCAACTACAACCTATACTGCCGCAGATGTTTTAACTAAAATTAAAACAGTTGACGGGGTATCATCTGGTTTAGATGCTGACTTATTAGACGCACAACAAGGAGCTTTCTACTTAGATGCAAACAACTTTTCTAATATGCCGGCCGCAGAAACTGCCACTGAAATTTTAACTAAAATTAAAACAGTTGATGGTAGCGGAAGTGGACTAGACGCTGACTTATTAGACGGTCAATCTAGTGCTTTTTATGCACCTGCAAGTACAGTAGCTACTAATACTTCAAAATTAGCTACTATTGAGTCTGGAGCAACAGCAGACCAAACATCTGCAGAAATCTTAACACTTATCAAAACAGTTGATGGTAGCGGAAGTGGACTAGATGCTGACTTATTAGACGGACTATCTAGTGCTCATTACTTAGATGGTAATAATTTCATTAACATGCCGGCAACTGGTGTTACATCTGTTGCAACAAGCAACGGCTTAACTGGTGGAACAATTACTGGAACAGGTACTTTATCCATGTCTGGATCTTATACAGGTACTCTTGCAGTTACTGGTAGTATTACAGCAACAGGCGAAGTAACAGCTTACTTCTCAGATGAGAGACTTAAGAAAGACATCGTTCCAGTGCAAAATGCACTACAAGGCGTTATGGCAATGGGCGGATATAACTACAAAGCAAACGACTTAGCGGCATCACTTGGTGTTGAAAGAGTTGATAACCAAATCGGCCTACTTGCTGGTGAAGTTGAAGCAGTTTTCCCAGAACTAGTTTGTGAATCTGGATTAGCTGGTTATAAAACAATTAGATATGATAAAGTAGTTACAGTTTTAGTTGAAGCAATGAAAGAGCAACAAGCAATGATTGAACAACTACAAGCTGATGTAAAGAAGACTTTACATTGATTTTTAAGAACTAAAGGAGCTCAAAATGGCTAGAGCATTTCCAGCAACAGGTTCCAAAAAATCAATGGGACGAATAAGAAAAGGTTTTTCAGGTTCACTTCCTGCCGCAGGTGCTTATATTCATCTTCGTGCAAATCTTGGTAATTCACTTGGAATTACAACAGGAGCCGTATCTATTAGTTCAACATTTGGTGGCCACTATGCACCACATGATACAACTGACACAGATAATAGATCTTAATTAATTAAGAAGAGGGGGGCATTTATGCTCCTCTCTTTCTGGGTAAAACACCACCACTAAAATCTTATATATACTAGCAGTAATTATAAAGGAGACGTTATGTCAAAATCCGCAGAAGATATTATGGGTGAAATTAGAGGAATACAGTCTGGAATTCCTTTTAGAACAAAATTTGAAAGAGATAATTTTTTATACAACGAAGCCGAAGGGCCTCGTTTAGTATTACTATTATGTCAAGATATTGACCAATTATTTAATCATTATGAAACATCATGTAGATCAGATTGGGAAAAGCAAGCAGTAATAAACGAAATGGTTATTGTTCAAGACAAGATTAACAATCTGTTAGAAGACATTGGAAAAGATAATTTAGTTGAAGCACTTGAAGAAGCAGAGCCTGAATATTGGGCAGAAACTTTATCAAGACGTGCGGCAGTAGAAGCACTATCTAATAAAATGACTTCTGCTAATATGAACGATATGTTAAATCTACCACTTAATGTTTATGAAAATACTATTATTAAAACTCAAACATATCTTAATGTAGTTAATAAAACTACACGTGGAGCTGAAAGAGTTGCAAATAAAAAAGCAGAAATATCACCTGATCAATCATCTGACGATGTTAATGAGGACTAATTGTGTTTGGGAAAAATTTAACTGCTCCAGTAGAAATCACAGATACAAACAAACATATTGCTATCTGTGTTCCAACAAACGGAATGGTTCATTCTGAGTTTGCATTTTTTTTAATTGAAGCATTACGTTATACTGAGAAGCTAGGATATCAAGTTGATATTATCATGGACTTGGGTACAGTACTGAGTAGTCAACGGCAATTTTTAGCTAGACGGTCAATAGATTATTATAAAGCAGATTACGTTATGTGGTTTGACAGTGATATGACGTTTCCTGAAGATGTTATTGTAGATTTAATAAATCACAATAAAGACATAGTATGTGCAACGTATTCAAAAAGAGTTGAACCGTTTCATCCAACTGCATTTGCAGATATAGATCCAGTTGTTCCTGTAGAAATATCAGGATCTATGAAAAAAGTAAAATATGCTGGTATGGGGTGTATGTTAGTAAAGTCTGACGTATACAACCAGATACCAGCACCATGGTTTCCTTTAACTTGGCACGAACTAACAGATAGTTGGCACGGTGAAGACATGGGATTTTGTACAAAAGCTATTGAGGTTGGTTACGATATATGGTGTGATATTAATTTAAGTATTAAGATTGGCCATTTAGGGCAACAAGAGTTTCTACTTTATCGGGAAGACTAGAGAAAAATCCACACCATCTATGTAATTTTTTTAAATTAATCCCAGCACTAATATGATATTCTGGAAGAGATTTATCATTAAGAAAATTTCTCATAATAACTCCATCTATGACTGTACTTTTAATAATCTTGGCTTTAAGAACAGTATCTATACAAATACTTTTTAAAATTGGATGGATCCAATTCTCATCAAAGATTAATTTTCTAGATTCTAAATACCAACGTTCTGTGTAACATACATTCTCTTTATATAACCGATTTAATAATGGGTTGTTTAATTCTTCTTCATTGCATAATGTAAATATCATTTGCTTATGAGGACCATTGTAAAACTCTATTGGTGGCGTATTGTTAATTATTCGTAAATTCATCACTCAATATACTTTTCAATGTCTCTTTAAATGCTCTACTTTTAAACATTTTTCCAGTGTTAAAATGTAAAGGTGTTGGCCAGGATTGTAATGTTACCCAGCAATAACCGGCACTCTCTTCATTTAAAGTAGGAATAAATTCGTCTTCACATAAGACAGCATAACTTACATGTCTAAAATGTCTATTTCTTGTTGTGAATGTATAAATGTGACTAATACCAATAGTACCAGGCACCCCTGGATGACCGAGTTCTTCAACAAGTTCTCGTTTAAGTCCTTCTAAGTCACCTTCTTTGCCTATAAGTTTTCCACCCCATAAGCCCCAACACATACTATGACGTTCTGCTTCGCTTCTTAACTGCATCATTGCCCGTTGTGTCTTTTGACATATAATTAACGCTCCTACTGCTCTCAACATAATACTACCTAGTTAACTATCCTCCAATATCCTTCTGCAAATATTCCTTCTATTGCAACAACCCATTCATTACCATCAAAGTAAAGTTTTTCACCTGAGTTGACATTGGTCGTATACCCTATAGTGTTTACCGCCAAAGCATTGAAGCTGACTACCCATTCACTGCCATTATACTCAACAATATCGTTTTCTTTTGCTTCTAATGTTGTTCCCCACGGAGCTCCGTCAAATGGTATGGTATTTTCTACAAGTAAGTAACGTTGTCCGGTTGCTTCTGCTGGCAAGTTACCTACTCCAGGTTCTGATTTCTGAGGATTAATAATACCGTTAATACTTAGAATAGTATCAATTGGCAATGTATCTTGATTTAATGTAAACGCTATTAAATTTTTATTAGTAGAAACTATACTATCACAGACTAATATAACCTCATCAGCCTCATCAGCAAAAGATGCACTTGGTCCAATCCGTAATCGTATTTCAGTAATACCGGGCTTAAACCCTCCGTGTAAATTAAAGTGATCTTCCCAATCTAATAAATCACTACCTTGATTTTTATCAATATTACTATTATCAGTATTACGAAGCTCAATATTATCTGAATTTACTTTAATATGTCTATTTTCAAATGTAATCCATTGTCGTTGTGAATTGTTATTAAAATTAAGATTTAAACTTTCGAGACCTATGTCACCTTTATCATCAAACACTGATTGTAATATACTATGGATGAGAACTTGCCTTTTAATTTTTGCTGGAGGTGTTAAGTAAATTGGTAAAGAATATATTAAACTAGACACATCAATAATATCATCATTCCCCATTGGAATTTGTCTTGCTGACCACGTAGTGTTAATTAATTCAACAACTCCTAAACTTGTCCAATCAAAAGGATTATCACTACTTTGTAAATTAACACTTGGATTGAATAATAATAGTATCTGTTCTAGTAGTTGTAATTTTTGTTCTGTATTACTTGTCCATATATCTACATTAAGGGTTAAATCATAAGGGATAGGAGCAACCCTTTCTAATGTATATGATTCGCCAATCTCATCTAAAAACTGTCCTTGATCAGAGTCAAATCTTTTTTCTAATACTTGTGCTTTACCAACATGTGTTGGATTTAATCTTCTGTCAGGATTAGGAAGTAATTCAGCAATATAAACAGATATAAATGGAACCGTATTAATTTTATTTTCCGAATTTTCTCTAATAATGTGTGATGCCATTCTGCTAGTATCACCATATCTAACAGGTACTACTTGGAAGAAATCAGCACCCTGCTCGTCCTTGCCCATCTTTACAGAAAAGCCTCCAAACAATCTCATAAATTGTATTAGCCATCTTCGGATCTGTTGATCATAAAAATATGTTTGTGCCATTAGTCATCTGTCCTAGGTTTCTTAAACACTTTCGAAAGCGTTGCTTTTTCTGGAGTTATTCCACCTTCAGAAGCTGGATTAGAAGAACGTGTAATTGCATCATTATTGATAAACTTATTAACTACTGTCCTCGGTCTCAAATCACCACCAAATCCTACTTCTTCTACACTGTCAAATACTCTAAGCCATTTCTTGCCAATAAACTGGAATAATCTGTTTGGAACAAAATCGCTTCTTATAAAGAATTCTTGCTGTTCTGCATTATTAGGGAAACTTAGTCCTGAATTTACTAAACCTTTATCAGGTAACCCGCCAACTGCTATATCACTAACTGGTCCGCTATCTGGAATTGATGTAGGTTCTGTACCCTCTTTCTCTCCAGCAAATGGTGAATCGTCCCATAACCCTGAGTTAGGTACTAGTACTTCCGACGATGCAATAATAGCTTCAGATATATCAATTTCTCTTTGATATGTACTTAATGAATTCTTTAAGCTGTCTTCATCTTCAGGATCACCAAGTATGCCTCTGTATTCTTGTGCATCCATCATTGGCGCGGCCTTAATTCTCCATAAATGAGGCCACCATGTTGGACCAAATCCTTCTGCGGCCCTTGATGCATCATTTACTACATAAAATTTGTTAATGCTCTTTTTAGTAGCATCTAATAGCAAGTCGTCATTTAAATGAGGTAGCTCTATAACATCACCTGCCATAAGTTTTCTACCAAGTATTGCGGCCATATCGTTTGTATGGAATGTGATAAAAACAGTATCAGCACTTAAAAACAATCCAAATTGGCTTAAATCAAAATCTTGATCTGCAACATTATATGTTCCTCTTAATTCGTAAATAGTGGTATCATATATCCTATCTCTATTTTCTAGAAACAATAAGTCTTGGATATCTAATTCCGAAACATCACCTTGTGCAGATAAATTTGGTTGTGCAGGATCACCAGTCTCTCCTTGTGAAGCAGGACCTAGGTATTTGTGTACATAAATTGACGTACCACCGGCATTAACGGCTTCCCGTATAAGGCGATCTTGATAGTGATAATCGTTTCCTTTTTCGCTATTCCAAAGCTGAATTCTTGGCATAAAAACTCCTTCGTATCTTATATTGTATTTACCGTATCTAAAATAAAGGTTGACTCCAAGGGATAAAGAGTGTATACTTACTATAGTTAGTCAGAAATAGGAGTTCAATCCATGGCCTTGCCAAAAGTAACAAAGAAGAAGAAACCCCGTGCCGCTAGGCGTGTAAACACCGGTGAACCTCAATTTGAGAACGTTGAAACACTTACTGGACCAGAATATAGCAAACTGTACCGTCGTATTGTTGAATATTACCGATTGGAACGAAAAAATTCCGATTATAAAACTTGGATAGTTGCTTATGCAAAAGCCCATCCAGATTATAAAGATAAAGCAAGCACTCTTAATAAAGTCTCAGATAATAGGTATGGACCTAGTGTAGGAGCAAGTGCTAGATTGCTATCAAGAGGATGGCCAGATACACACCCTGCATATATTGAACATTGGGAATCACTTGCAGGAACTATGGGAACAGTTGCTCCTCTAAGTGAATATTTGCATAAAATTTTAGACGAACTTTATAACATAGGATTAACTATTGTTGAAGAAAAGAAAGCAATCGAGGGAAAAAGAGTAGTACCTAAAGAGACTATCCAGGATCGTTTGCGAGAACAGTTATATGAAATAATTGGAGAGATTGAAGGAGCAGTTGACGATTTTACACTTGAAGGGAAGAGTTTTGATACTTACAAATTTCTTAATACACAAGGGTTAGCCGCAAATTCTGCTCCAAAGATTGTTGAATTTTATAAGCCATTAATTGTAGAAATAGAAGAATACCTAAAAGGTGAATGTGAACAATTAAATGAAGCATATGCACATCTAGGCAAACGAGATGCAAAAAACTTCATCAAATTTATACAGTCGATTATTGATGGTGCTAATGCATATAAGTCGATGAAGATTTCAACTAGAGCAAAACCAAAGAAGAGAATAGTTACTCCAGACAAGGTTGTACGAAATCTCAAATACCTTAAGACGTTTAAACTCGGCGACCTGGAATTTAAAAGTATTGATCCTAGGGATATTATAGAATGTTCAGAGCTTTGGACATATAATACCAAAACAAGGAAACTAGGAAGATTTGTTTCTACAAAGCATAATGATATGACAGTGTCTTATCTAACAGTTAAAAGCACTAGTATTATTGGACAAGATGAAACTAGGAGCATTTCTAAAACGTTGCGTAAACCTGAAGAGCAACTTACTAAATGGAAATCGTCTAGTAGAGCTGAATTGCGTAAATTCTTAGGTAATATTAAAGGAACAGAGGTGAGATTGCGTCCACGTATCTCACCAGAGACTATATTGCTTAAAGTTATAAAGTAGATACTGATATATTTCGATCTAGTTGCCATAAATAACATGGAGGCTAATTTATGGCAATTACTACAGAACGCAACAAAGTTATAAAATATATTCAATTAAACCTCGGTGAAGGAATGATTGATGTTGAGTTGGATAAAGATCATTATGATATGGCAATTGATAAAGCAGTTGCCAAGTACCGCCAACGTAGTAGCAGAGCAGTCGAAGAAAGTTTCTTAGTGCTTAAACTACAGCCTCAACAAAGTACATATACTTTGCCAAACGAGATTATTGAGGTTAGACAAATATATAGAAGGAACGCAGGTGGTATTTCTGCCAGTGCAACTGACTTTGAGCCATTTGAGGCAGGGTATTTAAACATGTATATGCTTAATGCTGGTAGAGGTGGCGGACTTGCTACTTTTGAATTATATATGGGTTATAGAGAACAAATGGGTAAGATGTTTGGTGCTTATATTATCTTTAACTGGAATGAAGTTTCTAAGCAATTACACCTACAACGAAAAATTAGAAGTGACGAGGAATGTATTCTACACACTTATAATTATAAACCAGATGAAATGCTATTAGCAGACTCGCATGCCCAACCTTGGTTAAAGGATTATGCTTTAGCAACTGCAAAAATGGCATTAGGACAAGCTCGTAGTAAGTTTGGTTCGTTAGCAGGCCCGGGTGGTGGTGTTACATTAAACGGTAACGACCTTATTGCCCAATCCCAAGCAGAAATTGAGAAATTAGATCAAGACCTAATAAATTACGTAGATGGTGGAACTCCTATTAGTTTTATCTTTGGCTAACATTACTATTGACATTGGTGTTAATTACTGTTATAATATATACTTAAATTAGGAATCTAAAATGCCGCTACCAAAATTATTAGTTGTAGGACACGGACGTCACGGTAAAGATACAGTATGCGAATTGTTATCAACATACAGTTACACATTCCAATCAAGCTCAAAATTCTGCTCTGAACTCTTTATTTTTAACGATCTAAAAGAAAAATACAATTATGTAGACGAAGAAGAGTGTTATGCAGATAGGCATAACCATCGTACTGAATGGTATAATATGATTCATGAGTATTGCAGTTTTGACTTAGCAAGACTTGGTCGTAATTTATTTGCAAAACATGATATTTACTGCGGATTGCGTAACAAACGTGAATATTTTGCAATGCAAAATGAAGGTATATTTGATTATGCTATTTGGGTTGACAGAGGAGATCATTTACCTAGTGAAGATCCCAGTAGTATGAGTATTGAACAATGGATGTGCGATTTTACTATTGATAATAATAGTGATTTAGACAGGCTTGTTTTTAATGTTGATATGCTTGCAAGAAACAAACTTAATTTAAAAAGCACAACGTTGTCCTCAGATCAGTAAAATAACATACCCTTATAAATAGCCGGTTTTTTGCTCCAGTTTGCTAAATATGCTTGAGAAGGGCTGATGCCCTAGAAATTAATTTAACTCGGAGAAAAATATAATGGCAACTTTAGTTTCCCCAGGTGTTAGCGTATCCGTCATAGACGAATCCGCATATGCATCCGCCGGTAATGGAACAGTTCCTGCAATTTTTGTTGCAACAAGATCTAATAAACTTGCACCAGACGGCACTATTGCAGAGTACACTAAGTCCAAATATGCTGGATTACCTCTTACTATAACTAGTCAAAGAGAACTCGTTCAATTATACGGAGAACCAGAATTTACAATCGTAGACGGTACTCCTGTACACGGACATGAATTAAACGAATATGGCTTACTTGCCGCTTATTACTATTTAGGCGTAGCAAACAGAGCAATTATTTGTCGTGCAGATTTAAACGTAGAAGAAATGGAACCACTAGCGGTCGCCCCAACAGGCGAACCTTTAAATAACACATATTGGTTTGATACAGCTTCAACCTCCTTTGGAATTTTTGAAGGAAATGGAACTGCATGGATCCAACAAACAGTAAAATTGTTTGATGGAGCACCAACAGGTGGTTCAGATGGGGATTATGCCCTTGATGTGTCACTTGCTCTAAAAGAATTTTATAAAAACGAATCAGGTGTTTGGGTAAAACTAACATCTGCAACAATTACAGGTTCAGTTAATATTGCACCTCACTATGATTTTCCAACACCAACATCAGGTGATGTTTGGTTTAAAGTAACTTCACCAAACAACGGCTTTAAGCCTGTTGTTAAGAAGTACAGTTCTTCAACTGGTGCTTTCAATCAACAGATTATTGGACCAAATCTTCCAGATCAACTAGTTGCATATGCTGATGATACAGCGGCCGCAACGGCATTTGGTGTATCGTTAGATGCAAATGATATTTACATTAGGGTTCCAGTAGCAACTGAAGCAAACTTTGAAGTTCGTAGATATGATGGTTCAATTTTTTCAGCAAATACACAAGAAGTTAAAGCAACAGCACCAGTTGGTGATATTGCAGATGGTACACTTTGGTATGATGCTGGAGATGATGTTGACATTTATAAAAGAAACACATCAGGTTGGGAGCCAATCTCAAATGTTACTGTTGACACTATCGAACCTGCCTCACCGATTACTGGTGATGTTTGGGTTGATACAAACGATATGGTAAACTATCCTTTCATTAAACAATATGATGGAACAGATTTTGTATCTCATGATAATGCAGATCAAACTACTCCAAATGGTGTACTGTTTAATGACTTAACAGCAACTCCGGGAGATACATCAGGAGCAGGTGGTGTTGCTACAGCAATGGATGACGAATCACCAAATCCATTTTTCTTCCCACAAGGAATTCTACTGTTTAATACAGCAGTAAGTTCTGGTAACGTTAAGAAATGGAATAAGGCAGAAGGATTCTTCCAAAGCGAATCAGGAAATAGAGACTCTGGACCAAAAGCTGGTTCTCTGTATGCGTTTGATAAAGCTCAACGCCGTGTTGTTGCTAAAAGATTACAATCAATCTTAACAGGCGGTGAAGAATTAAGAGACGAAACTCTTACATTTAACTTAATTGCAACTCCAGGATATCCTGAGTGTATTGATGAGATGTTAACACTAAATATTGATCGTAAGGAAACTGCATTTATTATTGCTGATACTCCTATGAAACTTTCTAGTAGAACATCAGATATTAATACATGGGCACTTGGAACAAATGCAGGTACTAACGGTGAAGATGGATTGACAACAAGAAATGCGTCGATTGCACTTTACTACCCTTCAGCACTATCAACTGACTTGTCAGGAAATGATGTTGCAGTACCAGCTAGTCATGCAGTACTAAGAGCATATGCTTATAACGATGAAGTAGCTTATCCATGGTTTGCTCCAGCTGGTTTAACCAGAGGACAAGCAAGTGGTGTTAGTAACTTTGGTGTTGTTACATCAGAGAATGAGTTTAAGAATATTGCACTTAATAATGGACAACGTGATGCACTTTATGAAAAGAATCTTAACCCATTAGTTAACTTCCCAGGAACGGGACTTTACCTTTGGGGACAGAAGACACTTCATCCGTTCTCTTCAGCACTTGATCGAGTAAACGTTGCACGTCTACTAGCTCACTTGCGTGAAAGATTTGATATTGTAGCCCGTCCGTTCATATTTGAACCAAACGATAAGATTACACGAGATCGTATATTATTAGTGTTCAATGCTTTTATGGCAGATATGGTTTCTAAGAGAGCTGTATACGATTTCTTAGTAGTTTGTGATAAAACAAACAACACAAACGCAAGAATAGACAGAAACGAATTATATATTGATATTGCAATTGAGCCAGTTAAAGCGGCTGAATTTATCTATATTCCAATTCGTGTTGTCAACACCGGCGCGATCGCCGGCAGTAATGTATAAATAAACACAAGGAGATAAGAAAATGGCAGTTTCAGTAAGTAAATTTAACGTTCCGGGAACAACGGATGCCGCACTTGTTAGTCCTAAGTTATCTTATAGATTTCGGGTTACCTTTACTCAATTAGGCGAAGGAGACGAAACAGAGTTAACTAGTCAAGTGGTAAGTGTTAGTCGTCCTAGTGTAACGCATGACGACATTGTTCTTGACGTTTACAACTCTAGGATCTTTATGGCTGGTAAGCATACATGGGATCCTATTACGTTAACAGTAAGAGACGATATAACTGGTGCAGTTGGCAATCAACTAGCTAAACAGTTACAGAAGCAAATGGACCATTCGGCACAATCCGGACAAAATTCCGGCGGTAACTACAAGTTTGTAACAATAATCGACAACTTAGACGGTAGTTCAGAAACGAATGTTCTTGATAGTTGGGAATTAGCAGGTTGCTATATCCAAAACATCAACTACGGTGAGAACAACTATGCTACAAGTGATCCATTAGTTATTACAGTTATGATTAAATTTGATAATGCTAATCATTCAATTGGAGGAACAGCGGCATTAGAAGGTACCGGTGGTATTACAGAGACAGACAACTCAACTACTGGCAACAATTAAACTAGTAGTTAATTAAAATGATAAGTAAGTAAGACGGCAACGTTTTGCTTACTAGAATAAAGCAAAAGGGCCGTAAGGCCCTTTTGTTACGATTAATGGAGAAACTGTAATGGGATCATTTAACAACTATGGATTTAAACAATTTGGAAATTTGTCTCAGACAGCAGAAGGAACTGTTTCTGATAATTCTCCATATCTAAAGTATCAATGGATTGCAAGTTTTGTTCTTGACGAGCAAGAAGATATATCATCTTCTTTTACTTTAAAAACATTTGAACTTCCACGTTGGACTATTGATAGTCAAGTTGTTAATCAGTACAACCATAAATCAGTTATACAAACAAAAATGAATTTTGAACCAATCACAATATCATTTTATGATCAACAAAATGATAAAGTAGAAGAATTTATAAGCAATGCAGTAAAAGGACAATTTGATGCAACAGACGGTTCTAAAAATTTAAATCATACTCCTATGACTGTTAAATTATTAATGCATCAGACATCTGGAGGTAGTCTCATCGACCCTAGCTCAGACGGCGATGACGACGCCGAGATCATCGACGCCGCCAAAGAATATACATTATATAATGCTTATGTAGTTGATGCTCAACATGACACAGTTGATTATTCATCAAGTGATGTTGTATTATGGACATTAACTATTAGATATGAATTTATGTCCTGGCATAAAACTGCTACTGCTAACTTTAGTAATGTTGATATTCAAAAACCAGGCAATTATATTAGAAAATTTGATCCTGACAAGGCTCCTGAAGCTACGAAAACACCTGAGCCAAACGAAACTCAAAGCAATATTATAACTGGAAGAACTACTAGAACAAAGGCGACAGTTATCAGAAAAAATGCAGATGGAACAGAAACAGTGGCTCAAGCTGAGAGCATAGTATCTACTAATAAATTAGATAAAAAACCTGCAGATAAAACAGATCCAGCTCTTGGTATTGCTATGGAACAAGTTATATCTACAAACGGACAAAGAATTATTAATGCTGTTAATAAAAATAAAAAGATTCCTCTTAGTCCAACAGAATCTAGAGAAATAGTAAAAATAGTTCAACAAACAGATGAACAACACGGTCCAGGAAAACTAGCGGCTTTTAAAAAGAACGCCTCAAAGGAACAACTAAAGGCACTCCGAGTACTTAACCTTAGCCGTAATAAAGATTTGAGAAAATCAATACAAAACTCTGATAATATTGTAAGATCGTCGATAGGAAAAGGCACATGAGTATAATTCCACAGGTACAATTTGATAAAGCTGTACAGAAGGTACTAGGACTTGGATTAGGAAGAACACCAGCAGAAAATGTTGTGCAAAATCTATGGAAAGCAAGTACTGATTTAGGATTAGATTTTAATTCAATTATTACTCAGGCAACTATTACTGGAAAATTAGTAGTCACACAACCTATATTAGATAGTATTAATTCTAATAATTTACCTAATGGAATTTCTTATAATGTAAAAGGAAAGTTAGCTATTCCTCCAATTGTATTAAGAGAGTTTCGAGTTAATAATTATGATTATGCTTATACAACTCAAGCAGGTGAATTAATTACTACACAGGATCCAGATGAGGCGCTATTAACCGAAACTGGCACTTAAACATGGCTAATAATTTTAAACAAGGTTTATATACAGTACTCAATCAAGACAAGTACACAGGTAAAGGTTCTCCGCGTTATCGAAGTGGCTGGGAATTAACCTTTATGAGATTTTGTGATAATAATCCTAATATTATATCTTGGGGAAGTGAAGTAGTTCGAATACCATATAGAAATCCATTTACAGGAAAACAGACAACATACGTCCCTGATTTTTTAATTACATATGAAGGTAAAGGCAACTCTCGTAAAGCAGAATTAATTGAAGTTAAACCTAGATCCCAGGTTACATTAGAATCAGCCCGTAGTCAAAAAGAAAAAATGGCAGTAGTGCTTAATATGGCTAAATGGGAAGCGGCCAGAGCTTGGTGCAAAAGTATGGGCTGTCAATTCCGTATAATAACAGAAGAACACTTGTTTAATAAAGCAAGTCCGACTCGTACTAGACGAAAGTAACACATTTTAAGTCTATTCCGAGCCACTTAGTACTTCTATTGTCATAAGTATATGCATGACTAAGAAATTAGAAGAAGTGTTTGGCTTTTCTCCCGAAGTAGATGAAGAAAAGACAGACACTGAGCTAAAAAACAACACACTTCCAGATGTGCTTATCGAGCCTAGTATAGCTGATGACATTAGATCAGCTCAGGCAGTAATAGACATGGCTAGCCGTATTGATATGGCCCTTCCTACTGTTACTGATATGGCGCAATCGGAGAGAGAATTAGACGGACTTGCTAGTAAAGCAGAAGAACAAAGTGATAGATTGATGGATTTAGGATTTAATGTTGATGACAGAAATGCTGGAAAAGTTTTTGAAGTAGCCGCCCAGTTATTAAAGATATCAGTTGATGCTAAAACATCTAAGTTAGAGAAAAAGTTGAAAATGGTTGAATTACAGCTTAAAAAAGCTAGATTAAACCAAACAGATAAAAGTGATGATAATATCATTGATGCTGATGAAACTGTAATTGCTAACCGTAACGATCTAGTGCAAGCCATCTTAAATCGTGTGGGTCACAATAAATAAGTGTATATGAGGAGATATAATTATGCCCACGTTATTAGAATACATTAACCAACTACAACGGGAACACAAATACCGTGTAAAGATGGTCTTCTCGCCTAGCGAGAAACAACTTGAAACTATTGAACGCCATATGAAGAAGTATGATGCGTTAGAAGTTGGAAGACCGGAAAAACTTATGTTACAAACACTGCCACCTGATTTTCCATCATATGGCGGACATGAAATTGTTGTAATTGATTGTACAACTAGATTACCAATACAAACAACTATGCTAGAAGATGAGCTTAGAGGAATTCTACGAATTCCTGAAGGTACTTTGCGAGCATTTAGCCACGATGATCCTTTAATGCAATCTCAAATGCAACCAGAATCGGATGCAGAATATGAAGCAATTACAGGAACAGAATATTCAGACAATGAAGCAAATCCAGTTGCGGCTAAAGATGTAGCTGGCGACGAATATGTTGCAGAACTTGTTGATGATGCGATCAAAGATGACCGTAGAAAAGTAGTTTTAACTAAAGATACAAATGTTAAAGCATCAGGACCAATTCTAAACGATAAATCAGTTTCAGATAGTCCTTTAACTAAAGCAAATAAGGAAACAAACTAATGGCTGATAATAGTGATATTAAGAGAGTTTTAGAAGCAATTAATGGTTTCACTCCTATCGTTAAGAGTGAGGACCTAGTTGCATTAGCTCAAGTAAATGAAAATGTAAGAATTACCAAAGAAGGTATTGAAGAAGCATGGGACAACATGGGTGATGACGCAGTTGTTGAAGGTGGAGAAGAAGTTACGTTAACAGTTAATACTCCAACTGAAATTAAAGTAGCGCCAGAGCAAGCAGATATGATTACTAACATGTTAAAACTAGCAGGTATTGAAGTTAATGATACACCTGTCCTGGACGCACCAGATGCTGATATTGATGGTGGCGACATTGAAGACTTACCAATGGTAATTCCAACTGATGACGAAGCCGGTGAAGATGAAGCTCCATTAATGGGTGCATGTGCATCAGAAGGTGAAGAAGAACAACCAACAGAAGCTAAAAAGCCAGATGCTGACGGAGATGGCATTCCTGATTGGGCCGACAAGGACGAAGACGAAGACGAAGATGAAAAAAAGAACGAAGCTGAAGAAGTAGTAGAAGCTAAAGATAAGATGGTCTGTAAGCATTGCGGAGACGAAATGCATAAGCCTGCATCTACATCATGTGAATGTGATTGTGCTGACGAGAATGGCGATAATTGGGTTAAAGAGTCAATTGAAGAGTCAGAAACGCTCGACCTAGCTGAAATAAACAGAATAGTTGAATTAGCAGGACTTGAAGAAGGCAGAATGGGCTTTAAAGATCTAGATAAGCTAGGTAGAGAAAATGCTAGTAAAGTAGACAATGAAGCAAGGCGCAGAGGCAGTGCTGACATGGAGCCAGGAGACGCTGATCAACTACGCTACCAAATCGCTAAAGAAATGGGATTAGTAGAGGCAACAGTTAAAGAAGATGATGACATGGCACGGACTGCTCGCATATTACAAGCAAGAATCCGGAAGGCCATGCTAAAGAGCCAGAGTGGAGAAGAAGTTTCTACAGAAGAATTTAAAGAACTTCAAAAACTTGCTCGCATATTACAAGCAAGAATTAGCGGAGTAACATCTGGACCGGATTATGATTCCAACGGAGATGCAGTTACAGAAGGCGCATCAAAGAGCAAAATGATTGATGATGCTGAAAGTATGAGCATGGGAGAGTTTGTTGAAGAATATTCAGCACAGGGTATGAGTGATGAAGAAGCAAAACAAGCATACAAGGAAATCATGGGCGAAGCAATTGGTAAAGATGATGACATTATTCCAGAAACATCATTAGGACTTCCGGATCCAGTAGTAGAAGCAATTACTACAACTGATCTTATTACAAAATATCAAGGTACAGAAATTGATGTTAATGATATGAATAGACTACTTAAACTATCAGGTCTTGGAAATATTGACGAGTCTAAATTAGCTAATTCTCCAGCTGGAACTAGCATGGACGAGCCAAAAGAATTTGATAAATTACCTAGTGCGCCTGGACAAGGGGCTGGTAATTCAGATTACATCAATCGTGCAGATGGCCAAGGAGAGAATCCAATGGGCATGCACACTGCTGATGATGTTGAAGAGTCATTTCAGAAAGCACTTGGCGAATACCGCAAGTTTATTTCAGAAGGCATTATGTCAAAGAAGAGTACTAAAAAAGCTAAGAAGTAGGAGTAGCATACATGGCTAACAGACCTAATTTTAGTTTTGTTAAATCGCCTTATCAATTGGAGAGATTCACGGATGAACAAATTCGTGAACTCTCCCTTTGTGCGAATGACCCAATACATTTTATAGATAACCATTGCTGGGTTCAACATGCAGTTAGGGGTAAAATACCTTTTAAATTGTATCGTTATCAGCGTGACTTATTAAAATGTTATCACGAAAATAGATATAGTATTAATATGCTTGGAAGGCAAATGGGTAAAACAGCATGTGCCGCGGCATATCTTGTTTGGCGAGCGTTGTTTATTGCAGATACTACTATTCTTATAGCGGCACACAAGTTTGCTGGTGCCCAAGAAATTATGCAAAGAGTTCGCTATACATACGAAACTCTTCCAGATTTTTTAAAAGCAGGAGCAACTAGTTATAACAAAGGTAGTATAGATTTTGATAACGGCAGTCGTATTATGTCTGCAACAACTACAGATAATACCGGACGTGGTATGTCTATATCTTTACTATATGCTGATGAGTTTGCATTTGTTAAACCTCGAATTGCTGAGGAATTTTGGACCTCAATTTCTCCTACACTAGCAACTGGTGGTAAATGTATTATTACAAGTACGCCAAATCAAGATGATGATCAATTTGCTCGTATATGGAAAGAAGCTGAAAAGAAAATTGACGATTTTGGAAATCCTAATGAAGATCCTACACTAGGTCAAAATGGTTTTGCTAATATTCAATTCCAATGGGACAGGCATCCAGAACGTGATGAAAAATGGGCTCAAGAAGAAAGAAGTAAAATTGGAGAAGAACGTTTTAGACGTGAACATGAATGTGAGTTTATTATTGCTGATGAAACGTTAATTAGCCCGTTAAAATTAGTAAACATGAAAAGTCAAGATGCTAAGTTTAATCTTGGTCAAGTTAGAGTGTATGACAAACCTGAGGCATCAGCATTTGTAATTGGTTGGGATCCTAGTCTAGGAACTGGTGGCGATATGGCCGCAATAGAAGTATACCGGTTACCAGATGTTGTCCAGATTGCAGAATGGCAACATAATAAAACAGACATACAAGGACAGTTACGACAGTTAGTTAATATGTTACGTTGGTTAGAAAGTGAATGCCCGGATGCAGAATTATATTGGTCAGTCGAAAACAACAGTATTGGTGAAGCGTCATTAATATCTATTAAAGAATATGGGGAAGAAAATATTCCCGGTAACTTTGTGCAAGAAGTAAGAAAACCAGGACAAAGTAAAGGAAGAAGAGGATTTAATACAACACACAAAAGTAAGATAACTTCATGCATGCGTTTAAAGAGTTATGTTGAAGGTGATAAGATGACTATTAAAAGCCATAACTTACTTAGGGAAATGAAGAACTTTATTGCAAGGGGTTCGAGTTTTTCGGCTAAAGACGGCGAAACTGATGATTTAGTTATGTCTACAATACTTGCTTTGCGGATCATTGAAGTAGTTATGGCATGGGATATGCCAACTTATGAATATTTAATAAATAGTGATACAGAAGAAGCAATTAAGCCTATGCCGATTGGCTTCTTATAAGGTAAATAACAATATGACAATCAAAGATAATATATCAGGAGATTTAGTAGGAACATTATCAGGCCTTAGCCATAGTGTTGCACTCCGAGACAAAGAAGGTAGAGCAACAGTTAATGCTGAAGATGCAGTATATCTTTATATTAAAGATAAGGCTACATTAATACTAGTTAAGCATGATATCAAAGAAATTGAAATTTGGTATGATCCAAACGAAGCTGATATTGAATGGATTAAAAATGAGGTTAAACCTCGTGCCACTACTACAGCAAGACGTTATCTTTATAGCACTACAACTAGAAGTTATGATGGAGAAATTCGTCCTAAGGATTTTGTGCATAGAACAAGGACCGACGAAGCCCGAAACACTAGCAAATCAAGTTATCATCCATTAGGAGAAACAAAAATTATCATTCGTCATTCTAAGAAAGTTGACGAAGAAAAACGAGGAGCTCGTAGTCGTAATATCCAAGATGTGTTTATTGAACACAAAGGAGAACGATTCCGTTATCCACATAAACATTTATTAGGTGCTAGGGTAATGGCATTACATGTTGATCAAGGTGGAAAGCCTTGGGATCAATTAGGTGAAAAAATTGCTGAAGTAAGCAGACGTCGAACAGACATTATGGAATTGCTACGTTATAGTAAAAAAATTAATAACTCTGTGCAACTAGAGGAAATCCAAAGTCGAGGATATTCAGAAGTTAAACTACTTCGTAGAATGATGGAACGTGCCGCTCGGACTGGGAAACTAGATCATATTGTTGCACATGAATTTACACCAAGGCAAGAAGTGTCAGAATCAATTTTCCATCTAATTCAAGATACCAACGTTAAACTTAAACTCCTACCGGGACTAGAAATTATTCGCCCTCAGGGATTGGTATCAGAGCAATTAGATATCTTTACTAAAAATTTAATATGATAAATTGGCAGAATGCCTATAACACACCAGGATGGATGCTTTGGAGAGATTTAATACTGTTAGGTATTATTGCTAAACACACATCAGAAAATTCAAACTTTATAGAAATTGGTAGTTTTGTCGGACGCAGTACATTGGCTATTAAAGACAATTTACCGTTAAGCACCTGCTTAACAAGTATTGATCCATTATCAACCGAAATATGGTCTGCTTTTAAAATGGGTCCAGGTTGCTTAGGAGATCAAAAAGATAAAGAAGATTCTAAGATATACAGCAACTGGAAAGCAATGGTAAAAATAGCACAAGAGCATAATAGCTGGATACCTAGTTTTAATTATTGCACAAATTTTGTTGAAAGTGATAAATGGAAACTAATAACTACAAGAAGTGACGATTATACAGTTCCACAAGATATGGATATTGATGCAGTTTTTATAGATGGTGACCATTCCTCCGAACAGGTTGAACGTGATATTTGTAAATTTATAGATGCAGATCCAAAAGATGAGATGTTAATGTTAGGGCATGATTTAAACTTAGATCACCACGATGACATATATCCGGCATTAGTTAGAACACAACGACATCCACGTTATAAACACAGAAGGCGTATATTAGTACAGATGCAACTATCTGAAATATGGTTCCTTTGGCCTACAAAAGGCAAGTGGGCAAACCTTTTACCACAAATTATAAACGAAGTCAACCACACAAGCATATATTTTAACCAAAAATAGTCTAAAACGGACAAATGGACACTTGACTTTAGTCTCAAAGATAAGTATAATTACAATGTAGGCCGGGAAGGTTTACGTTGTTTGGCTCAGAAGAACTGAAACAAATATTGGCTCATAATATACAGGAGATAACTAATTATGGCAACTTTAGCAGAAATACGAGCTCGTCTAACCGAGCAAGCCGCAAAATCGGGCGGTTCAACACAATCCGGTGATAACGGGCTATTTGCCCATTGGAACATTCCAGAAGGAACATCCGCAGTAATTCGCTTTCTACCAGACGGCGACGATTCTAACACATTCTTTTGGCGAGAACGCTTAATGATGCGTTTCGAGTTTCCAGGCATTAAAGGCCAAGACGAATCTCGTAAATGTATTGTGCAAGTACCTTGCGTAGATATGTGGGGAGAAGCTTGTCCTATCCATGCACAATTACGTCCTTGGTTTAACGACCCTAGCATGGAGCAGTTAGCACGAAAATATTGGAAAAAGCGTTCTTATGTGTTCCAGGGAATAGTAGTGTCAAGCCCGCTTGACGAAGATAATGCCCCAGAAAATCCAATTCGTAGAATGATCATTAGCCCTCAGATTTTTACAATTATTAAGAGTGCGTTAATGGACGTTGAAATGGAAGAAATTCCAACTGATTACGAACGTGGTACAGACTTCCGTATTAATAAGACTCAGAAAGGTGGCTATGCTGATTATAGTACATCATCCTGGGCTCGTAAGGAACGTGGTCTAAACGAAGAAGAACTAAGTGCAGTTTCAAAGCATGGATTGTTTGATCTTGGAGACTTTATGCCTAAACGTCCAGGCAAAGAAGAAGTTGACATTCAACTAGAAATGTTTGAAGCTTCGGTTGATGGTCAATTATATGATCCAGCACGTTGGGGCAATTATTATCGCCCTAATGGTGCAACGTTTGCTAATTCTACTTCAGCTACTAACCCAGTTAGTGCTCCGGCAACTCCTGCTCCAGTAGCAGAAGCGGCACCTGCACCGGCTCCAGCAACTCCTGCTCCAGTAGCAGAAGCGGCACCAGTAGCAGTAGAAGCGGCACCAGTTGCAGATGCATCCTCTGACGCACCGAAACCTAGTGTTGACGATATCTTAAGTATGATTCGTAACAGAGAAACAACAGGTAGCTAATTTGTAATAAAGGGGTGGCTAGAAGATTAGTCACCCCAATTACACAGAGAGGATAATTATGACAACTAAAGCATTTGACGTTTCTAAGTTTCGAAAAAACTTAACTAAAGCAGTACCAGGAATGAGTACTGGATTTAATGATCCAAGAGATTGGATTAGTACAGGCAACCACACACTTAACTATCTAATGACTGGTGATTTTGAACGTGGAATTCCATTAGGCAAAGTTACTATGTTTGCAGGAGAATCAGGATCAGGTAAAAGTTACATTTGTTCAGGTAATCTTGTACGAAATGCACAACACCTTGGTATTCTTCCAGTACTTCTCGATAGTGAGAATGCACTAGATGAAGATTGGTTGAAAGCATTAGACATTGATACCTCACCAGATAAGTTAATGAGGTTTGGTGTTAGCATGATTGACGAGGTAGCAAAATTTCTATCCGAATTCATGAAAAATTACAAAGACGAATATGCAGATCTGCCATACGAAGAGCAACAGAAAGTTATGTTTGTTGTCGATTCGGTAGGTATGTTGCTTACTCCAACTGATGTTAACCAGTTTGAAGCAGGTGATATGAAAGGTGATATGGGTCGTAAGGCCAAAGCATTGACAGCTCTTATTAAAAATACTGTTAATCGTATTGCACCTCACCCAGTAGGACTAGTAGTTACTAATCATACATATGCTTCACAGGATATGTTTGATCCAGATGACAAAATTACCGGCGGTGCTGGTTTTATCTATGCAAGTTCTATGGTTGTAGCAATGAAAAAACTAAAACTTAAAGTTGATGCAGATGGTAATAAGACATCACAGGTACATGGCATCCGTGCCGCTTGTAAGATTATGAAAACACGTTACTCAAAACCATTTGAAAGTGTACAAGTACAAATTCCGTACACTACTGGAATGGATCCTTATAGTGGTCTCGTTGAATTATTTGAAGCTCGAGGTTGGTTAAAGAAGGAAGGTAACAAATTAGCATACACAATGACTGATGGTGAAATTATTAAAGAATTTCGCAAGCAATATACTGATGAAGTACTTGATAAAGTAATGAAAGATATTGTTGCAAAAGGTCAAGATTTGGCATATCAAGGTGCAATTAGTCCAAACGGCGAAGCTGATGGTGATGCATTAGCTGAAGAGGTAGAAGAAACAACAGTAGAGAGTTAAGATGAAAGGTTTTATGAAAGCTATAGGTCGTTATAGACTTATATTAGATAGAAATAGTAACGAGCCTTATTTAGAACGATATTATTTGTTCTTGAAAGATCGTAAATATTTTCCATTTAACATATTCCTTCATAAGTTTCTGAAAAATGACCCGGATGACCTTCATGATCATCCGTGGTCATACTTTACTCTTATACTTCGAGGCGGTTATTGGGAGCATACCCTAACTGGCAAACACTGGAGAGGCCCTGGGCATTGCAGGATCTCATCAGCTGAAAGCTATCATAGGATAGAAATTGACCCTAATGTTAATGCCTGGACTTTATTCATACCTGGTATTCAAAAACGAGAATGGGGATTCTTAGTTGATGGTATCACTTGGACAGATCATAAAACATACTTGGACAGACTCGCTAAAAAATATAACTAAGTATAGCAACTTAGACAATTAAAAATTAGGAGCGATATACATGACGGATAATTCAGGAGAAATGCTTGCAGAGATTTGGGTAGCATTAAAGCCTTACTTAGATAAAAAAGAAAGACAAGATGCCGCACACTCGTTTATTAGGGTTGCAGAGGATTATATCAACCTAGAAGTGCAACGAGATGACTTAGTTGTAGCAGGTAGAGAAATAGCACAGGCTTTAACTGATTTAATTGGAGATGTAGACTATGAAGAAGATGATGAAGAAGATGAGAACTACTAAGTGAGCACCTGGTACCGAAAAGTTCAAACAGATATCTCGCATTTGCCGGCTTGCATTGGATATTTTGAATCAGAAATAGACGAAGCAAGAAAAGAGCTAAGAATGAACGGTAGTTTAGAGAAGCAAAGCAGAGAAATGCCTGGACAAGTGGAATGGAGATTTAATCAGCTTCAAGAAATTGAAGCAATCCTTGAACATTTGAACATTGAGCTTAGAAAAGTACGATCTGCTAAATTTAGACAGTTTACAGAGCATTACAACCGTACTTTGAGCAGTCGAGACGCAGAAAAGTACACAGATGGAGAGCCGGAAGTGGCTCAAATGGAAAATCTCATCAATGAATTTGCATTATTGAGGAATAAGTTTATAGGCCTCACAAAAGCCCTGGATGCAAAGTCGTTTCAGATCAATAATATCACTAAATTACGGGTGGCTGGACTTGAAGATGTGGAATTACGGTAAGTCGTTGATTTATATAGAGAAATTATTTTACAATTATTTTACTATTTCCTTATAAATCAACGACTTAGCGGACCAGAAAAAGGTTGCTCTTTAGGATAAAAGGCCGTATACTGTATATACAATAAGGAAACAGCAACAAAGGTCAAGCAAATGGAAGAAGCAATGAAAGCAAATATTGCACACTATAAAAGTTTAGGCGATAAGGTTGCTGAACAAAATTGCCGTAATTTTTTGAAATTATATCAAAAAAACTTGCAAAAAAAGCAAAATAAAGGTTGACATTAGGTCCAACTGGTGCTATACTATATATAATGAGAGTTTAACCACGCAAAGGAAATTAAATGTCAGCTTTTATAAAAATTACAAACGGAAAATACCGCACTTTTACAGTACATAATAAAGTACTGCAATTAGTAGCAGACTACAATGAAAAAGGCGGTTATGTAACCGTTGTTGCAGATGACTCATTTGGAGATTTTGCAGACAAACAGATTCGTGTTAAAGTAGCAAGCATGGAAGACATTGTTCCGGCTAATGCAAGTGAAGCATTTACTCCTGAAGTAGATAGTAATCTTCCGTCAGCAGAAAAGCACGATGCAGAATATGATGCAACACGTTTGGAAGAGATTGCAGAACGTTTTGAAATCCTTGAGGACATGACAGAAGCGGCAATTGAAGGTACAGTTCGTGCAATGATTGTTGTAGGACCTCCAGGTGTTGGTAAATCGTTTGGTGTAGAACGAACACTTGAAAAAGCGGCCATGTTTGATAAAATTGCTAATATGACTCCTCGTTTTGAAGTTGTTAAGGGTGCAATGAGTCCAATTGGTTTGTACTGCAAATTGTTTCAGTATGCAGATGCCGGAAACGTATTAGTATTTGATGATTGCGATAGTGTGTTAATGGATGATTTGTCCTTGAATATTCTTAAAGCGGCATTAGATAGTTCTAAGAAACGTATTATTTGCTGGAACACAGATTCCTCAATGTTGCGTAGGGAAGGTGTTCCGGATCGTTTTGAATTTAAAGGTAGTGCAATTTTTATTACTAACATTAAATTTGAGCATGTACGAAGTGCAAAACTTAAAGATCATCTTAGTGCTCTTGAGTCACGTTGTCACTATTTGGATCTTACACTTGATTCAGCATACGACAAGATGCTTCGTATCAAACAAATTATGCGAGATGGTATGTTAAACTCTTATAACTTTAGTGAAGCTGAAAATAAGATGATATACGATTACGTAGAAACTAACCAGGACAGACTTCGTGAGCTTTCACTTCGTACAGTGATTAAGGTTGCGGATCTTTGCAAGATGACTGGTGTGGATGGTAAATGGAAACGTCTTGCAGAAACTACAGTAATGAAACGAAGCTTTTAAAGGAGGCATTTAATAATGTTTAAGAAATTATTTTTAATGACAGCAACATTGGCACTAGTAAGTACTAGTGCTCTTGCGGCAGAGGACAGTAAGACAACGTATAAAGGTAAGATGTGGAAGACGGTTGTATCAGTTAATGCAATGTCTGACAATTCATATTGCAAAGTTACCTCAACTAAGCAAAGAAATGTTACTGCGAATGCAGACACAGTTTATGTTAATTTTAAGCAGAACGGTATTGTGAATTACCAAATTCGATTGGATTCGGAACCAGCATTACCTAAGGTAGATGCTTCTCGTTTAGAACGAGACACAGGCTTTATTATGATTCCGGCTACCAGCTATGTTGGTAAGAACCGTATGAGAATCGTAGGTCAGACCATTAAAGGTAAGACCATGTTCCAAGATTTAAATCTTGCTACATTGGCACTTGCGGTTAAGGCATGTAATTAGAGTTTAATAGGTGTTGACATTTGCGTGGTGGCACCTATTTAGTACCCTCCTTCGGGAGGGTACCTTTTCTTTCGGCTATCAAGAAGCTTTACTTTCACTTGATAAGGATGTATAATAATACTATGGCAGGCATATGTAAATTAGAAATACGAGACGAAGTTAATGTTAGATTTCACGATCTTTCACCTAGTACTCGACGAACTTGCGAAAACAAGTTAAAGTATATGCTTCCTTATGCATATCATGTACCGGCTTATCGGCTAGGTAGATGGGATGGTAAGATTGGATTCTTTACAGCCGCTGGTGCAACTTATTTAAATTTGCTAGATCGAGTATTACCTATATTAGATGATGAAGGATGGAGTGTTGAACTTGTTGACAACCGTGTTAATCATAATTTTGAGTTTGTTCAAGTTACCGAAGATACATTTTCGCATATAGTTTGGCCAAAAGGACATGTAGCAGAAGGCAAGTCTATTGTATTAAGGGACTACCAGGTAGAATGTATTAACAGGTTCCTTGCTAACCCTCATGGTGTACAAGAGATTGCAACTGGTGCCGGCAAGACATTAATGACAGCCGCAATGAGTCTAATGTGCGAGCCATATGGTCGGACATTAGTTATTGTACCTAATAAGGATCTAGTTAAACAAACACAAGAAGATTATGTCAATTTAGGATTAGATGTAGGTGTATTTTTTGGAGACGAAAAGGACGCAGGACACCAGCATACTATTGCAACGTGGCAGAGCTTAAATTCGTTAATCAAACGATATAAAGATGGTAAGAGTAATGTTAGTATTGACATTATTACAGATAACTTAATAGCAGTTATGGTAGATGAAGTGCATATGGCCAAAGCTGATGTTCTTAGAACAATGCTCACAGGACCTTTTGCACATATTCCAATACGTTGGGGTCTAACAGGAACAATACCAAAAGAAGAACACGAATATATCAGTCTAATATGCAGTTTAGGCGAGGTATTACACAGGCTACAAGCGAGTGAGCTACAAGACAAGGGTGTATTGTCTAATTGTCATGTTAAAGTACTACAATACCAAGATAGTGTTGACTATAACAGTTACCAAGAAGAATTATCTTTCCTTACTACAAATAAAGAACGTATAGACGAACTAGCAAGGAAATTTGAATCAATAAGTGAAGGAGGAAACACACTTATATTAGTTGATAGAATTAAAACAGGCCAGATGCTAGAAGAGATACTAGAAGATTGTGTTTTTGTATCTGGTTCTATGAAAAGTAAAGACCGTAAAGCAGAATATAATGAAATTCAAACACTAAACAATAAGATTATTGTAGCAACATATGGAGTTGCTAGTGTAGGGATTAATATTCCTCGTATCTTTAACTTGGTGCTAGTTGAACCAGGTAAGAGTTTTGTAAGAACAATACAGAGCATTGGTAGAGGAATTAGAAAAGCAGACGACAAAGACTTTGTTCAGATATGGGATATTACAAGTAATGCAAAATTCTCTAAAAGACATCTTGCAAAGCGAAAGAAATTTTATAACGAAGCAAATTATCCATACGAAACACATAAGGTAAAATATTAATGAACATTTTAACAGTAGACAATAACTCATATGATTTAGACAGGTTGCCCACAGAGGTAGATAATGATTTACGATATAGTGTGTTAGACTATAGCACCCCTCAAGACGTAGATTATCTTTTTATTCCACTTGTATTTTTAGAAAGTTTCTCTTGCCCTGCCGCAGTATTGCGTATAGGCGAACATGAAATTAAAATGCCCTTGGATTGGAGCTTAGTAATTGGCGAAGCAGATCACGGTGAACCAGAAGTAGTAAGCATTATGAGTTTAAATGACAGAGGATTTAGTGCATTTGAATTTAATCCTGTAAACGGATATAAGGCTAACTGGGTTCCGGTAGAAATTGTAAATGTGTATCAGGAAGTAAAATGGTATGTTCCTAAATTAAAGTTTGGGCATATATTAACAGTTCCTCTTACGGCAGGTGAGAGTGCACCTTGTAGTTTCTTCCTTAAAGAATCATCAAAGGTTCCTGAGGTACTTGATCTTAATAAAATTTGGTTTTAAATAATATGCCTGCAAAGAAAAAAGCTACCGCAGTACACAAAGTTAATATTCATGAAGTTATGAATGCTATTGATTACCGCAACGGAGACTATTACACTAAGTTAGATGACGAGAGTAAGAAGTCGGTTAGCACTTATATGGCACAACGGTGGGCAAGCCAAGTACAAGGTCAAGCAGAGATACAAGAACATTATTTGTTAATGGTTAATGATCTAAGTAATGTTGATTATATTGCTACTACTAGTGCCCATGAGGAATTACGTTATAGAGTTTTAGCATTAGTTGGTTTAGGCAAGAAAATGAGGCATGAATTTGTCCCTCCTAAAGGTGCAAAGAAAGATAAACTTAGAGAATGGTTAATTGAGCTATTACCTAATTGTAATGAAGAAGAGATAGAATTATTCAGAGAAATCAACGGATCAGACGTTCTTAAGGACATTGCAACGGTTAAAAACACACCAGATAAAAAATTGAAGGATTTGTTTAAATAATGGTAGTAGAATCTTACCAATGTAAGTATTGCTTGAAAAAGTTTGCAAGAGAACGCACTTTATCTAGCCATATGTGTGAAAAGAAACGCAGATGGATGTGTATAGATGAACCAGCTTCTAGGATTGCATTTCAAGTATGGTATGATTTTATGAAGTATGTGAGTCCTCAGACTAAAAAAGAAAGAACTACTGAGGATTTTATTCGTAGTCTTGACTATATTGGATTTATTAAATTTTCTAATTATATAATTGAGCTCAGACCGACAGAAACACAAAAGTTTATTAAATGGCTATTTAAACATAGTGTTAAACTAAGTAACTGGACAAAGAAAGGAACATATTCTCTTTATATTCAGGAAAGCAGTAAAACTGAAACAATAGAACGTGCAGTAGAACGCATAGTGTTATTAATGAAAGCATGGAGCGAAGAAGACACTGATAGATTTTGGGAGAACTATTTTCAAGAAGTACCAACAGCAACAGCCATGAATTCGATAGTCATGGGAAGAATAAGTCCTTGGATACTTTATTCATCAGATGTGGCGCAAGCCTTACTTGATAGAATGGAACCAGGGCAATTAGATGTTATAGCAAGGAGCATAGACACAGAATGGTGGACAAGAAAAATAGCAAAAAGCCCAACCGAAGTGAGTTGGTGCAACAAGATACTAAGCTTCAGACCCATGTAGCAAACCTTGAAACATTAGAAAAACGTATTATATTATTTGATGAAAAGTTAATCCAACTTTATAAAGAGATTCAAGACATGAAAAGTAAACAAGAAGAATTGATTAATATTGTTAAACAAGGTCTACGATGAGTAGACCTGATGTAGATATTGACTTTGGAAATAGGGAAGAGTTATTGCATGTACTTAACGGAGTACCAGCAATGATTACAACTGGGCATGGCGCTACTAAACATAAGACAGGAGTTTATTTTCACCCAGTACCTATTAATCCGTACACTGGATGGTGCAGTTTAGATCATAAAGAAGCAGAGGAACTTGGATTTTTTAAATTAGATTTATTAAACGTTAGTTTTTATTCTAAGATCAAAAACAAAGAGCAATTAGATAGGTTAATTGCTAAGGAACCAATATGGGATCTGTTAACTCATGATGAATTTTCTAGCAAGTTATTACATGTTAACGGACACGGAGAGATACTCCGTAAAACTAAACCATCTAACATTGAACAACTTGCGGCAGTACTAGGAATGATTAGACCTGCAAAAAGGTACCTAGTTAATAAAGAGTGGACTCAGATTATGAAGGAAGTGTGGGTAAAACCTACAACCGATGAATATTTCTTTAAGAAATCCCATGCAACGGCATATGCAATTATGATTGTAGCACAAATGAATTTATTGTGCGAAGAGCTTATTCCATCTTCTTAACAAGACTGATTTGACGCCTTTTAGTCCTTTTAACAATTACGTTTTCAAGGCTAGTTAAGTGACCAGCAAGCATCTCAAAATCTTTTGTAGCATATGTTTGTAGGGCATATCCGAAAGTCTTCATAGTAGCCTTTAAAACAATGTTAATTGGTAGTAAACGATTACTTCCCCACCACCATTCTTCACCTGCTTCTATAAAAGCCAATTTCTCTCCAGGAGTTTTTAATAAATCATATTTGTACATAGTGACAACGGTATTATCACTGTTTTGTACTATTCCTACGATTTCCTTATCAGCATATCTGACAAGGCTCATAAAAGGGAATTCTTCTAAAAATTGTTGTATTTTAATGTCCATATTTTGTAATTCTATTTAGTCAGTGGACCGGTGGTCTGTTTGTCATAACTGATAAATAAAGTTATGGGAACACTCAATTCATCAGTAGCGAAAGCTAATTTAAACTATGCAGGCGCCGGTACAGGCTCCTCATTAACACGGCATCATGCAGGATACACAGATCGTAAGATACGTTGGTACCAAGGCGTAGATAATTTACTAGATCTTACAGTATCTGGTGATGATAGACGTCCGTTTAGTCTATTGCATAAAGAGATAATGTTTACTTTATGGGATAGTTACACAGGCACAACTATCTTTAAAAGGCGTGCTATACCTACTACCGCAGAAAATGGTGAAGCAAGGTTAACAATTTTTGCAAGGGATCTAATGACCTCACCACCTGGGATTTATACTTTAAGTGCCACAGTAGTAGATGGTAGAGGCCTTGAAACAGCATTAACCTGGGATCGTGCATATAAAGCCGGTTGGGATATTGAAATTTGCGAGGCTATAATTCCATTCTCCCGTTCTACCTTTGAGATTACAGAATGGCCAGTAGATTTAACACAATCTGTTACAGACGAATTTGCTAGTTCATCGACAGAAGGTCCAAGTTATTATAGAAAAGATACAAGTTTATTTTCTACTGCCGTTTATGCAAGTAATTTTAGTGGTACTGTTAAAGTACAAGGAACACTAGATGAAAATATTACTGGAAATACTATGTGGGCGGATTTGGTTCCCCAGGACGCTACTTCAGCACTAATTACATATGCAGGATACACAGGTATTGATCCATTCAATTACTATGGAGGAGTAAGATGGCTCCGTACTGTAATTACAACTGATGTTACCAACGCAGGCACATTAGATAAAATTTTAATAAGAGTATAATATATAAAAAACGGTCTAATTTATTAACATTATGGCATAATTTCTTATTGACTTCATACGTTTATTGTAGTATAATAACACTATGAATGTTGTTGAATCCACACTCCGTAATAACTTACCTGTACTAAAGAATAATAGTAGCGGTTGGTCTACTATGAACTGTCCAGTATGTGTACATAATGGAGAAAGTCGCCCTGACACTAAACATCGAGGTGGCATTAGATTTGATAATGATAAAACAGCATATCATTGTTTTAATTGTGGCTTTACAACTGGATGGCGCCCCGGAAGTAAATTAGGATTTAAATTAATAAAGTTAATGCGAATACTAGGCATTGATGAGGCAGAGATCCAGCGTCTTAAAATATTACTATGGGATCAAGTTATTGAGGAAGTTGAACCAGAGAAAGTAATATTTAATAAAGAATGGCCTGAATATACATATCCTTGGGAATTAACTGATTTACGAGATGAGGCTATCGAGTATCTTACTAATAGAGGATTATACAACTTAGCAGACTGGAAACAAACTAATGCAATAGGCATGAAGCAACGTATTATATTACCTTATACTGATAATAGTAATATTGTAGGTTATATGGGACGATGGATTAATGATCCGCCATCAGGTACTGCTAAAATGCTACGAACATCTCCAAACGAATTTGTTTATAATTTAGATAAACAATTAACAAAACGTAAGTATACAATAGTTTGTGAAGGAGAATACGATGCACTAGCAATAGGCGGCGTTGCTATCTTAAGTAATAGGATTAGTCTTCCACAAGCACAGATGATTGAAGACTTGGATACAGAACCGGTTATTTTAGCAGATAGAGATGTTGCTGGTAAAGTGTTAATAGAAGATGCAATAAATTTAGGATGGAATGTTAGTTTTCCAGAATGGCCTTCGGGTGTAAAGGATGCTAATGATGCAATTTTAAAGTTTGGGAGGGTTGCAACATTGCAAAGTATATTAATGGCGATTGAACACTCGCCTTTGAAGGTTAAATTATTAATGAGGAGATGGTGTGTTTAGTTATAAGGTAAAACCGTATTATAGTTTTAAGTTAGATTGGAAACCAGGACAAGATACCAATGCATTTTGGGAAGAAGTTATTTTATGGATGACTACAGAATTTGGGTTACCTTCATACAAAGTAAGTAATTGGCAAGCTAAGCCAATAAAACGTTGGGCATATCAATCATCCTTAGACGACATGATCTTTAGATTCCGTAATCCCGAAGATGCAATGCTTGCAAAATTACGATGGGGAGACAATAAGTAATGGCAGATACTGAAGTAAAAGAATATAGTTATGATTTACAGAAACTCTTTTTAGAGTTCTTAATTAGTAATAATGATTTAGCGGCAAGATGTAATAATGTATTAAATGCTGATTATTTTGATCGCAGACTCCGCCCAGCGGCTCAGTTTATTAAAGACTATATTACTGAACATAGTAACGTACCTGATGCAAAGCAATTATCAGCAGTTACTTCTATTGAGATTGAGGAAATTGGCGGTAAAGCAGAAGAACATAAAGAATGGTTTTTATCAGAGTTTGAAGGATTTTCTAGACATAAAGCATTAGAAGGAGCAATCTTAACTAGTGCTGATTTACTAGAAAAAAGTAATTACGGAGAAGTTGAATCATTAATTAAAGCGGCTGTACAAGTAGGACTTCCTAAAACGTTTGGAACTAATTACTTTGAGAATCCTAAAGCAAGACTTGATGGATTAAAAGATGCAAACGGACAGTTAACAACTGGTTGGAAAACAGTTGATGATAAACTGTATGGTGGATTTAATAAAGGTGAACTTAATATCTTTGCTGGAGCATCTGGTGCAGGTAAGAGTTTGTTCTTGCAAAATTTAGGACTTAATTGGGCTAAAGCAGGACTTAATACTGTTTACTTTAGTTTAGAGCTTAGTGAAGGGTTGTGTTCTATGAGAATGGATGCAATGCTTACTGGAACTGCAACTAGAGACGTATATAAACAAATTGATGATATTGATTTAAAAGTGCGTATGATTGGTAAAAAATCTGGAGGCTTGCAGATTGTACAACTACCAAACAGTGTTACTGCAAATGATTTGTTAGCATGGATTAGAGAATTTCAGACACAACGTAAAATACATGTAGATGCAATACTTGTAGATTACCTAGATCTTATGATGCCGGCTACACAGAAAATTAGTGTTGCTGATTTGTATATTAAAGATAAGATTGTTAGTGAAGAATTAAGGAATCTAGCAGTTACCGAGAATTTGCTATTTGCTACTGCTTCACAGTTAAACAGAAGTGCAGTAGAAAGTGTTGAGTTTGATCATTCCATGATTGCTGGTGGCCTAAGTAAAATCCAGACAGCAGATAATGTATTTGGTATCTACAGTACACCAAGTATGCGAGAACGTAACAGAGTACAATTACAATTTATGAAAACAAGGAGTAGTAGTGCAGTTGGGCAGAAACTTGAAATGGATTTTAATCCAGTAACATTGTTAATTTCAGACTTAGCTGATGACGCAGAACCTATTGCAGGATCAGCAACAACGGTATTCAACAAGTTACATAAGACAACTAGTACAATAGTAGTACCAACTGATACACCACAATCTACAAGTTCATCTGTTAATAGGGATAAATTAAGAGGATTAGGATTAACTAGAGATGTTTAATTATTCTTTTTCAGCTCTGGTGCGATCTAGTTGTTCTTCATCAGGACCGTCATCTTTAACCTCAATCTCACCATCGTCAAACTCTAGATTTGGACTATCGTCAGTAGTATTACCTGTAGCTGAAAGGTTGTATGATTGAATGGTGTTTCTAATCCTAATAGTTAACGCCGCATCATCTGCAATAACATCTGCCATAGCAACAAAGGCTACTGTAATTAGTTTCATTTCACTAGTAGACATAGGAGCATTACTTCGCATCTTATTTAATGCTTGTACAAATCTAGATTGCAATTCGTCACTTACTAATGGTCTTAACGTAACTTTTAAGCGATTAAGTTCAGTTGTTGTAATGTCATGTGCTTTTTTTCCAGTTTCACTATCAACCGCATCTGCTGGCGGATCATTACTAGCAGAATCCTCCGGATTAGATTCAGTAATAATAGCTAATCGGTCCATAAATTCACGTATTTCTGTTGCTGATGTCATGTTATTAAATGTCTCCTACAGATGTATTTACCATAAATAGAGTTACAATGCAAATAAAAACTAGATCAATATTAGAAGAAATTACTACCATTGTTCCTAAGAAGGATAAACATCTGATGGTTGAAGGTCTTGCAGTACAAGCATTAGCAAGGATAACTAACTTATTGCATATAATTGAAACTTCGTATCCAAAAGAACAAGCACAGGATTTAACTCGAAGATTACAATTAGCAGTAAAAAACAATGATCCAAATAAATTCACCCGAGGTGTAAGAATGATTAAAGAAAACGAAAATAAATAACATTATGAAAATTACAGACTTACATAAAGGAAACGTATCATTATTAGTTAATGAGAACGTATTTGGCGATTTAGCAAGCCGTATTAAGAATAAGACAAAAGATGTTGTTAATGGAGTAGGACTTGCTGTTAAAGGGCAAGGTGCCAATGAATTTGCTAAACTTACAAACATGATTGATGGAGCGTCAGTTAAAGCATTTAATACTTCTAATCCAGGATTAGTTGATGCACAAGGAAAAGATCTGCCATTAGCAGGACTTACAAAAATAGTTTTTAATTCAATACAAAAAGCTACCAATGGTGCAGTTGTTGGTAAGACATTACTATTGTATCTTAAGGATAATAAACGAGAAATTATTAAAAACGTAAATGTAGCAGATAGAGGTGCAGTTGGAGCTGATCAAATTATTCAGTTAATGTTGCAAGGCGGAAATGCTACTGCACCAGATGGATTTGGAGTTGCAGAATGTATTAGGACTATTGCATTAATTGCATCGGTTACATTTTTACATATGCAGATAGAAATCCCAGATGCAAAACCTACACAGGCAGGAACTGAACCTAGTGATGATGAAAACCGTGCTAATAACGATATTGTAAAAAATCCAGAATATGTTGCAGAATTAAAAACTTTTGAAACATTATCAACTAATCTTGCTGGAGAATTATACACGCCTGGAAATAAGTTCCTAGCAGATATAAGAGCAAATAACGAGTATCCAGCAAAACAAGAAATGTTTATTGTTGATTATGGAATTAAAATTAAAGCAAAATATTTAAATGCAGATCTTGCTACACTAACAGCCGCAGTTAATTCTCCAGATCCAATATTTGATGCAAATGACTGGAATACTTCGTTCTTTAGCCACCTTGATGCACAGGATGCTGTAGAGATTCAAAAAAATCCAGATGTTACAACTGCAATGGAAAAATTTAAAAATGATTTTGATGAAATTACAAAGCAATGGTTAAAGTTAGCACTCATTGAAAAGACTCAAAATGAAGCTGATGATGTAGAATATTCAATGACAAAAGTATTGCTTGATTGGATTAAAAAATCTATAGGTTATATTAAATCTCTTAATATACCAAAAGGAGCTACTAAACCAACACCTAATCAAACTGCAACCAAACCAGATTCAGACGCAGGTGGAGGAACACAAGATTCGTTGCTTAAAGCAACAGATCCTAATTGGATGAAAGTAAAACAAGGTTACGATTCCTTAGATCCGGATGGGCAAACGGCACTAGTAAAGGCACTGTTTAACAAATGAAAATAACAAATTTAAATAAACGAACAGCATTGTTAGAAAGTGTGTGTTTTGATCTAACTAAAGAACAACGTGTAGTTGTTGAAGGGGTAGTAACAGCCTGGGACGATTTACTTGAAGTCGATCTAAGGCAGGACCAACTTAACAATTTATTTCCGTTAGTACAAAAGCTATCAGATGAAACAGGAAATAATAGATCTGGAGTAGGTAAAACAAAAGATGCAGTAGTAGATACCGTAAAAGTTGCTAATGAATATTTAACTAAAATTGGCAAACTAATTCAAGATACAGAACCGGTACAAAATTTTGATGCTAAATTCGAGAAACTAAAAACAGATATTAAAGCCAAACTTGGTGAAGATAGTAGAATTACTTCAGGTATTGAAAGCCTAGGCAAATATGCTAAAATGAATCCAGGTAAAACTGCATTTGCTGTTGGTGTAATGACGGCACTTGTCGGAGTTGGCACAGGTGGAAGTGTTATTGGTATTGGTGTTGCGGCGGCACTGTTAAAAGGTTCAGTTGAAGTTTTAAAAGGGGAGAAGCTATCTACTGCAATTGGCAAAGGTTTAAAGACAGGTGTTATTTCCGGACTAGCGGCAGGCTTAGTAAATGTAGTTGGGGATTGGCTTTCAGGCATGCAAGCAGAGATTGTACCTTTTGAAGGGTTAGATAGAATTAGCTTTGAAGCGTCAAAGTCAATTCAGTCACCTGGATTTGAATGGACAAGGTCGATGAATTTTGAAAACTTAACAGTACTTCCAAAAGATGCAGATTTAGCAATGCAGTTAGTAGCAGACATTGCAAAGGGAGATCCATTTGCGTTTGATTCACTTGCAGAATTAGCTAAGAGTGTTAACACTGCAGAATATGCCACTGAGATGGCAAAGTTCACTAATGCGGCCAAAGATATTGCATTGCAGAATGATGCAACATACCAAGCTATTACAGCAATTCAAACAGCATTAGCCGCAACAGCAGGAGGAGCAGTTGCTGGTAAGAGTGTTAGTGATGATAGAGGTGAAGATCAACAAGAGCTATTTCAATCGTATACTAATAATGGAATTGCATTAACAGAAAGAAAAATTGGAAGATTATTTGATACAGTAGAATATTATAACTCAAATCCAAATATTGAATTCTTAGGTGAAGGCCCTGTATGGGATAATATTAAAAAGAAGGCAATTGACAAAGTAAAACAGGCCGCTAAACCAGTTGTAGATAAAACAAAGACTGTTGTTGGTAATACAATGAATGTTGTTACAGCAGACATCCTTAAAAAAGCATGGAAAACTGCTGGTAGTCCAACAGATAGTGAAGTAATAGCTCGCTTATTAGCAAAGAATAAAGTACAGCCAGATGTTATTGCATCTGCGTTCAAAGACTTAGCTATTCCAGAACCTGACGAGGCTAATCCAGGTGAAAAAGATGCAAAGGAACTTAAACTTCGTAAAACTCCGCAGATGAAAGACGGACAATACGAACTAGATCTTGCTTCATTACCTCCAGCAACTAGACAGGCAACAAGCAACTTATGGGACGAGTTTAATAAACTTTCTCCTAAAGAACAAGAAGAATTTAAAGCTGAAATTAATCCGGAGAATATAAAATGAAGATAACAGAGGTAGTTAATAATACAAAGCCGGTGCTAATTGAAGCTAAAGCAAGAATTGACCATCCAGAAGATATTATCTTTGATGATAACGGAACGCAGGGTGCAATGCGAGCTCTCGATGCAATGGTACATGCTTCACAGAATCACGGAGATACAACTTCAATTAAATGGGACGGAAGTCCAGCAGTAATATTTGGTTGGGTAGATAAGAATTCATTTATTGTAACAGACAAAGCTGGCATAGGTGCAACAAAATATGATGGTAAGCCTACTAGTTCTAAAGAAGTACAGGCTATGATTTATAACAGAAAGCCAGATCAAGAAGGTAGACAATATTATGCAAACAAATTTGCAAGCATATACGAACTTCTTAAAAAAGCAACCCCAAAAAGTTTGATAGGACAAATGATTCAAGGAGATTTGCTTTATATGAGTTCAGATGATATCTTACATACAGATGAAGATGTTACATTTGGCCCAAGTAAAATTAAATATACTATTGATAAAGATAATCCAATAGGTGCATTGATTGCGAAGAGTGCTTGCGGTATTGCAGTACATAGCGTTTTTGATTCAGTTAACTCAGCTAGTGCCGCAGACGGAGAACCATCACCTGCAACGCCTACTACATTAGGATTAAAGCAAAGTCCTAAGTTAGTAATCTTTGGTCCAGAGACAAATATACCAACAGATACTGAAATTAAACTACCAATGGCAGAAGTAGAATCTTTGAGGAACTTAATTAAAAGCGGACCAGCACAACTAATTGATGATATGTTAGATCCATTTGCAATGGGAAGTCTTAAAATAGCAAACTTACCAGAACTATTTAAAAAGTTTGTAAACTTTAAAGCAAGGTCAGGTGAAGATATTGGTTCTGCCCCAGCGTTAGCAAATGATTTTATTAAATGGCTAGAAGGTCCAGCAGGATTAACAGATAATAAAAAGAAAAACGTGTTAGCACACTTGCAACAGTTTAAAGCACCTTTTGAGATGTCATGGCGAATTGTGTCTGCACTAAGTAATATAAAGCACACTATTAAAGACCAGTTAGATACTCATGTAACTGGGATTAAAACTGATAGAGGTCACGAAGGCTTTGTGTCTGCTACACCACATGGTAAGATTAAATTTGTTAATCGCCCATCTTTTATGAAAAAGGACTAGAGAATATGACAGACGTTATTGATGAAAAAACGTACGACATTTGGAAGGTAGGCGATAAGTTTCTTATCGGTGACGATGACGATTCGTCAAAGAAGTTAACAGTTGTAGGCATCTTAGGTAATAAATTACTTGGATCTGATGGTAACAAATACAGCAGATATGGAGTTACTAAATTTTCTGAATCAGTAGAACCTGAAATGTTTTCATTTATCAAGGATAACTGTAATGAAAGTAAAATGTTTCGTAACAATTACCTAACTGCATTGACATTACGAGATACTGTTGACGCCGCATTTTTAAATATGGTTACATTATATATGTTAGCACAAGAGTTTGAGACTGCACCGTTTGCACAAAACTATGCAAGACGAACAATGGTATATGGCAACTTTAGTCAGAGCCGAGTTAGTTCAACTGACTTATATCAAGCATTACATATCTCAATTTATAGAGATACTAAAGAAGGTGATAGACTTAAAGCACCTGAACAAAATGCTTCTTTGAGAGTAAGACTTCATATGAATGAGAAGTATGTTAAAGATTTCTTACGAGGAATTGGATCAGGAAGATTAGACAGAATTACAGCTACACGGCTCTTATATAAATTAGAAAGTCAAATGAATATACAAGTTAGTAACTATAAAAGTTTACGCAGATTAATAACTGATTGGGAACATTTAACAACTTTCCAAAAGCAGACATGTGTAACTAGGCTTTTACAGTATTATAGAACACGTGGCAGACGTAGCGATTTGTTTGGAACACTTAGTACATTTGTACAACATAAATCCTGGGAACAGAAGACAAAAGATAATGCAGAAGTTAAAGCAATAGGTCCAGCCAATGCAATTCATGGCACTAGTAGTTCAGATAATTTTATATCAAGCATTGCAAAAGTTGGTGGAGCTGGATTTATAGGTTATGCGGCCGCAAAAGCACTAGGTAAACTTAGGTAATTAATAATGGAAACAGTTGAAAAGAAACGCTCCTGGAGTATTCCTGGGTCACACTTTGGTGGAGACCCAGAATTCTATTCTTGTTGGACGCTGTTTGATATTAGTAATGACGGTACTAGTGCATCTGAAAATTTAGAGAAGATAATGGCTATTGCTTCTTCTCGTTCTCAGCCTATACTTGCTGGAGTTGAAATGATTATTAATCAAGATGTTACTAACGGATTATTTGGTAGTAAACATACAGGCAACCATAACGTATGGGCGTATAAATGGATTGTTGATAAAAAGGGTATAATGACTGAAGATACATTAAATCAAGAAGCACATGGATTACAATTATTAACTGGATTGCAAGAAACAGCAACAGTAGGTAAGAAGATTTATACAAGAGGAGTTAACACAAACTTGTTTTTTGTCTGCCATGAATCTCTATAAAATGGTAAATACGTTGGTATAACAATAGCTCACAAAAACTTATAATGGCTCATATTGGCACTTTACGGAACATAGCGGACTACTTCAAGAGCAAGCAAGTCACCGTTACACACGCACTCAGTAAAGAACATATTATATAATGGAAAAAAAGATAAAAGTAGTACAAGGTGAAGCGGCAGATCTTAATTTGCATGTAGAATTATGTGCAAGTCGGTATAATCGCCTAGAAGAGAAATTCACTGGTATGGAAAACAGACTAGAACATCTTCACAAAGATTTCTCTGAATTTAAAGTAAAAGCAGACTCAAATTTTAATGATCTTAAAGATTTAATCCACCAATCCACCAATAAACGATTTAATACAATGGTAACAACTTCCGGAACGGTAATTGTTGCTTTAATAGGTATGCTAGGTTATATAATTATTAATAACTAGTAATGGAGGTTATATGGAAGTCTTAGTAGAATCACGAATAGTATGGGCCAGGTCTGGTAACAAGGTAAAACGCAAAATACGTTGTACTACCGGAAAACGCCGCGGCCGTATTGTCAGTACTATTGGCGCCTGTAACAAACGCATTAATATTAAAAAACGTTATATCTTTAAACGTGCAAAACAACGTTTCAAAGCCAGAATGAAAATCAAGCAAATGAGAACAAAACGTTATAATCCAGTATCACGCAGGGTTGCAAGGTTGAATAGGCAAAAAGGTCATCGTAATCCTAATAGACCAAGTATTGGGCGTAAGACAACAAGAAAACGAAGATAGTTATATAGTCTTATAAGGCTAAATAAATGATAAACAATTACCAGGAGGTTACCATGAAGTTTAATGACATTTCAAATAACACTGCTCCAGCCGAAGCGGCTCGCGAAGCATTGTTAAAACAAAGTATTGTAATTGAAGAATCAGTAAGTGGTTCATCATTACGAGATCACTTAGGTGATATTCAGAAAGAACTTGATACTTTAGCAAGTAAAGGCGGAGCAGAATACACTCGTGCAGTTTTACATAAGGCAGTCTATGAAGATATGGCTAATGTAGATGCAGAGGTTATTGTCGAAGCTGAATTTGGTGATGATGATATCGAGCAAGCAGAAATTATTATAGCGGCAACAGGCATGAGCAAAGAATTTCAAGATATGATTGAAGATTCAGCTGATATGCTTGGAAGCGATTTAATTACTTTAGTTGATCAAATCAAATCAAAATTTGGAGATGGCGCCGGTGAACAATTCGGAACTGCTATTAGATCTTCATTGCAATCGGCAATGGATGTCCTTACTACAACTAAAGATGGTATTGATGCCGCAATTAGTCAGTTAAAAGATCCTATGTCTGCTCCAGTAGCAGATCCTGGTATGGAACCAGAATTAGGCGATGACGTAGAGGCAGTTACGCCTGCAATGTCAGGACCAGAAGAAGAGCCACTTGGTAGGGAACTAAAGAGTGAACTTGAGTGAAATAACATCGATTGATGCTGACTTTGCTAGTGCAATTAAGATGTTCTTGATTAGAGCATCATTGGATGGTAATGACTCGCTACCAATGGAAGAACTTGTTGGCATGTTATCTAAGTTAGGATTTCAGGCTAATGGGCAAGAAACTGGAATTAGGAATTATATTACTACATTAAAGAATAGAAACCCTGATTTAGTTTCAGATGTAAGTGACACAGATATTATCTTAACTACGATGGTAAGTGATCCTGGTGATGCAGAAGACAACGAAGAGAAAGTTGACGATATGGCATTATCAACAGCAAAGGCAGATTTAGGAATATGAGTAGAATATTTTATACAGCATCAGAAGCAAGATCTCAATCTTTACAAGACCTGGTAATTTTGAATGAAGTTCGAGACTTAGAACTTGCTGTTATTACAGCTACTGGTTCTGGAGCAGTTGAGGTAGAAGTAATTACAACAACCTCAATGGCCGCCAATGCAGTTGATACAAATTTTATTCTAGCATCTGAATACTATGATACCTTGGTAGGCACTAGAGATGATAGACAAAAGTCCTTACAAATTGATAAGGTAATTAAGTACTTTACGGATCTTGGTTATACCATAGATCCGGTAACCAATAATGCAACAACAACTACCTTTAAATGGCGTATTGCCTGGTAGATTCTTCTTGACTATTGATTAAATCTCTGTTATACTTAACAGATGATAAACCATAATCCAATATATAATTACAAAAAACTATCTAGGATAGACGGAGTACAACGTTTGTATGAAACACCTGGTGGCGATAAAGTGCCTAGTGTTACAACAATCCTGTCTAAGACTAGCGATAAAAGCGGACTTATTGCCTGGCGTAAACGTGTAGGTGATGCAGAAGCAAACAGAGTATCTAAAGAATCGTCTGGCTTGGGCACATTAGTACATACCCATGTTGAAAACTATCTACTTGGCAAAGATCGTCCTAAGGGCAATAATCTTGTACATGAGATGGCCACACGGATGTCAGATCGTATTATTAATGAAGGCCTACCAGATGTAACAGAAGTATGGGGTATGGAAGTGCAACTATATTTTCCAGGCTTGTATGCTGGCACTACAGACTTAGTTGGTACGCATAAAGGAACTCCTGCTATTATGGACCACAAGACGTCTAAGGCACTAAAGAAGCCTGAATGGATGGAAGATTATTTCATTCAGACATGTGCTTATGCATTGGCCCATAATGAGTTATATCAAACTGATATTAAAAAAGGTGTACTGTTTATGACTACAAGAGATGACAAGTATAAGACATATATTATTGAAGGTAACGATTTTAAAAATTATACTGATAAATGGCTTCAACGTGTTGAAACTTTCTATAACGTATAAATATGCAACAGGTAGAATCAAATGCAATATGATTTAGAGTTTTGGGAATCAGATAAACATACTAGAATGCTTAAATGGAGAGACTGGAGAAACAATTTACAGACACTCCCTGAAGATGAGATTTACAAAACTATAGCATATTGGTGGAAAATGGTTCCTATGGCAGGCAATACCATAGATGTATGGCGTGAAGACACGTGGCCCACACCCTGGGAATTGATTATTTTTAATAGTTTTTGTAGTCCGGCACGCGGATTAGGAATGTACTATACACTAACATTATTGGAGATACAATCGGAGTTAATTCTTGCTAAAATTGAAGATGATACAACACTTCTGGTAAGAACTGCCCAAGAAAAACTGTTAAATTACTATGAGGGTGATGCATGTTATGTATCAGAATCCCAGTATGATCTTATAAGAATTTACCAGCCTACTGATGTATATACCGTGGATAAAGTATAACTGTATGGCATGATGAGAACGAAATAAATATAAGCAATAGACGATTTAAAGGAAATGAAATAGATGAATAGCACCGGAGTAAATGTAGTAAAACGAGACGGAAAGATAGAATCTCTTGATATTAACAAGATACATAAGATGGTCGAAGAAGCATGCGAAGGATTAGCTGGTGTTAGTGTTTCACAAGTAGAAATGAATGCAGATTTACAGTTTACAAACGGTATTAATACAGCAGACATTCAGGAAATTTTAGTTCGAAGTGCAAGTGATTTGATTAGTTTGGATAATCCAAATTATCAGTTTGTCGCCGCCCGACTACTATTATACGGACTGCGTAAAGATGTATTTGGAAAATTTGATTACTCTCCGTTATATGATATAGTTGTAAAAAATGTTGAGCAAGGAGTATATGATCCAGAATTATTAGAACTATATACAAAAGATGACTGGAATCAATTAGATTCGTATATTAATCATCAACGTGATTTAGATTTTACATATGCTGGCATGCGTCAAGTAGCGGACAAATATCTTGTCCAAGACAGGAGCACGGGTCATATTTACGAAACTCCTCAATATATGTATATGTTAATTTCTGCAACTATCTTTTCAACTTATCCAGCAGAAACAAGGATTGGATATATCCGTCGTTACTATGATGCAATATCTACATTTAAAATTAATATTCCTACACCAATAATGTCAGGTGTTCGTACTCCTATTAGACAATTTGCTTCCTGCGTCTTAGTTGACGTAGATGATACATTGCCATCAATTTTTAATAGTTCTTCAGCAGTTGGATATTATATTGCTCAACGTGCTGGAATAGGACTTAACTTAGGACGCATTCGTAGCATTGGATCAAAAATTCGTGGTGGTGAGGTAGCACATACTGGAGTAGTTCCTTTCTTAAAAGTTTACGAATCAGTTGTGCGTTCATGCACACAAAATGGTGTTCGTGGTGGTAGTGCTACAGTGCATTTTCCAATATGGCACAAAGAAATCCAAGATATCATTGTTTTAAAAAACAATAAAGGGACAGAAGATAATCGTGTCCGTAAACTAGATTATTCAATTCAAATAAGCAAACTATTCTACGAAAGGTTAATTAGTGGTACTAAGATTAGCCTTTTTTCACCTCATGAAGTTCCTGGGTTGTATGAAGCATTTGGAGATAATGATAAGTTTGATAATTTATATACTAGTTACGAGAATGATAGCTCAATTGATCGCATTGAAGTACCGGCAACAGAATTATTTGGCGATATATTAAAAGAACGTGCTGAAACAGGACGTATCTATATTATGAATATTGATCATTGTAATAGTCATAGTAGTTTTGATCCTATGATTCGAATGAGTAATCTTTGCCAAGAAATTACATTGCCAACTACACCAATACAAGGGTTAGATGATGCATCGGGAGAGATAGCTTTATGCATTCTTAGTGCTATCAATGTTGGCACCTTGCGAAATTTAGATGACTTAAAGAATCTATGTGATCTTGCAGTCCGAGCATTAGATCAGATTATTGATTATCAACGTTATCCAGTTAAAGCCGCAGAATTGTCAACTAAATCTAGACGTAGTTTAGGAGTAGGATACATAGGGCTTGCACATTACCTAGCAAAACGTGAGTTACATTATAATGATGTTGAATCAGCAAAAGAAGTCAATAGATTGTCTGAAGCATTCCAATATTATTTAATTTTAGCAAGTGTTGACTTAGCAAAAGAGCAAGGACCTTGCTCTGCATACGATGATACAAAATATTCAAGAGGTATATTACCAATTGATACTTACAAAACAGATGTTGACGAATTCCTAGGAAAAGATTTGCAGTACGATTGGGAAGAGTTACGATTTAAGGTAGCTAAACATGGAATGCGTCATAGCACATTATCTGCACAAATGCCGTCAGAGAGTTCGTCTGTTGTTAGCAATGAAACTAATGGTATCGAACCTCCTAGGGCATATATGAATACTAAGAAAAGTAAAAAAGGTCCATTAAAGCAAATTGTACCTCAGTATAATAAACTTAAAAATCATTATAGCTTTTTATGGGACGAAGGTGTTAACGAAGGTTATATCCGTATTGTTTCAGCAATGCAAAAATACTTTGATCAATCAATTAGTGGTAATTGGAGTTACAATCCTAAATTTTATCCAGATAACGAAGTACCAATGAGTGTCATGTTTAATGACTTATTAACCACATACAAGTATGGCTGGAAGACAAGTTACTACCAGAATACTTACGATTCAAAAGGAGAAGATGAAGAGATGTTAGACGAACTTGAGATCTCCCAAGAAGTAATACCGGCATTTTCAATAACCATTGATCAAGAGGAAGAAGAGTGTGAAGCATGCAACATTTAAAAACAACTGTATTCAACAAAAACAAAATTGATTATACAAAACAACCTATGTTCTTTGGAGAACAATTAAGCTCGCAACGATTTGATGAATTTCGTTATCCGGTATTTGATAAGTTAACACAAACACAACTTGGATATTTTTGGAGACCAGAAGAAGTTAGTTTGCAAAAGGATCGAAGTGATTATTTAAATTTTACAGATTCTCAAAAGTTTATTTTTACAAGTAATTTAAAATATCAAACATTACTTGACAGTGTTCAAGGACGCGGACCAGCTCTTGCATTTGTGCCTTATTGTACTTTACCGGAGTTAGAAGCATGTTTAATTACTTGGGATTTCTTTGAAACAATTCATAGTCGTAGTTACACACATATTATTAAAAATATTTACCCTGATCCTAGTGATGTGTTTAACACTATTCTTGATGATGAGAAGATTGTTGCTAGGGCAGAAAGTGTAACAAGAGCATATGATGATTTTATTAATGATGCTCAATATTATACTGCTACTGGTAAAGGAGATCTTAGAGAACTTAAAAAGAAACTTTACCTAGCAATGGTAAATGTTAATGCGTTAGAAGGTTTGCGTTTTTATGTTTCCTTTGCATGTACGTTTGCATTTGGCGAGTTAAAAACAATGGAAGGCTCTGCTAAGATTGTTAGTTTAATTGCTCGTGATGAAAGCCAGCATTTAGCAATTAGCACACATATTATCAAGAATTGGATTAAAGGTGATGACCCAGATATGGTTTCTATTGCAAAAGAGTGCGAAGAAGAAATTGGTCTTATATATGACAAGGTAGTAGAAGAAGAAAAAGAATGGGCTGATTATTTGTTTACAAATGGTTCTATTGTTGGATTAAATGAGAAATTGTTGCATATGTTTATTGAGCATATTGCAAACAAGCGTCTTAAAAGTTTAGGATTAGCAACAAGATATGCTCAAAGTCCTAATGATAATCCATTACCTTGGACATCACATTGGCTTTCAAATAAAGGTGTACAAAATGCACCTCAAGAAACAGAGATTGAGAGTTATGTTATTGGTGGCATTAAGCAAGACGTAAAAGAGGATAGTTTTAAAGGATTTAAATTATGATAATATCATCAAAGGCGAGAACAAAAGGAGACATTGTTTCTATTAAATTAAGTAACGGCGAAGAGCTTATTGCTAGTTGGTGTGAAGCAAGAAGTGATGTATTAATTATTGATAGACCAGTTTCATTGTCAACAGGGCCAAATGGTGCCCCGGCATTAATGCCTTTTTTCTTAACAGCATCACCTGATGCAACTCGAGATATTGAATTGAATAGGAATTTAGTTGTTATGATTGCAGATACAGATAAGCCATTAGCAACTCAATATACTTCAGCAATGTCAGGAATTATACAAGCACCGCCTTCCCCAGGGGTAATAGTTTAATAAATACTTGTATGACAGAAGTTCACAGAGATACTGATTCAAGGATATGCGGTGCGGCAACAGTAGTTGCTGGTAATTCGACAGTGTTTGTTAATAACTTATTAGCAAGTGTTGATAAGGATCCAAATAATCACGGCGCCGGCAATATTATTGCAAGCACAAAAAATGTTTATGTAGAAAATGAATTAATTGTTGAAAATGGTGACTCTGCAAATCCTGATAAAATTTGTCCAATACCACCTCACTGTGAGCCAAGTACATCATCGGGTTCTCCTAACGTGTTTGTAGGTAGCTGATATGGTTTCTATCCCAGTAATACCAGGAATTAAAGTGCAAACAGGCGGCATACTTAATAAGTCTATTAAAGATATTATTTGTGCAGTACTATTTGGCGGCCTTGGTAACCTTTTAAAAGGAAACTTGATATGCATTGAAGCAAACATTAATGAAATGCTAGAAGATGCTGGATATGCAAATCTATATGATATTAAAGACGAATTAAGATTACTGCAAGATGAAGTTAAAGCATTTAACGATCACCTTGGAGTATCTGACATTACAGATAGGATTAATAATGCATTAGGAGAAGTACGTTATTTGTTGAGTTTAGGAGGACTATGTCCAGTTCCTATTAAAATTCCAAATATTAACGGAGACATTTTAGATCAGGTTACTGACAATGTTTTTAACAACTTACAAGGTGTACTAAGTGCATTTGGACCATTGCTAAAACCTAAAATCTGTATTGATGCTAGTGGGAAAATCAATACTGGATCTTTTAACCCAGGTAGTATACTTGATAATATTAGGAAAGCATCACAGAATGCATTATCAGCTGGTACATCAATTCCAGCAAGTCTAACTTCTGGATTTAAAAATGAGATTGGTGGAATTGCTACAAGTATTAAACAAGCAAGGGCAAAGGAATTATTTCCTGACTTTAGACATAAGCATAATTTATTAACAGGTGCCCCGGTTGTTGCTGGTGCTCCTGCTATAACAATAGGTCCAAGACCATCAGATGCAGATATTGCCGCAGTTGCTGGATTAACATCAACTAGTGGGCCAGAGTTTGAACTAGCGGCAAGCTCCTTTCCTCCTGCTAAAACACCAAACCTAACTGATGCTACAAAGCAAGCACAGACGTTAGTTGCAAACGTTGCTAACAGTGCAAGTTATCCAATTAACAGTGACAAGAATTTATGGGCTAGGACATTAGGTCCAGAAGTATATGCATTAGCATTAGATGCTTTAAATAATGATGATCCGTTTGTAGGTCAAACAGAAGATGTGTATGATTATTGTGGCAGGGTTACAGGTCAAGTAACCACAGCAATTACAGGTGATATTGAAAGTGCCGGGTTACCTGACATAACAGATGCAGATCTAACTCAAACAGATACCAGTTATAATCTATTATGGATTGATGCACCAGCTCAAAACAGGGTTGGTTGGGCGGTTACCGGAGTTACAGAAGAAACATTGGTACTTGATGAGTTTGATTGCAAAGTACTAACTCCAGCATTATCTTTAAATCCTGAAATAGAAATTTTTAGAGGTAAAACACACCTAATAAGTTTGCCACCAAGTAACCCAAATGTCAATAGTTTGGAAATTAGCAATTATGGCTATAAAGATAACGGTTTAACAGCCGTACGAAGCAGAATTTTGTATAATTTACCGCCTGGACAGGAATTTTTCATATACGAAGCCAAATTAGACAGTAACAGTAATAGAGTACCAGACATAACTAAAAGGTGGTCAAATGGGCTGGTTCGTTTTGAATTCTCTGAGTTCTTAGATGAAGCTAATGGACGTAATGAAGATTTTTTAACATGGGCACAGGCATTTATTCCTGATTTTATCCCAGATCCAAATGATATAAACAAGATAATTGATGCTGAAGGTAGATTAATTAAAAGTAATTTAATTCAAAGTCCGTTACCAGACGAACCAGGAGAGATATGGGTAGAAGACGGTTCAACAGTATACGATAGCCTAACAGGAGGAACTCCTATCCTTATTAAGACCTGGAAACGTGCTATTGCTAACTTAATAAACGGTGAAAATATGCTTATTGAAGTAGATGATACGTTCCCTGATTACCTAACATACAGCAATGAAGATGGAAGTATTTACGGTTTAATAAAAATAACTTAAAAAAGAGGTTGACTTATTGGCATAAGGGTGCTATATTATACATAATGCTACTTAACTCAAAGGATGATATAATGATTAAACTTATAACTGGTGCGTTAATTGCTTTTGGCTTAATAATTGCTTCATCGACAGTTAATGCACACGAATATTCGTACAAACATTATCATAATAGCAATGATACCTGGGACACTAACGGGTATAATAGTAACAATCCTTATTATAATCGGTATTATGCTCAAAGAGATCGCGAATACTGGGATTGGTATTACGCAGACGAATCAGCACCAACATATAACCAACCAATTATTATAGATAATGCGCCTTACGGATATAAGAGAGTATCTGCATATGATTCTTACTGTGGTTGTAATATAAGTGTTCTTGTACCAATTAGGTAAATAACGTTAATAAATGCTCGAGCATGTTATAAACTGAAAGGTATTAACCCCCAGATGGAACCTATTAAATTAAAGTGGCTCATTGCACACCAGCCACAATATCTATTTGTCCGTACTGCGAAAGCATTCCGTGATGAGTTAGAAAAAAGATGTCCTGGAGAATTTGACATTGAAATTCTAGATATGAAAACATATATTGCAAAATACAACGAAATTCCGGAATTAAATAACAAACCTGCGTCAATGGAAGGTTTAGAAAAAGATTGGGAAAGCAAAGATTCAGATAACACTTTTACACCAGTCGCCGTACAAGAAATCGACAAAAAGTGGAAATCACTGTTTACCGCAATAAAAGATGGCCGCATTGATATTAGTCAGACACAAGCTACAGTAATAGGATCATTCCTATTCAAGCCTTTTGAAACATTAGATCTTCCTTTCTTGTTTAAGGATCATGATCATGTAACCAGGGCGTTAGATGGTTCAATTGGTGAAAACCTTCGTGGAATGCTAGAAACTGCAACTGGTGTTAAATCTTTAGGATTTACTTACTCTGGTGGTTTTAGAATTGTTGGTTCTAATCATGACATTGCAAGTGTTCTTGAATTAAAAGATACAACAATGCAAACTGTTCCAACTACAACTGCAATGTTTAATAGTCCAGATATTAAAGCTAAGGCGTTTCCAAGGAAAGCATTAGATGTTCAGGAAATGAAAGATTTTGCTAAAGGTGTTAAATCTGCTATTGAGACAACTTATCTAAGATTCAAAGGAACACATATTTTGAAGACAAATCATTCTATGTTCTTAACTAGTATTTTAGCAGGATCAAAATTATTTGATAAGTTAACATTAGAACAACAAGAAGCTTTTAAAGAATCAGCCTATGCAGTGTCTAAAATTGAAAGAAAATGGTCACTTGAAGACTGTGAAAAATATGAGAGAGACGCAGTTGCAAATGGAGTTCAGATAAGAGAAATTACTCAAGAAGAAACTGATATACTTGCTAATAATGCTCATAGATCATATGAACAGTTTTATTCAACAACATTCGCAACTAGAGAAGAAGCTGAAGATGCAAACTTTGTTCATCAAGGTGAGCAGTCAGTTGATGTTTATAACAAACGTAAAAACCTCGTTGAGCAAATACAAGCGGCGTAGGTAATAAAAACAGGGCTAGATGGGGCAATTTAGAATGATTCTAATACCCTGTCTAGCCTATTAGTTTGATAAATAAAGTTAATGTGTATAACAACACATTACAACATTAATGGAAGAAGTACACACATGGCAGAACAAGTAACAGGTAAAGTAAAATGGTTTCAAGACGCAAAGGGTTGGGGTTTTATTAAACCTGACGATGGATCAGATGACGTTTTCGCTCATTATTCAGCAATCAACTCTGATGGTTTTAAATCTCTTAAAGAAGGCCAAGCAGTATCATTTGAAGTAGTTCAAGGTGATAAAGGTCGTCAAGCCGCCAACATAACTCTTATAGAATCAGAGTAAATTTATTTACAATGGCTAATAGCCAGTATAAATAGCATATAACTAATGTTATGATGTATCAGTTTGATTGTTTTGAACAATCAAACATAATAACAAACTTTGCTTATAGAAAGCAAAACGGTTAAAAGAGTTGGTCGATGGAAGTAACACAATTTATTGACAATATTGTAAGCAGATTTGCGAAATTCTATTCGTGGTTTGCATTACTAATGGTACTTTTCGTAGTAACTAACGTACTAGGAAGGTATTACTTTGACATTCGTAATGATTTTGTAGTCGATACAACCTGGCAACTATACGGTATGCTTATTATGTTTGGTTGCAGTTATTCTCTAGGCAAAGAAGCACATATTAGAACAGATTTATTCTGGAGCAACTATAAAGATCGTACAAAAGCAATTATTGACTTTATAAGTTATATCTTATTATTCTTCCCTTCCTTTGCACTTATCACATACATTAGTTTTAACGACACATATGCCGCTATTGAAATGAACGAACGTAGTTCTGAAACAATGGCTCAGCTTGTTATATGGCCAATGAAGATTGGCATTACACTTGGCTTAGTACTTCTAATGATACAAGCCTTGAGTCAGATGATTAAATGTTATAGAAGGATTTTCAATAATGAGTAATGAATGGCTAGCAATGACAATGTTATTTACAATGATTGCTGGCATCTTTGTTGGAGTTCCAGTTAGTTTTACACTAACATTTCTAGCATTAATTTTTGGATTGATGGGATTAGGATTAAGTGTTTTTGATCTTACATATCTCAATCTATTAGGAGGACTTTCAGACGAAGTGCTAATGAGTATTCCTATGTTTATCCTTATGGGTTACGTTGCTGAACGAGCCGGACTGGTAGAGAATTTATTTGAGAGTTTAAAGAAGGTATTGTCTGGTGTTCCAGGCAACTTATACATTGTTGTTATCTGTATTGCAGTATTGATCAGTTTAGCAACAGGAGTAGTCGGAGCATCAGTAACGTTATTGGGCATTATGGCCGCTCCAAGTATGATTAAACAAGGGTATGATGCTAAACTATCAGCAGGAGTAATTGCAGGAGGTGGATCTCTTATTATGATTCCTCCATCCATTCCGCTTATTGTAATGGCGCCCACAATGAATCTTAATATTATTGATGTGTATGCGGCCGCAATAGGTCCAGGATTACTAATTGCATTTATGTATCTAGTATACGTTGTATTCCTTATAAAAACAAAACCAGGGGTAGCACCTATGGTACCTCTAGAAGAAAGAGTAGAAATAGATTTTAAGTTAATTATGTTATTGTTATGGCATGTTGTACCATTGGCATCATTGATTCTTATTACATTAGGATCAATGTTATTTGGACTAGCAACTAGCACAGAAGCTGGTGCGTTTGGTGCGTTTGGCGCCTTATGTTTAGCCGCCATTAACAGAAAATTAACTTTAACAAATATTCAAGAAGCATTATTAAAAACAACCAATACTTCGGCTGTGGTAATGTTATTAGCAATTACATCAACAATCTTTGGTGCTGTATTTGCTTCCTTGGGTGGTGACAAAATCATTGTATCAGTGTTAACTTCTTTGCCCATACCCGGATGGGCAGTAGTTGGAGCTATATTAGTGTTATGTCATATTTTAGGCTGGCCCTTTGAGTGGCCAGTGGTAGTACTAGTGTTCTTACCAATATTCTTACCAGTATTAATTGATACTGGAGTTGATCTAATTTGGTTTGCGGCCGCCTTGGGTGTTATTTTACAAACAGCATATCTAACACCTCCAGTGGCTTTAACTGGATACTATCTAAAACAGGTGGTGCCTTCGTGGGACCTTAAATTAATATTCAAAGCAATGATGCCGTTTATGTATATTCAGGTTATTTGTGTAGTAATATTGTTTATTACGCCTGGCCTTGCAACGTGGTTACCTAATTACCTAGCAGAGCAAAGAAAAAACGTAGTACAAGAAGTACTAGGTGATGATGTCAAAGGCCAAGAAGTTGACTTTTTGGGTGTCCTTGGACAATAATATTTTGGAGAATAAAAATATGAAACGTTTCATCGGAGCGGTATTAGCTACCGCAATGTCATTTGGCATGTTTGCTTCAGTAGCAACAGTTAATGCCAAAGAACTACAGATTGCATCTAGTTTTGGAGCAATCTCAACTTTTAACGAGCAAGCAAACTTTCTCGCAGACAGAGTTAAAATTTTAACAGACGGAAAAATTGATATGAAAATCAGACCGTCTGGTGCATTAGTTCCTTCTTTTAAGGTGCTAGATGCTACAGCGTCAGGTGCAGTAGATGGTGCATGGACGCAATCTTATTACTGGGTCGGAAAGTCAAAGACTCTTGCACTATTTAATAGTCCTTTAGGTGGACCTTACGGTATGGACGGGATCGACTTCCTAGGTTGGATGTTCCACGGTGGTGGACTTGAATTGTATAACGACTTCTATAAGAATGAACTTAAATTAGATGTTGTTCCTTTTCCAGTTATGCCAGCACAGAATCAGCCATTAGGTTGGTTCCATCGACCAATTAAGAATCTAGCAGATCTTAAGAATTTTAAATGTCGTCAAACTGGCGCCAACGTAGAATTATATGCTAGAATGGGTATGCAGACTATCGGTATGCCAGGTGGTGAGATCATGGCAGCGGCCGCAAAAGGAGTTATTAATTGTGCTGAATTTGTTGGCGGTCTCGAAGACGAACGTCTTGGATTTCCTACAGTATGGAAATACTACTACTTGAATTCATTGCATGAGCACTCAAATACTGGTGATTTACTACTTAATGGTAAAGTATGGCGTTCAATGAGTAAGCAACAGCAGACAGCAATTCGTTCTGCCTCTTATGAATCATATCTATGGTGGTTAACTGACATTCAAGCAAAGAATGGTCAAGCACTTGCTAGAATGATTAAAGAGCATGGAATTAGAGTTATGAAAACTCCAGCAGATATTCTGGTTGCTGAGTTAGAAACTATTGATATCATGTTAGCAGAAAATGCCGCTAAGGATCCTTATTTTGCAAAAGTACTTGCTTCTCAGAAAGCATGGGCAAGGAAAGTAGTTCCATTTAAGAACGTAGCATTTACGCCTTATAACTATGCCGCAGACTACTACTGGAAGAAAAAGTAAGTTTAAAAGCATATAACGTTAAAAATAGGGTGCTTATGCATCCTATTTTTTTGGCTATTATTTCTATATTTGTCATAAATGCATAAATACACTTGGATAGAATTCAGTCTAATACCTTATCGGAAAAAGCTGAAAACTTTCTACAATTTTGCAGTAGCAGAATTGTTTTTCTTAAGAAAAAGGAGTCTATAATGACAAAGAATATTAAATGGGTACTCGCACACGAGCCTATCGAATTGTTTTTAAGAGCCGCAAAAGTTTTTGCATCTGAAGTTAATGCAAGAGCAAACGGAGCTTTAGATATTGAAGTTATGACAATGAATGAGTATTCTGCAAAGTATAATAACGGTATCGTTGTTACTAAGCACGAACTTGTTGATATGATTAACAGAGGTGACATTGAAATGTCACAAACTTACACAGTAGATATTGGCGAATATGATCACGAATTCCGTGCATTAGATATGCCATTCCTATTTGAGTCTCATGACCACGCAACTAGAGTGTTCGAAGGCCCAATTGGTGAATCACTACTAGCAGGACTTTCTCAGTCAGCTGGAGTTAAAGGTCTTGCCTTTACATATTCCGGTGGATTTAGAATTATTCCAGGACAAGAAGAAGTTTCAAGAATTGAAGATCTAAGAGGTCTAAAACTTCGTACTTCATTCTCACCTGTTGCTATTGAGACTTTCAAAGCAGTTGGTGCAGACGTAGTTCCTATGGAACTTGAAGAAATGACAGACGCAATCCAAGACAAAGATATTCAAGTAGGTGAGTCTACTTACCCACGTATCTATGCTCTAGGACAGGACAAAGTTTCTAAGGTTATTAACCACACAGAACACTCATTGTTCCTAACAAGCATCTTAATCAACCAGGACTTTTGGGCAGATTTAGGTGAAGAACTACAAGGTATTGTTGCAGACGCCGCTAAAGTAGCCGCTAATTACGAACGTGTAATTAGTATTGAAGACGTTGCACTTACACAAGCTAAAGCTGAAAGCGATGGCATTGAAGTTCGTAGAATGTCACAAGAAGAAAGAGCTCGTTTCAAAGAAGCTACAGCACATGTATATGACATGTTTCCTGAGCTAATGGGAACAGTTAAAAAGATCCAAGATCTTAAGTAAATTCTTTTTACAACTAATATTGAAAAGGCGCCTAGTGCGTCTTTTCTTTTGACCAGTATTTCCGGACGTAAAAGAAGAAATAAAGGTTGACTCTAAGGCAGTATAGTGCTATAAATAGTATACAATGTTGAAGCATAACAAACGTTGCACAGGACCTGGGGGCAGTACCCAGCGCCTCCACCATAAACACTTTTACTGAGAGTGCTTATGATGGGGGCGAAATAGGATCGACTGGCAAGTAGTAGGAATGTGGAGTTGTCCGGATGTAAGCTCGGTTAACGCGAACAAAACGATAATTGCAAACGATAATTTTGCATCTGAGGATTTTGCCCTAGCGGCATAATTGCTCTGGGCGGGAACTGCCTAGAAACAGAAGTGCCATTTAATTACTATGTATTAATTAAGGAGATACAAAAATATGGAAAAAGTTATTAATGTGTATGATGGATTAATTAGTAAGGAAATGCAAAATGAAGTTCATGAATATGCATGTAATCATACTTGGTATAGTGCATTACGTCATTTAAACGATTATGATGCTACACTAGATCCTTTAAACACTGAATTAGGAGAAGGAGAACGAGGCATAATACGACACCCGTTTGGCAATAGTACTGATATGGTGAAAACTAGGCATCCATTAATTTATAATTTGTTTCAAGATATAAACGATAAAGTACTAGGAGGCAAAGCAAATATAGATGGCATACCTGAAGACATTGGCGGACTTAAAAGTATACGAACCTCTTATAGTGACGGTAAGAATTTCTTTGACAAATACGAGTATGATAATACCATTAAAGGTTGGACATGTTATATGAATGCAAAGTCATCAGGTTCAAAAAGAGTCCAACAGATAAGAAATCACAATCCTGGATATATCCATAAAGATAGTGGTCCTGGTTATATTGATAAAAATAATTATGCAACTGTATTGTTTGTTACTAATTCAAAATGGTTGCCAAGTTGGGGCGCCGAATATGTTTTTTATAGCGACAAACAAGACGACGGCGAAGTTCATCCTAAAGGTGGTTATCCCATAGGATTCCCGGAACAGATTGTTGGCCACAAACCTGGTAGAATAATTGTATATAGACATGATCAGAATCATATAAGTTTTAAGAACGCACCGGATTCCGACGGGATGCCTGTTAGAATAGCATTTAGGGTTAATCTAAACGATAATTAAAACTAATTATATGTGTAACTAATTAAGTTACAAAACACACACACAGAAGGAGACATAATATGTCTGATACAATCAAGAACCTTAATGATGCAATTTCTGCATCAATTCCTAAAATGTCATTTAATAAAAATGGCTATGAAATCCGTACACAGGTTTTAGAAATGGCCAATGCCCATGAATGGAACGACTTTCATGCTAAGTTTGGCGCCTGGGAACAAACTACAGTTCGTGCAGAAAATGGCGAAGTAATTTCGACAACGGTACTTCCAGAAGTACCAGGAGTATCCGCAATTCTTGACACAGCCGAGCAGTTTTACAACTTTATTAATAAGAGGTAATCCTGGTCAAACAGCCTGTGCCATCTTTAGTAGATTAGCAGAGAAACCGACGGTAGCTGACATTCCGATTACAATAAAATCAGCACTATTAAAGGGGTGGTTACCAAATAAACCCGCAGAGTCCTACGGTTAGACTCTATTTTTTTATTGCACTATATATTGTTATGCTATCAACATATGCATTAAAGAATAATAAATTTCTAGTAGTAGATTCGGTAACCAACGGAATTTTAACTCTATGTAATTCAGTAAGTTTATCAAATGCAATTTGTTATACTATACCTAATGCAGAATTAATGATAATTGAATCAACTAATGCCGAAATATTAAATCTTATAGGAATGCATGAAAAATTTAATGAAGATGCAAATTTTATTTTAGTAAAAGCACATAACAGCCTAATGCCGTCATCTACTGCAAACCTTGGAAAAATAGTAAAAACAACTAAAGGTCCAGGAATATATGGTATAGAAGAAATGGACCTAGACGACATTACTCCAGAATGGATAGAAGCACGGCATTTTGCATTTAAATTAAGATACGAATATAGAATTAATGAAACAAAACTAATAGCCGATAGTGCCCAAGATAAACGTTTTATGGGAGATGCTATATTTTTACCTTTTATAAAAAGAGAACTTGAGAAATGTGATTATAAAAATGATGAATATACTGATATTATAAAAGATTGGGCTAAAATACGAGGTGTTGATATAAAAACTGCATTTGGTATGTTAGCTACTGAGGTAAAGGAAGAATTGTCTACAATAAGAGAAGCACACAGCACCTGGACTAACAAGGTGCATTTATGAAATTAAATTATGTCTTTAGTACTGAATTAAAACACTCTAACATATATGATGATTATAAAGATATTACGTTATTTCGTTCTTTGTTTAACATTGATGCAGATGCCTTCTTAGTAGATAGAACAGATACAATATCTTTTCCGTTTTCAGAAAACAATATATTTCCAATGCTAACAACGACAACAACACCTTTATCTTGGCAAGAGTGTGCAGACAACAGGGTTAAAGAACTTGTTAAGACTGGAGAAAAATTATATGTAATGTGGAGCGGCGGCATTGATAGTACGTTAATGCTTATTTCTTTTATGAAACATGCACCTAATGATCAAATAGTAGTTGTACTGAATCAAGATTCTGTTAAAGAGTATCCTCGGTTTTATAAAACCAATATATTACCTTCCTATCAAATATTAGCAACAGAGGAATTAATGCTATTAGTAGGTCAGTCTAATTTATTTAACGGATTGTTAATATCAGCTGAACATGCTGATCAGCTAGTAGGATCACCAATTTCAGACTTGGTTGTTAAGAAACTAGGAAGAACAATGTTAGGGCTTCCTTATAATGATGAAAATTTTGAGAAATTCTTACTAAGTGCAGGAGTACCAATATATCATATTGATATATTAATTAATATCTACAATATGACTATTGAAAAAAGTCCAAGGCCTATTAAGACTATGTGGGATCTGTGTTGGTGGCACGGATTTAATTTTAAATGGCAAACAATAGCTATGAAATTAGCAGTTAGAATGGCAGATCCAACTAAACTTATTACTTTTTACTCTAGTAATGATTTTCAAAATACTAGCATACAGCAAACAGGTAATGTTTTAAACTTAAAATCAGAATTTAAAGAGATTATATTAGATTATACATTAGATGGAAACTATTGGAAAACTAAAGAGAAGTTTGCTTCATCTACATTATATTACAGCCTATCTTCACCTGCAGGTTTAACCGAGAAATGGGATAGAATTCCTGTAAGAGATCTAAATTTAATAGATTACTACAATGCAGATAATACTTTAAGGAGATTAATTAATGCTTGATACATTTTCAAAAAAAGCAAATATATCCTCAATGTTAGTAGATCAACAAACATTTGGAATACTAACAGTTTCAGTTAGCCCAGCAGTTATTAACGCATTAGCAGAAGGCATACCAAATTCGTCTTTAATGGTAGCACAACTTCCTGGAAAGCACAATGAAATTATAAGAAATTATAACAGAAGCTCAACTAATAATTATATATTAACAACATCTGGTTCAGAAAAAGGATATGCTATTCCGTCAGCAGAATTAAGCGTAGCAAAAGTAGTTCCTGAGCAAGAAATTATTTTTGATATAGAAAAAATGGATAATGTTACAGAACAATTTAATGTATCTAGACAATTAGCAAATAGACGTCAGCATGTATTAGCTTCAATTGAAACAAAATTAGAACGATATGCTGGCAGGGTAGTACATAGTACTGTTGATGATGTGTTTATTCCTTATATGACTACAGAAATTGACAAATGTATTCCTGAGAACAATTATTATACACCTGGTTTAGAAGCCTGGGCAATTTCAGCCGGCCTTCCAGTTAAACAAGCATACCAAGAATGTAAAATGGTGGTAAGTTCTACAAATATTACAATTATGCGTTTACATGCGTATTGGAAATGGTTTATATCACATGTAAACTCATTAGATTTTAGCGACCAAAGTCTTATGCAAGAAACAATAGCATTAGCAGAATTTAAATTACGATCAGGAATGTAATGCAATTAATATATCATCAGGGCCAACGGGTTATAACTAATAATTCTCCTGCCGACCTCATTATATACGATAATATGTGGAAATATGATTCAAATGCATTTCTGATAGATCGTACTAAAACTGTTGACTTCTATTATCATACCAAACTACTACCAGAATATGAATTACCTAACTTTAATACTAGTGCAATTTCCTTTGAAGAGTGTTGCGTTAATAGGGCCAAAGAGTTAGTTAATATAAATGATAAAATATATTTACTTTGGTCAGGAGGAATAGACAGTACATGTTCTGTAGTCTCATTTTTACAAGCAGACGTACCACTAGATAATATTACTATTATATGCAATAAAGATAGTGTAAGAGAATATGCATTATTTTACAATAAATTTATCTTAGGTAAGTTTAATATAATGGCTACTGAAGAATTCATGTTAAAAGCAAGTGCAGGAGTTTTACCTGGAACTATAGTAAATTCTGAACATGCTGATCAATTATTTGGTTCTCCATTTGCAAATATTTTGTTAAGAGGACAACAACGTGATTTATTACTTGAACCATATTCATATGAAAATACTGTTAGAGTATTTGAGTTTATGGGCCTTTCTGATTCAGACACTCATAAATGCATCTATGAAATTTACCACCAAACTACCAAGTTTTCACCTAGACCTATAAGCACTATGTTTGACTGGTGTTGGTGGCACAATTTTAATTTTAAATGGCAAATGATTGGAGTTAAATTCTTGCCTAGGATTGCAAAAGGTAATGTGCTTCAAACTTTCTTTAGTTCTTATGATTTTCAAAATTGGAGTGTAAATCATAAACCAAATTTAACTTCTCAAGAAACTTTAAAATTGGTTCCCAAAGATATTATATTTGATTACACTAAGGATCAAAGTTATTATGATTACAAAATCAAACACCAGTCAACTACATTGTATTTTGGTCACCAAAGTGCTAGTGCAATTGATACAGATATGAACCGTATTAATTTTAAAGATTTTGATTCAGCGTTATTTTACAATCCGGACAATTCTATTGCAAAATGGCTAAAATAGAGGTTGACTTCAACACCAATGATGTGTTATAATAGTAACATAGTTAAAACGAACTTTTAACTACTTTTGATAAAGGAAAATTTATGTCAAAAACTACCCAGTCAATTAAGGCTTTCGACCTTAAGACAAAACAAGGCAAGCTCTTTCACGCACTAGTGCTAGAGAAGCAAGCTCTTACTAAATCAGCAATTAAGAAGCGATTTGGTATTGCAAATCCTACCGCGACTGTATCGAACATTCGCCAACGTGGTTATGCTATCTATGCAAACCAACGTACAGCCGGAAACGGTGTTGCTGTTACTGAATATACACATGGCACACCTTCTAGGCGTATGGTTGCCTTGGCCTATAAGGCACAGGGACTTGGTATTACTGTATAAACAGTAGTTTCATACCTGATTTGAAATAGGAGGTCTCGGCCTCCTATTTCTTTGACATAAGTATCATGCATAGATGCAAGAAAGAGAGATTAATATGGCAAAACGTATCCTAATTATGGGATTACCAGGCGCAGGAAAAACAACACTAGCAGAGAAATTAAAAACTTATCTAGAAGATAATTCTGGTATAAGTTCAGCACCATTAGATAAACAAATTAGAATAATTGAATCACCTAAATTAGATGAATATAAATGTACTGTAGAATGGTTTAATGCTGACGAGATACGAAAGCAATATAATGACTGGGATTTTTCACCTGAAGGCAGAATCCGTCAAAGTTTGCGTATGTTTGAATTATCTAAAAAGTCAGTTTCTGACTTTGTTATTTGTGATTTTGTGGCTCCGTTAGTTGAGATGAGAAACAATTATAAAGCAGACTGGACTATTTGGATAGACTCTATTAAAGAAGGTAGATACGAAGATACAAATAAGGCATTTGCTGAACCAACAGTTTACGATTTCAGAGTTCCGGAACAAGATGCTGACAAGTGGTCTGCATTTATTGGTAAAAAGATTGCAGAAGATGATAGGCGTCCAATTTTTGATTGGAAAAAAGAAACAGTACAAATGCTAGGACGTTGGCAACCTTGGCATGACGGACATAGAGCATTATTTGAAAGACTATTAAGTAAAACTGGTCAAGTAGTTATACAAATTAGAGATGTGCAAGGATGGGAAGGATCAAATCCTTTTCAAATTGAGCAAGTTACTAGATTTATTAAAGCCGATCTAGATCCATTGTATCAAGGACAATATGAAATTCAAGTGGTTCCTAACATTGTGCATATTGGTTGGGGAAGAGGAGTAGGTTACACATCAGGCGAGGAGACATTTGATGAAGCTATAACTAGTATCTCTGCAACAAATGTTAGAAAAGACTTAGGTGTAAAATAGCTTAACGTTTTTTTACTTTTTTATTTTTTAAATCTAAGGCGTGTTGTTCTTCTAGAGCTTCACGTCTTATTTTGTCTATATCATCCATTGGTGAAAATTTAGGTTTCTCTCTTAAAGTTAATTGAGCATGAAACTTTGCTTTAACTGGCTCTTTATCCTGTGCTATATTAAGCATCATAGTTATTGCTTTATAACCATCTCCAATAAAAAGCAATCTACCAGCCTTATATAATTTCGCCTTAGATGATATAGTAGAATCTAGCTCTATATCTTCATGCTGAAAAATCATTACTTTCCTACCTTATTTAAACTGTCTACAACATCGTTGATGCTGGGTTCTGGACTGTTTGGATTGTAGACACATTTAAAAGACCTTGGACATTTCATTTCAATGACCATTTCATGTGTTTTATTTCCGCCTACATATATACAAACTTCTCCACCTGCTGTAACAACTCTTTTCTTAAGTCTGCAAGTAGTATACTTTATAATTTCAGTTTCACCTCGTTGTATCTTTTGCTGTTTAGTGTATTGCTTTTTTTCACCAACTGTTTTAGCACCTGCTAAAGCAATAGTGGGTATTAATACCAATAACATTAATAATTTCAAACTTCCTCCTATCTATATACTACTGTATCCTCTGGTACTTTACGAGGAAGGCAATATGTGGTAATATCACTCTTCCTCATCTGATCTGCAAAGTAATTGCACCGTTGTATATCATAAAAATACATGTCCGAGGATTTTAACTGTTTATCTTCACCTATTCCTAGAAATACGAATAATACAAAAACGTGTATCATGTCATATAAAATTTCAGTGCGGCAAACATTCCTCCAAGTACTACAACGGCAAATAATACCATCCAACCAATCATTTTAAGTCCATCTATCAGCTCTTTTGCTTCTTTTGCTTTCTTCTTTCTCATTATTAGCTCGGCTTCTTTTCTTTCTTGTATTCTATTAGCTCTTTCTTGAATTATACCTGCCCAGGTACCTGGTCCAAAACGTAAATTAATCAATGTGGCTACTTCTTGCATCTGCTCTTGTGCTATCTTAGCATCGATAGTTTCTCTCGCAACATTTGCCGTGCTAAACTGGTCTGCTATAGAAATGTTCCCGCTCCTTTTAGAGTTCATTTGACTATTTCCTTCAAACATCTTATCAATAGCACCGGCTATGTCTCCAATGTCGTTACAAACTTGAATCTGATCTTTAATAAAGGACACGCTTTGTTTGATCAAAGCGATTCCTGCTAGGGTTTCTGCTATCATTTCAAATCTCCTTTCCTAAGAGACACAAATACCAATTATTGGGTTTCACTGTATTTATAAAACAGGTCCACTTTATACGGCGATCTGGTTAACGGTGTATTGGTATTTTTATATAAGTAAGACTGTTGATTAATAGATAATCACATTCACAAAAGGAAATTCAATGAAAATATTGCCCTTAACTGCGATCATTTTGTTCGCTGGTATCTCTACGGCATGGGCCGCGGAAGCTGATAAGCTCGTAATCCCTAAAGTCGATGGAGTAGACATTACAACATATGGAGAAATCCGGGCATATGTTGAAAGCTCAACTGCTACAAACGTTGATACAGAAATCAAATCATCAAGTAGTAAGCTCGGATTACAATTTAAGACACAACAGCCTGTTTATGTATTTGGAGAAATTTCACTTGATGCTGATCTTTCAAGTGCAGACGGAGCAGACGACATTACTACCCGATTTGGTTATATTGGTGTAGGTAATGACAAATATGGTGACTTAGCTATTGGTCGCACAATGAGTCTAGTAGACACATTTACTGATAAAGCAGATGTATTTTACGGAGCTGGTAATCAAGGTGTACAAAAGACTTCATTTTATATGAATAATAGTTTAAAATATACTAATTCATTCAACGGCATTGATGTAGGGTTTCAGACACAAATGACCGATGATGCCGCTAACCATAATTTAGATCTTTATCAAGTAGGTGTTGGTTACAAAGGAGTCGGAGTAACTTACGCAAGAGACGAAATTAACTCTTCAGACTACTATGGCTTTGGTGTTGCTCATAAAATAGGCAAAACTGGCTTATTTGCAAGTGTAACAGCATTAGATGATGATACTCAAGCAAATGATGCAGTTGGTTATGAATTAGCTGGATCATATGATGTTTCTACTAACCTAACAGTACTTGCCGGTTATCAGGATACAGATGTTGCTCTTGATGATGGTAATGCTACACTTGAGTCACAGTTTAAAATTGCAAAGAGTTCGGTATTCTTTACAAATGTAGACTATGATTTAACTACAGATGATGCTACCTTACGCACAGGTTTAAGCTTCACGTTCTAATTTAGAACAAATGCCCTCCTCTATAAATGCATAACTAATAGTGTAATGCGTTAAGAGGAGGGTATTACTTTGCCGCTTATTGAGCAATATCCAAATTATCAATATTTGGAAACAGTCTTTCGTACTGGTCAATTAAAAAACTTAACTGATACGTTTTATCGTAGCAAATCAGTATGGAGAGAACGTAAGTCCGAGAGTTTCTTTGCAGAATGTGGTTGGTACAAATTTCCATATTGTTCGTTTGTTCCTTATTATTCTCCTATTAATCATCACAGCATTATTGGATTAATGCAATCAGAATTACACTCTTCAACAAACGACATAGTTAAAGAATTATGGGTCAGTTTACACAAGGCAACAGAGCATAAAGATTGGATACCATTTGGTGCAGAATTAAATGTGGTTTTTCCTGGCGCAAGTATTTTACCACATACGGATAATCATTTTTATAGTGATTACGCAACAAGGTGTCATGTTGTATTAGAGACAAATAATAAAGTATTATTTAGATTTGCATCAGAGTCCAAAGATCCTAAATTTAAAGTTGGAGATAGTTTTATTTTTAATAATAAAAGGAAACATCATATTAAGAATCTCGGAGATACAAATAGGTTACATTTAGTAGTAGACTTTTTGCCTAAAGAAGTATTTCAGTATACAGAACGTAGTATTCTACCATTTGGCTCTCAAAATGCCTTGCATATATTACACGGACTTCCAACTGAACACAAGTTATACGATCAGTACATCGACCATATAGACGGATTTCCAATACCACGGAAGAAGATATATGGTATCTGACAGTTTAGAACAATCAGTACAAGCACATAAAGATTTCTTTATACCTCTTACATTATCACTTCCTAAAATAGATGTTGATAAACTTAACAACGGGATAATTAAAAATCTAAAACAAAAACATGCGTTAAGTGACAGATTGTGGTTTAATACAGCAACTTCGACTGGTGATCCGTTAGAAGATACTCGTCAACATGCAAACAAATTCCTTGACCAATTTAATTTAGAAGCAGAAACAATGGGTATCTTTATTGTTAATGCAAACACTTATGATTGGAATATACATAGCGATTCTGCTAGATTAGAAACTAGGTTAAATTTTTACGAATTAACAACCTCACCTGGAATTGTTAGATGGTTTCCGGATACTACAGATGGATATGAGGAGATACATAAAAATCTAGACGGTAATGACTTTATTGATTATACTTGGCCTTGGGTTGTCGAGTTTAAACAACAGCATCGGGATTGGAGTAAGATTCCTCTACCAATTTGGTCTACTGCTACTTCGTGTTCAAGTGCATTAGTAAGAACAGACTTGCCTCATCATGTTATACAAGGTGACGGACTACGAATAACAGTAACATGTAAAGTAGTAGACAAAACAACTAAAAGTACTAGAAATACATGGGAACGACTATGCAATCTATTAGCAAAAGAAGAATAAATATATTTAATACGATGATCAACAAGGTAGAGAAATTGACGCCGGAAATTAGGGAAGAGTTATTAAACGACCCGGTTAGGCCCAGTATACAAGCAGAAGATCGTCTTGGAGAAAATAAAGACATCTTTGTTGATGTATCTGATAATGGCGAATTTAATGCAGTAGTATGTGTAGCCTACTCAGAAGAAGTTCCTAAGTCAGAATCTGAACTGTTTAATCTAGCGGGCAATAACAAGATTGCAATTTTTTATACTATCTGGAGTAATAAACCAGGTGCCGGCAGAAAAATAATCTTTGATGCAGTTGACACAATATTAAAAGAAAATACAGCTATTACAAGATTTGTAACACTAAGTCCAAAAACAAGAATAGCTGAAAGGTTCCATCTTAGGAACGGAGCTGTCATATATAAAGTTAACGAAGAGACAATTAATTATGAATATTCAGTGCCGGCGTAGCTCAGTTGGTAGAGCAGTTGCTTTGTAAGCATCAGGTCCCGAGTTCGAATCTTGGCGCCGGCACCATTCTTATAAATATTCGAGGAAATTTAATAATATGATAAAGATAGAAAAATTAGGCCGCGGATTTGATGGATTTGATAAAGGCTTATATAATCTAGACAGTTCTGCTTTTTTAAATCCTAAGCGTATGCTAGTACCACATGACGCATCTTTTATCGATAATTTATTTATTGCAATACTAGCAGTTTCCCAATCAAGTAAAAAAATATTAGACTTAGGTAGCTTCTTTGGTAGCTTACCATTCTTTGTTGAGGGTGCCTGCCGTAAAGCAAACACTGTCTATCAACCAGAATGGACTTTAGTAGACAACATGCTTTATACAAACGAGCTAGTAGTTTGTTTACAACAAGACAAGCAATTAAGTGGGCATTGGCTACCTCAATTTATATATGATGAATGGAAAAATTTACAACCTCATGTTGCCAAATTGTTTAATAACGGCCTGCCACCAAGCACACTTAATGAGTTCAATCAGTACTGGGATAAATTAGCATTAGAATTTAATGTTACTAAACCTAACATGACAATGTACACTGAATTGCACTATGACAAGTATGATTTAGTATCCTTTGATTTATCAGCTGGTAGATATCTTGAAAATAAATCTTTATTTTATGATGTCCTAGAAAACTGTATGCACGAGCAGTCTGTTGTTATTTTAGATGATGTACTGCCTAAGTTTCCGATGATGATGAGTTTATTTTATGATATTTTAACAAATACAGATTTAGAACCAATTGCATTTAGCCCTCACAGGGTTGCTTTGATAAACAAATCATCAAAGCAACAATTTATAAAGAAAGTCCCAGTAGATCTAGAGAATCGTTATTATAGTTTTTATAAGCACTCTAACGAGCATTGGGGAGATTTCTTAGTTTTAAATTAAAGGTAATAACGGAACTAATATTCTTATATAAATAAGAATGGAGATCTACTAAAATGATAAAGGTATTTTTTATATTGATATTAATGCAACAGAATGCACCAGCACAAGACCACATGTATTTACTTACTGAACCTACGTTTAATAATCCTAGAGAATGCTTAACTTATGTTGGAGCAAACCAATACGAACTGACTGCAAAAATGTCATACGAATTCCCTACACAAGATATAGAGACTGTATACTGCCTCTCGAAAGAGGCCTTAGATAAATTAATTAAAGTTAACAATAATAATCAACTTAAGGTATAAACATAATGCAACTACTAAAATCAACCGGGATTGTTGACAAACGAAATACAATGTATCCTTCATATGCAGAAAACATAACAGATGACACTAAGGATGCAGAAGCATATAGTTCAACATATGGATTTGTGTTAACAGGTAATGTTACATTGCCAAATGGCTGGATTGCTACAACAAATGAATATTTTTCTTACACAGATAAAACTGAATACAGTATTTCAGTAACCGGAACAGCAGTATTCTTTACTAGACTAGGACATATGCATCAGAATAACTTAGGTGGTCCAATTGAAGATAGTGGCCGTCTTTGTTATATTGATGGGTGCAGTGATAGCTTATTAATCTATCCAAGTCGTGCTGGAGATCCTAGTGTTAATCTTCTACACTTTCCTAAAGGAATTGATCAAACGTTTCATATCCATCCTAGTGTAAGATTAGGATTAGTAGCAAGTGGTTCTGGTATTGCTGAACTAGCAGATGGAGTATATAATTTGTTAGAAGCTGGTAATATTTTTTGTATTGAAGAACGTGAATATCATAGATTTAGAACAACTGATTCTGAAATGAAAATTATTGCATATCATCCAGATGGCGATTGGGGACCTACTGACGATAATCATACTATGCTTAATAGAACGTATTTAATGGGATCTAAATAATGTTTACATCAGCTCCATCACAATACGGGTTAATAATTGACAGTAGAAATAACGGAGTTCTAATAGGAACTTCAAATATGGACGTTATTACGGCACTTGTTATGCGTAAATCTTTTTATAGATTAGAAATCGATTGGATGAATAATTCTCATAAACAGGTTAAAGCATTATTTTTTAATACCAATTACGAATTTGATAAAACAGAAAAACTATATAGAATGGTATATAATAAAACTCATGGAAATGAACCATCAAAAACTGGTAGACATTACCTTGAACTTATTCCACCTGAGGATGTAACAGATGAATATCTTGCAGACAAAATGGATGCTCATCTAGCTGAAGTAATGTATGCTAATGTATGGCAAAACATCATGTCGTCATTAACTTTTACGCCACCTGAAAATGATATGGCTATACGATTCTATCCTGAATTACGAGATGCAATTAATGAGTGCGATCCGGCAACAAATAGTTATGTACAAGAAATTGTTGAATATGGATCTTTTAATAATTTAACTCCTGAACAGTCGTACGATGAAATATGTAGACAACTGTTGCCAATTAGAAAGCAACGTATTCGTGCGTATGCAATGTGGACAAAGTATGTACCTATAATGATGAATGTAGAATTATTAGAGGATTTTCGTAAAATATTAATAGACGTTAAAAGCAATGTAAGATTAGGGGCAGTATGATGGGGGAATTATTACTATCAACCGTTGCTAGTGCAATTCATACTGCAACTGAAAGAACACAGGATCAAAAAGATTTCTACGAAATTTATAAGGTTATTGCTCCTACTGTTAACTTATGCGATCGCACAGGGCATGTTACGACACCTTACAATTATAAGGTAATGCTTCCTATTCCAGAAGAACAAACTAATGTTGGAACATTTTCTGAAATTTCAATAGCTCGAGGAATTGAATTACTTAATCTAAGTAAAACAACAAATAAACCATGCCTAATATTATGGAGCGGAGGCATTGATAGTACATCGCTTTTAACAGCAATGATAATAGCATCTGAAGGGGATTACAGCAACCTTAAAATTTGTATGAATGCTCAATCTATTAGAGAAAATCCTAGATTCTATTATACATATATTAGAGGAAAGATTGAAATTATAGCAAGTGAAACTATGTTTAGTCATATTAACAAAGACCATATTGTTATTAGTGGTGAGGGGTGTGATCAGTTGTTTGGCACGGACATATATCAAGCAATTGAAAGATGGGATAACGGTCGAGGAGCTATGTTTCAACCATATAATTTTGAAAATGTTGGTGCATTTTTTATGTATAAAGGAATGTCTGAACGAGCCGCTAAAATTTGGTATGACATTATGGACGATCAAATTAAAGCAAAACAACCCTGTGAAATTATAGATTTTAAAGATTTCTTTTGGTGGTATAATTTTTGTTATAAATGGCAGAACGTATATTATAGGCTTTTTAATATGGGTAAATTTATGTCCTTTCCCTTAGATCAAGATTTCTTTGATAATAATTATATACAGTTCTTTATGAATGATGATTTTCAAAGATGGAGTATTGCAAATCCAGATAAGAAAATTACAAAAGATTGGAGTACATATAAGTTTACGGCAAAAGAATTTATCTTTGATTTTACTAAAGATCAAGAATATCTTGATAATAAAGTTAAAATTGCAAGCCTTATAAATGTCTTTAGGACGATTGAACATGTTGGAGCATTAAATTCTAATTATGAATTTCTTCCTCCACATTTTGATATAACTCCTTACAAACTTCAAACAAATAGCTTCTCCTAAAGGCTAGCAGTGGACTTAACAGAGTAATAACTATTAATATGAAGTATGGTATAGACATCAATGACGAATTCTTTGTAGAGTACACACCTTGCACTAGACCAGTTGGCAATATGCGAGATGAAATGGAAATTGCTTGCACCAATTTAGCAGAAGAAGCAGATGCAAGAGATACTCATGTAACAATTAGTCTTAGTAGCGGATTAGACAGCCAAGTATTACTACACACTTTTGATTCTTGCGGTTTGCCATATTCTACAGCTTTCTGCCATTGGCCCGGCTACAATGACAACGAACTTAACAACATTAATATATTAGATAAGAAATATAACAACAAAACTTTAGTTGTTGAAATTAATCCAGACGAACATAAAGAAGAAGTTAACAAGTTAGCAATAAAAACAGGAATACCAGCTGAACATCATTTAATGAAAATGTTCTTAAAGCAACTACCAAGTGAAGTAGACATATTGCAAGGTATTGAAAGTTTTGATTTTATATTCCGTAATAAGAAAACATACTGTATGGAAAGCTGGACTGCAATAGAAGTAGCAAGTCAGCGGGCACTTAGAGAAGTAGATAGGGTAGGAAAAATTGTAGCTATTGATCGTAGGTCAGATAATAATGAATTTACGTTAGCATTATTAAACGATCCTATAGTAGAAGGATATTGCAAGTCTATTAGATATATTGTTGGTAACGGATTAGTAGAGAAAAAGTCTGGAGAAGCACCTCCATTAATTTTTTCATGGGAATATTATGTTAAACCTTTACTATATGGTTTATACTGGAAGGACGAACTAGAGTTATTTCCAAAAGACGTTAGTGCAAATAATATAGATTGGATTATGAATCCTCCTGATAATAGATTAAGACATAACTATAAGAACAAATGTGCTTTTATAGACAGAGATGAACTAATAGCACTTCTTACTGACTTTGGTTCAGATAAGACTCGTAGATGGCATCAATATAAAGGAAAAGTATAATGGTAATAACTCCATTACTAGATCCAAATGGATCTATACCAGAGGCTAAGATAATTATAAATCCATATATCAATAAGAAACTTGGATATTACATTGTAGATGGATTTGAATTTGATTCTAAAATTAGAGCAGGGTTACATTCAGTTAAAGTAAACAAGCCTGTACAATGGATATTTAATAATAAGGAATTTAGAGCTCATGACTGGAGTGTTGAACCAACAGAAACATTAGATCAACTGTATGATGCCCGAGCATTTGATTTGAGAACAAAGTATGATTATTTAATTTTAAGTTTTAGTGGCGGAAGTGACTCTTGGAATATCTTTAAGGCGTTTGAAAGACAGAATCTACATATTGATGAGGTTATTGTTAACACTATGTCTAAAGCAAGTAAGGGCTTAGTTATTGACTCAAGTACTAAAGCTAACGATGCGCCAGAAAGTGAGCATGTAAGAAATACAATTCCTAGGTTAAAAGAAATTGAAAAATTAATGCCTTTGACTACGATTACTATTACTGACCAGAGTGATTATTTGTTTGAAAGCCTAGAAGCGTCAGGTGATGCTAGTTGGGTGTTAGATAAACGTGAAGGATTAAATCCAGCTGGTATTACAAGATTTAACTATTTGCATTTTATGGAAGTTCGTAAGAGATTTGATAAAGATAAAAAAATTGGATTAATAGTAGGCATTGAAAAGCCTAGAACATTAGTCCATCAAGGACGATTCTTTGTTAGATTTGCAGACAGAAGTACTAATATGATTACTGTAGCAGAGCATTTAAAAGACTATCCTAATTCTACTGTAGAGTTCTTTTACTGGTCTCCGGATTGTGTTCCTTTGCTTATTAAACAAGCTCATGTTGTTAAAAATTATTTAGAATTAAATCCTTCAATGCAACAGTATTTTACTAGTGAAAATTCTACTGGTAAAGTTTATAGGTTAATGCATGAACCATTACTTCGTAACTTACTTTATTCAACTTGGGATAAGCGGTGGTTTCAGGCTCAGAAAGCAGTATTAGATTGGGATAGTGAATTTGACCAATGGTTTAGGATTGGGTATTCTGATACCAAAGCATATCAAATTTGGATGGAAGGACTAAAGTATGTGTCTGACAACTTAAAGCCATTCTTACGTTATGTTGAAGACCCGGATAATACAGAATGGAATACAAGTGCAATGAATACGTTTTCAGAAGATGAACGATTAATTGGCATGCGTCCAGATGGCCTGGCACCAGTATTGCATAACTACGAAGTTGGTAGATTGCGAGTAATGGCGCCAGGCTCTAATATTTTTATGCGTTAGTCTTTCTTGAGAGGAATGTTGTTTCTACTAATGTAGATTCTTAAGGCATCATTATTTCTTAATACCTTTAGTCTGGAACTAATACTTGTACTAGCTACTGGAAATAATCCAATATCTTTTAATCCTTTTACGAAATCTGGATTCTTAAACGTATTATTAATATCTTGTTTAATGTTGCGTAAATCCGTTCGACTAGTTCTAGCAGAAGCAATTAATCCAATTGGACTAACAAACGGAAAATCTTCTGTATAAACATCATACCAAGTTGGAATATCTAAACCTAATTCATGACTTGACATAATACTTGTAATCTTTTCTCCAATATGATTTTTAACAGTTGGATAGTTTGCAAACATACAATCAATATTTCCTGCAAGTAAATCTGTTAAAGCAGTCGTTCCGCCTTTTGCATATGGAATCACTATACTCTTAATAGTAAGTTTCTGTCTAAGTACTTCTGTAGCAAGATGTTCACTACTTCCATAACCCGCGGCACCAAATAGTATTTTTCCTTTTCCATATTTTTCTAAATCCGATACTGTAAAGAATTTTCTTTCGTTATTACAAACAAGTACATTTGGCATAGTAGCAACTACACCAATTAAGTTAAAACTATTTTTTGGGTTATATTCTAGTTTATCAAACATTAATGTATTTGTAACATAGATCTGAGCCATAGTAGCTGTGATAATACTAGTCTTAGTTTTTAACATTTGTCTAATTGCAATCTTGCCAGCCGCACCTGGACGATTTACTACATTATACTGATTAGTTTTACTTTTTATAGTATTTGCAATAAGTCTTGTTGTTTGATCACTTGGACCACCTGGTCCATGATGTACTGTAAATTCAATATCTTTAGCATACGCTCCGGTTGATAAAATTGCCCCTATTCCGGCAATCATTAATACTTTTTTAATCACTGTTTTTCCTATTTTCTGGTTGACTTCTTAGTCTTTCTATTGTATACTATATATCAATGTAAGAATTAGTATGTTAACCTTTGGTGGAGTAATATGAAAGATATGCACGAACAAGAGCTGGATCAGCAAATTAAAGACTTAAATTCTTCTAGGGTTATTAAGAAAGTAACACCTGGTAAAGGGGATTTATCCTGGTATATTAAATGGACTTCATGTGCAATTATTCTTGTTGCTGTTATGTGTAGATCTGCACCAGATGTTCCTAAGATATACGATTTGGTATTATCATGTTTTGGATGCCTTGGATGGTTGACAGTTGGATGGTTATGGCATGATAGAGCTTTAATCGTTCTTAATGGAGTACTTGTTGTAGTTCTCGGATCAGGAATTATGAATTTTATATTTAAATAATCTGTAAATTTCGGTAAATAAACGAAACCGGAGGATACAATAATGGACACTAGTAAATTAGCACTTGATTTTAGTCAATTTATCACACCAGGACTAACAGTATTGATTGCATTAGTTGCAACTATGTGGTTTAAAGATATGGCAACCAGAATTGCTAAAGGACTTGCATTCAAGATGAATCCTGCATTTGGCGAAGGTGATCATGTTATATTAGATGGTTGTGATGCAGTCATTGTAAAAATTGGCATAGTAGAAACAGTGTTTGGTCTCTATAGTGAAAAAGGATACACATGGAGATATGTTCCAAATGAAAGAATACCATTTTTAAAACTAGAAAAAATAGTTAATAAACATGTACACTTAGATACTCCTATGGAACGTGCTTTGCAAATACAATCTCAACTTGATGCATTGCAAGATTCTAGAATAAATGCAAATTCTGAAGCCCTTAATAAACTTAACAGTACTAAAAAGAAGTAAATTTAATGTATGATATATCTAAGAAAGACGTTAGAATAATGGATTTCTTGCGAAGGAGTGCTATTGACAACGACGGCTTTGGAAATGCTAAATTTGCCGCGGCAATTACAATTAAAGGTAGAGTTATAAGTTTAGGACACAACCAACAAAAAACGCACCCTTTTCAATCAAGATACGGAAAGAATAGCGAAGCAATATATTTACATGCTGAAACTAGTGCTATTTCAAATTGTCTAAATCATATGGACAAAACTGATATGGAAAAAGCTACTATATATGTACAAAGGGTTAAGAGACCCCCTCAACGTAATACTACTAAGTGGGTTTCAGGAATGGCAAAACCATGCAAAGGATGTATGAGAGCTATTGCAGATTTTAAACTTAAACGGGTAGTTTACAGTACAGATGAGGATGGTGGTATTGCAGTACACAGACGATCAACTTGATAGATTAATTAATAATGCCCGGATTGCTTACAGTACTTGTAGAGAACAATGGAGCAGAGATTATTGGTCTAATGTAATTTACGAATTACAAAAAAAATATAACAGACTAAACTAGGTAGCCCCTTTTATCTAAACGTTCAACAAGTTCAATCCATGATATCTGCGGATCCAGTTCAACAGTAATATTAACCCTATGTTCTTGAATGTCATCTAAATCTAATTTATGAGCTTTATCAACATGATTCCAGCAAGGTCCTGGATCACTTTCAACATGTATAGGTTCTCCCCAATCAGCATCAGGATCTGCTAGATAACTAAATCCACGTTCCATTTTCTGCGTTTTGCTGTTCCATTGTTCAAATCTTCTTTCTAGCATTTTAGGATCATCAGTTCCGGTAGGCCACCAACTTATTTTAGCACCAGTAATACCTTGTATAGGAACATTTAGTCTAGCAATCATAGGAATATCAAACTTATGTGCATCACAATGTGGCTTTGCGGCATGAGCTCCTTTATATCCAATAAACAAACAAAATCTTCTAAAACTTAATCCTAATTCTTCTAAATGATCTTTCATGCGATTGCCAATAGGGCTATTAGCAAAAATTTCCTGATCCATATTTGCTTTATCAAATTTTGCCCCATATTTTTCAAATAATTTTTCTAACGCAACTTCTGCATGTGGCAATAGTTCGTTTTGAGCCCATTCTAGTTCTTCTTTAGTAGGAGTTAAATGAGGTACTGCAATGTGATAATCTAAATTCATTTTATATTGTTTCCGTATTTTTCAATACTACGATCTAATAATTCTTCATAGCCTTTCCATTCCCAGGATAAACTAATACTACAAAGTATCTTTGAATAATACATACCTTCACCATAAATCTTCTGTAACTTATGAGCTCCGTGGCACCATGTTTGATTATTGTAAACAAATGCATTACTATCTAATTCAGTAGTGTCTACATATATTGCATTGTCTTTATCAAATTTAATGTTTTCGGATCCAATTCCTTTTGATCCCTTTCCTAATGGTTGTAACCAGAAAGTAGGTTTAGGATTTTCATCCTGTATCATAATTCTTAAACTATTTGGATAAGGGAGTTGTTCGTTCATATCTCTGTGAATTCCAATAGGTCGCTGGTTACTCCAAAATAGTATCTGACTTATTCCGTTTGTCGGAAGTGATGTTTTTAAATAATCTATAAATTTAGGTATTACAGCAGAGCCATCAATCATTGGTTTAGTCCATCTATCATCTGCTCCTGGACTATCTATTACATTAATTCCATTCCAGTTTGGCATTGTATATTCGTTGAGCTTTCCAGTTAGTTTATGCATACGTCCTGCTTCTTCTGGAGTATCTGTATACCTTTCGTCTGGTTTTAATCTTACAATAGGAGCATTATGTGTATCCCACATTTCTTTAAAAGTATCATCCATAATAATTGGAGGTATGTCTAATACTATAAAAGGTATTCCTTTATATTTTTCTTCAAAGTGTCTTGGATAATTACTATTTCTCATACTACTATTTATATTTAGGCGAGACAGTTGTTATTCTAAACGATAATTATTAGTACACTAGAAACAAGCACATTTGGAGTTACACATTGGCCAATAAAAATAGTAAGAAGAAAACTAGATCAGAAAACACATCAAAAGAAGAAATTGATGCGTTCTTAGCAAAGGGTGGCGTAATTAAGAAAATTCCTTATGGTGAAAAGGGAGATATTACAACTAATATCTGGGGCAGACGTGTTAAGAAAAAAGAGCCTGAAAAAGAGGCATCTGCAACTACTAAGCCTGCAAAATCATAAACTATACCTTTAACGACTATTGCATTAACTTTAAATATACCATGAAGAACATTATATCTTTTACCGGTGTGTTGCAAGCAATCATTTTTGTAGTGTTGTACTCGTTTGTATGGCATGACTACAATAATCCGATAGTGTATATATCAGTGGTATGGTTAGTGCCTGTATTTTTTGGATTGTTTTTTATAAAAGAATCTTCTAGAAAATAACAAATTGGAAAACATACTTTAGACTTATTTGGTTAAGTATAGTTGTACAATTAGTATAGAATTAATTATTCAATGGAGATATAATTCATGTCAGAATACTGGGGTTATCATACACTATTTGACTGTTTGCACGGAGACCTAGAACAAGTACGTTCGGGAAAAAATATCAAAAACTTTATTTTAGAACTGGTGCCTGCAATTGGTATGCAGGCATACGGTGAACCAATTATTGAACATTTTGCTACACATGATCCAGATGCGGCTGGCCATAGTCTAGTACAGTTAATTGAAACTAGTTCAATTACAGGACATTTTGTTGATAAGAATGGTGACTTATATATTGACGTCTTTTCTTGTATGGAATATGATATAAAGAAAGCTCAAAGCGTTGTAGAGAAATACTTCTCTCCTGAACGTATTAAGGTTAACTATATAACTCGACAAGCCAGTTAATTGTGGCTAGAAATATACAATATAAAGTAATATATAAAACAGATGACAAAGAAATATCCATTCTGGGCTAGAGGCTTGCACCATTTGGATCATAGCAATATGACCTATGGATATCATTGCAGGCATTCGTTCTATAATGGTAGTAGATTATTATTGTATGTGTTTACTAGTTACGTTCATGCAATTTTTCCTTGGCTGTTTAAGTTTCACGCCGCACACGGAATTATTAGAATCAACGAAGAATTAAAACGTATGCCACACTTAGCGAAAGCAATAGAAGACATTGCTAAAGAATATGAGAAAAAGGATGAGTACAGTGGCCTGGGGAAATAATATAAACGAAAAGATATCCTTCTTCCATATGAATGCCAGAGGACGTAGAGTTAATGGTAATATATTTTACAGTCCGGGAGTTGACAGATGCTTCGCAGTTGATACATTTGATCCTTACACGGCATTTGAATGTGCAAAGATATTAAGCAGTAAGATGCCTGCTATTGCGGTATTAGTAATTGGTAAAGATGAAAAGGTTGATGTACACAACGGAAACATTACTAATTTTACAGTAAACGACAAACAAATTATAGGTGGTTCTGCTGGATTGTTGTTTAGCAGACAGACTCCTGTTTTTAGAAAAATGAAAGATCCATTCTTAGTACCATGCTTGCAAATGCCTAAAGATTATGTTCCTGGTACACAAGGATACGATACATTTATAGAATTCTCAGAATATGCAAAATTTGTAATTCGTACCTGGCATACTGCAAAGATATTTGAAATGGTGCATAACTTTTTACCAATGGAAGAGTTTGTTAATGATTTTCTTTCAGGGGAAGTTGATACTAGCATGTCTACTCCGGCAGATAGTTCTAATACAGTATCTTCATTAGGTCCTAAGAATGAGATCCGTAGAATATTATATAATGCAGATACAGTAGATGATGCAATGAACAAGATTGCTGATATGTGGAGGGAAAACAATACTCCTCATTCTTATCCTATGCGTAAAATGTTTTACGCAATTTTAAACAATCCAGATTATCCAGAACCTGCAGACTTAGCTAAACAGACTTCACAAGCAGATACAGATTTATCTGGTTACTCTGGGTACTTGCTATGAACATTAATACTATGAATGCAGATACAAAGATTTACTATTCTTCTGTAAATTGGGACGGAGCAGAAGCTAACACTTTTTGGACGGAAACTTATAATGAGGTAGGGCCTGGAGGTAAGTTTGTAATTGATCTTGCTAGACGTATTAATCCTAATAGGTTTTCAACTAGAGATAGTTCTGAATGGACTCTACCTTGGCCAGATGAGATTTTACCTAAGTATAAACTAATACAATATGATTCAACCTATACTGGAACATTTTCAGAAGCATCAGATAGTCAGGCAATGGATTATGCTAGACGCATTGATGAGAATAATGAGAAATTTGCTATTATGTATTCAGGTGGCATTGATTCAACAATCATTACAACTGCTCTAATTAAAAATTTAACAAAAGAACAACTTAAGAATGTTGCTATCTGCACAAGTGTTCAAGCAGTAGTAGAGAATCCAAATTACTGGCGTAAGTTTATATTTGGTAAATTTAAAATTATTGATTCTATGATTAACAAATATGACATGTTACTTGAACAAGGTTACACACCGGTAACAGCAGACGACGGAGATTGTATTCACGGCACTGTATTAGGTCTTAACTTTTATCATGCCTGGGAACAAAAAATAGGTCACAAACTTACAGCAGAACAACGAACTCATGTAAGAAATAACTTACATAAGTTAAGCGACAAGGATACACATTTTAGTGTATTCGAAGATGCATTGGTAGCATATTTCCAGTATGGAGATACATCTTTATTTCCAATACCAACTAATCCAAATCCTGATCCTATGTTTGGGCGTAAATTATATGACAAGTATGCATTAAATGCAAAAACAGCATCTTGCCCAGTTATTAGTTTACATGATTTCTTTTGGTGGTTAATTTTTAATGTTAAAATGATTAACTGTGGAGTGCGTGGTGCTATGTATTATAATGATCGTTATGATATGGAAAAAGCAATTAATAAAATTGAAAATTGGTACTTATGGCCGGCTTATCAGCAATGGTCTATGAATAATAATAATAACGGTCAGAAGATTGGGTTTGGCGCCGGCACTTATAAAAAAGTTGCAAGGGATTATATCTACGAACTAGATAATAATGTATGGTATCGTGACTTTAAGTTAAAGTTAGAGAGTATGGGACAAAATTCTGTGCGACAAACGGTTATAACTGATGTTTATCCTAAACCTTCTCATAGATTTGGAATTACAACAGATTATACTATGTTAGACATTATGGATCCTATGGTTCAATATTATGTTAGGCACCATCTTTCAAATTTTAAGATAACATGGAGTGAGGAGACAACATGAGGCGTAAAGGAACAGTAAAACAAGATGCACAAGGAATGGACGTTCAAATCTGGCACACAGATACAATAGGACAAGAGCCAGCCTTAACTGCTTCTTACTATAAAGCAACATTATTCTTACTTGAAAAGGGTTGGGGTATGACTCCTTATGAACTTGCGGCAAGTTCGCATAGAGCAATATTTTTAACAACTGCAACAGATCCTGAGGAGTTCTTAGGAGGAGTCATTTGGGAATATCATTCGTATAATAGACAAGCAATGATTGTTTTAATCTGGACAGAAGATAAGTGGAGAGGCAGACATTTATATACACTCCTGCAACATGAACTTGAAAGAGAAAGTGTACTATGTGGAGGCACTAGTATTGCAAGTATGGCCCATGCAGATAATGCTCCTAGATTAAAAGCAGGAGCAAGGGAAGGAATGTTACCTCAATTTCATAGATTGTATAAAGATCTAACTCCTGGCTTGTATGAGAGAAAGAAAGCTATTGTTAAAGAAGAGGGAAAATCATGGACAGAGTTGAATAGAGAACGTTGGAAATTAGAAGGCCATATGACGATCAAAGGATGACGATCAAATAAACAGGTTGACATTAAGCTAATATTAATGTATAATACTTTAATAAATTGTTACTGCCCGTAAATGGGTTGTATTGACATAACTGCCCGTAGCTCAGCTGGATAGAGCAACGGTCTTCTAAACCGTAGGTCACAGGTTCGAATCCTGTCGGGCAGGCCAATACAACTTCTAGTTTATAAATAGTACTATGGAAGCACTATTTTTATTTGGATTAATCGTAAAGCATGCGATTGTAGATGTTGGAATACAACGACATTTAGGATATCAGAAAAAACATATATATTTTAGTCCTCGAGCCCAGTTACATTATCTAGGCCACGGCATTGGTACATTTTTAGTATTATGTTTAGGCGGAATTTATATTGCTCTTATTGCTGGAATAATTGATTACATTGCTCACTGGCATATTGATTGTACAAAGACACGGATTAACAATAGATTTGAACTTGCACAAGCTGACTTAGGTTATTGGTGGTTGTTAACAGTAGATCAGTTGTTACATTATTCTACATACTTTCTTATTATTTACTTCTTATATTATTAATTAAATGGCTACTTTACTCAGCTCGATGCTAAATATCGGAGTAATAAGGAGTCAACAATATGATAACAAAATTAAGTTTTAAAGAGCAAAGTTTCTTGTTTGCTCAATTAGCTAAAAACGCTTATAAAGATGTAAAGGTAGCAACAAAGGTATTTAAAGATCTTGGATTTACTCAGATTAAGTTTATTGATGTTGATTCTAGTCAAGCATATATTGCGTGGAATACAAAGGATTTAGTTATAGCATGTAGAGGCACTGAGCCTACGCAATTTGCAGATATTAAAGCAGATTTACAAATTAAATTAGTTAGGCCAATTACAGGACAACCTGGTAAAGTGCATTACGGATTTAAACATAGTGTAGATCGACTTTGGCCTGCAATACAAGAAATTCTAAAATTAAAAAAACAAAAAGTATGGGTCTGTGGACATTCATTGGGTGCCGCTATGGCGTGCCTTATTGGAAATAGGTTTCATGAACTAGAAAGTTTACCATCTGTAGAAGGAGTCTTTACCTATGGTGAACCAAGATCTGGAAACAAATCATTTGTTAGGACTTTAAGTGTGCCTCATCATCGTTGGGTTAACGGTGCTGATATTGTACCTAAAGTTCCACCTGATTTGTTTGGTAGATATAAACACCACGGAACATTACATTACATGAATCACTGGGGTAATGTAAGAGATATGACAAGGTGGCAAGCAACCAAAGATCAATGGAGAGGGTTTTGGAAAGGTATTTTCAAAGGAAATGTAAACTTTTTTATTAACCATAGTAGTGATAGATATGTTAAACAGTTAGAAATGTATAAGAACGGCGAAGAACGCCCTCAAATTTAGAAAAGGTAATAATTTTATGGAACAATCAGGAGAAATAGAAAAAGGTGCTAGTACTTCGTCTCAAACAGGCAATGAAGCTACAGGAACTTCTACTGGAGCAGAAGCAGAAGCTCACGTTCAAGCTGATGCACATGCTGGAACAGAAGTTACAGATTCAGGTGTTAAGGCAGAAGCAGGAGCTCACGTAGAAGCAGAAGCTCATGCGGAAACAGAAGCAGAAGCTCATGCTACACAAGGAGCAATGAGTGAAAGTGCAGAAGGTCATGCTGGTGTTAGTGCAAGTGCTGAAGCTAGTGCAGAAGCATATGCAGAAGCTGGATTTGATGGTAGTGATGCTAGTGTCGGAGCCGGAGCAATGATTGAAGCAAAAGTAGGTGTAGAAGCACATGCTGGCGGAAGTGCAGATGCAACAGTTGATACCCCATTAGGTGATATTACTCTTGCAGGTGCAGAAGGTGACGCTCATGCAGGTGCTTATGCAGAAACTCATGCAGGTGCAGAAATTCATGCTAGTGTTGGAGAACACGGAGTTGATGTAGGTGCCGGAGCCATTGCTGGAGCAAGTACTGGAGTAGATGCAGGGGTATCAGGAACAATAGACACACCAATTGGTTCTGTTGGTGGCGATGCTACTGCTGGAGTTAGCATTGGTGAACAAGTAGGTATTGAAGGTGAAGCTCATGCAACTATGAATGATGGCGTAGTTAGTGTTGGCATTTCCGGAGAAGCCGCGGTGTTAATTGGTATTGATGCAGATATTGATGTTGAAATTGATACAACTCCAATATTAAATGTAGGTAAGTTTACATATGATGTATTAACTCATCCACAAGAAGCAATGACTCAAGCCAAAGGTATTATTCAAGATGCACAGCAACAATCAGAAGAGGCTATTAAACAAGCTGACAAACTTAAAGCAACAGTTATTAAAGCCGCAACAGACGAAGCAGATAGAGTTAAGAAGGCCGCATCTCATGAATTGAAACATGTTGAAGAAGAGAGTACTAAGATTATTTCTGGTGCAGAACAGGCCGCAACAGCAATAGCAGAAGAAACTGCTAGAGTAGCAAAAGAAGCTGTTGAAGCATCTAAGTTAGCTGTAGAGAAGGCAAAAAAAGAAGCCCAAGAAATTGCAAATGCCGCTAAAGAACAAGCTGAGATTGCCCAGGCAAAAGCACATGCGGCCCAAGTTGAAGCCGAGCATCAGGCAAACCTTGCTAAACAATTAGCGGCTGAAACAGCCCGTAAAGTTCAAGAAGAAGCTCAACGTAAAGCAGAACAAGCACAACAGATGGCACTAGCGGCTAGGAGAGCATCCGAACAACAAGCACAACAAGCCGCCGCAATGGCACAACGATCTGCAAACGCCGCGGCAGATGCCGCTAAGAAAGCATCTAGGTCAGTTAAAAAATTCTTTAGTGATATTAGATTAAAAGAAAACATTGAACCAGTTAAGGTTGAGAATGGACTTTCTTGGTATTCTTATAACTATGTATGGGATAGTGAGACAAGACATACAGGTGTTATGGCTCAGGACTTACTAGGCACAAAGTATCAAGATGCTGTTAGTGTTGAAAAAGGACATTATATAGTTGATTATGGAAAACTTCCTAACTAGGAATTTTTAAATCAGCCCATGGTTGCGTGAATCGTAATGATAATAGCAATCGTGGGCTGTTACCATCCCAATTAATAGAATGTAAAATATCAGTCCTCACAAATGAAGATTCTTTGTTTAGTTTAGCCAGTGTATTGCATTTATAATCTGGTTCACCTAATAATTTATATTGCCCCGCTCGACTTCTTTCTATCCCACCTTTAGCTTGTAGGCGTTTTGCCGGCACCCCATTAGGTCTAGGAAATTCAGCAACTCGCACCTTCCAATGATCTCTATCACAATTCCACCAATTCATTTCTTGATTTTCTTCTCCACTTAATAGGATATTAAATCGAACTGGTATATTAATTTTATCACCACTATATCTATCTGGACCAGTAGTATCAATATGAGGATTGCCTCGAGGATCATCTAATGGCTTATCGATAGATTTATAAATAAAAAAATTCACCTCGCCATCGGTTAATCCATATGTTTTAGTGAATGCATTAATTTCAGTATATGCCTTTGATTTTTTCCATGCCTGAATCATATCAGGTTCAGGAGTTATCAAGGCCGCATCAAGAGGAGCATTGTCTTGGTAATCCTTTACCATCGGAGCAGTTATGTCCTGTGCCCATGTCCATGATTCATTGGAAAGGCTGAACGAAACGGTTAAATAAGGTTGTTCCATATGCATATTTATGGTTGACTTTAGTTTACATATACCGTATAATAGTAAAATAGCGGGTGTCGTATAATGGTTATTATAAGAGGTTTCCAACCTTTTGATGTCAGTTCGATTCTGTCCACCCGCTCCAACTTTAAGGAATAAAAATGAAAAGTTCAATAGGTATTGTCCACATTGATGTAGGCATTAATAAAAAAGAAGGCAAATGGCTTGGCGCCTGGACACCTAAGAATCCAGATGCAGTCGCTCAACTATATGATGAACAACCTTCAACTCATCATATTACTGCTAACAGACGAGAAGAGCTTGAACGCAAACTAGATAAAGCATTGCGTCTTGCTTTTCCTAAAGCAAATTACATTGTTCAGCATCGTGAATCTCGCACAGAAGCAATGGATCCGTTAACTGGTTATATTAATGCGTGATACTAAGCATGAAGAACTTGGTATTGCAATATTACATAAGCTCGTAGGTTGGTTAATGGTGCTAGGCATGCTAGGAGTACTAGTTGGATCACAGATCTGGGTATGGGTTACATATAGTGCCACTGGTTGGTCTCTGATACTATTTGAAGGATTGTGGTGTGTTGGATCTGCGGTATTTTTGTCTATAATTATACAATTAGCTACAAAAAACTTGCCTCCTAAGCAAATTAATTTGGAAGTCATTGATAAACAAGACTAATTTTCTGTACTTTTATGCAGAAAAAGGTTGACTTTAGGACCATAGTGTCGTATACTGTATATAATGAGGAATTAGATACACAACAGGAGACGAATATATGGCTTTTATTAATGCAAAAGATGTTCAAGCAATTAGGCAGGAACTTAAAGTAGCCTTTCCAGCTATGAAATTCTCTGTTCGTAAGCAACATTATTCACAAGTGGCTGTTACATTGCTACAGGGTGATATTGCTTTTAATGATTTGTATCGTACAGATGCATATGGTAAAGACAATTATGTGCAGATTAACCAGTTCCATACTAACATGTATGGCGAGCATAAAGCATTTTGTGATAACGTCCTTGACATTATTAAAACGGCTCCAGCTCGCGGAGAAGGTTTTCATAAAGGACGTGGTTGGTTTGATGAGAGCGATTCACAAAGCGATTATTTCCATACTGCTTTTTACATCAGCTTTAACATTGGAGCATGGGATAAGCCTTACTTACTAACTCCAGAAGGTCAAAGAAAAAGTTTAAAAATTAAACTTCCTAAAGCAACAAAAGAAGTTGAAACTTTAGAACAGTTAGTTGGTGCTGATATGGCAACTAAATTACGTGAACTTGGAATGATAAGGGAAATAGCATAATGAATATTAAATTTAAAAACTTAGTACTTGTAATCGCAGTCGCTGGTGTAGTGACTGGTTGCCAAACAACTAAGTCTGGATCAGCTAATTCTGCTATTTCTTATAATGGAGCAAGTCCTGTTGTAGTTAACGATATTGACGATAAAAAGGGGTATCTAACTAAGCGACTTGGCTTAGGACCAATGAGTTCACAAGTTCCATCTTATGATGGTAAAGGTTTGCTAACAGTAAGTTGGACACCAACTAAAACTCCATTTGAAAGTCCTACATATGTTATTATGCACGGAGGACATGGAGTTGGCAATGTTGTATGGCGTACTGCAATGCAACTTAAAATCAAACATAAAGCAAATGTTCTAGTTCTTGATAGTTTTTGGTCACGTGGAGTATCACAGAATAGAGAGAGAAACAAAGAAATAGACGCAATCGTTCGTACTTTTGATGCTATTGCAGTTGGACGTTGGTTGAAAGATCAAGGTACTGATCCTAAGAAGACATATATGATGGGTGGATCACAAGGTGGGTGGACCACACTTAAAGCAATGACAGCAGAACCTGTACAGATTGCAGAAGTTAAACCACTTTATGCTGGTGGTGTTGCTTATTACCCAGTATGTGACAATTACAATACAAATGGTAATCTACGATACGGCCAACGTTTTATAACACTTGCTGGCAAAGGATATTGGGGACCGGTATTGCTTCTAACTGGTGACAAGGA